TCATCCGTGCTCGCGCTGCCGGGCTTCCAGCGCTTCCGTGCGCCTGCGGTAGCCCGCGAGCATTCTTTTCATCTCCTCCATTTCTTCCTGAGAGTTCTCCTGGTACGCGCGGGACTGCGTGGACTGATCTTTCAGCATGGAGATCTCCCGGCGGTGCCGTGCTACCTCATCGACCGTTTGCCCCATGATCTGCGTCAGGTAATCGAAGCTCTCCCCGAGGGAGCGCAGCCTCCTGACTTCAGCAGGGGACAGGCCCTCCTCGCTTGTCGTGCGGATTGTCTCCGCTGCCTTGCTCAGCATTCGCTGGGAACTCTGACGCTCGGCAATGCCCTTCTGCATCTGCGCGACTCCCCGTGCGATCCGGTAGCCCTGCCCGCGTACGACTACGAGCGTGACCTGGTGCTTGTCCTGAAGCTCGTGCGTGATGCGGGAGATTGTCTGGTAGTACGTCGGGCCGAGTGCCTGCGTTCCTATCGCCTCAGCGAAATCCGCATGAGAGATGACATCTCCCATGCGGACGCTGCTCAGCTCCAGCTGCACGCAGATCCACTCGAAGCCCGCGCGCCACAGCGCGCGCCCGTCGGGCCGCCGGGGGCGGAAGAGCTCTATCTGCCCCCCGCCCCCGTCCTCGTGGTAGTCCTCAGACATCGCCGAGGAATTCCGTCTCGACCTTGAAGCGGCCCGCGCCGTTGATGCGGTTGTCGCCGAGGCCCTCGATGAGACCGCACATTTCCGTGATGTCCCGCAGGGTCTCGAAGTCTAGGAGCTGCGGGAAGAACAGCCACTCGCACTCCAGCGTCCACTGCTTGAAGCGGGGGCGGCACCGGGGCACGCGACCGGACACGGTGACCATCGTGATGTCCTGGTAGGCACCGTGCATCGCGTACAGCGCGTGCGGGGATCGCTCCATGTCCTTGAACACCAGGCGGATGCCCTCACGTCCTGCCTGCGGGTCCCGGAAGTTCAGCGCGCGGTCGATGGAACGGCCTTGCCGGGTGGCCTTGGCTGCTTCCTTGAAGGCGCGCTTGATGTTCGTCTGCGGCATGACGACGACGAGATCGTCGTTGTCCTCGTTGGCCGGGCTGTCCTCCGTGCTGCTCGTGTACCCGGGCTCGAAGAACGCCCGGCTGCCGGTGTAAAGCCCGCCGAGGAATTCCAGGCGGGCCATCTCGTGCCGGTCCTCGTCGGTCTTCTTGCGCTTGGATGAGATCTTCGCGATGGCCTTGGTGTACGGGTCATCGGGGTTGGCGAGCCGGATGTTGTGCATCAGCAGCTCGGTCGTCCCGGTGAGCGTCGTCCGCGCGTACGCGAGCTTCAGCCGGCCGCCGCGCTTCTCCTGGGTTTCATTCTGCTCAAGAGCTGGGGTAGTCACGCGAGTCCTTCCTGCGATGATGAGGTGTCTTCTGCTTGCCGTAGCTCCCCTAGTATACCTAACTGGGATGGGCTAGGTATGCGCTATGAGGGAGCCTGTCCTTGCCGTGAGAGAGCCCATCCCCTGCGATCCTGGCCGATTCCAGCCTAGCCGCGAGGGAGCCTCGCCTATCCCGTTTCGTCTTGTCCTGCTCCTGAGAGAGCCGGTCCTTGCCCGTCCAGTCCTAGCCAAGCCCTGAGGTAGCCTTGCCCATCCCATCCGTTCCATTCCGTGTCACGCCGTGAGGGAGCCTAGCCCTTGCGATTCCATCCGTTCCCGTCCGCTCCTAGCCGCTGCGCGCCCTGAGGGAGCCCGGCCTCTGCGATTCTTTGCTATCCGATCCGCGCCGCTTCCGGTCCTATCCCTGAGGGAGCCTAGCCTATCCGGTCCGATTCTGGACGTTCCGTGCCTAGCCATTCCGTTCCTGTCCTTGAGGTAGCCCTGCCGGTCCTGTCCATTCCGTTCCGATGCGCGTCCTTCCCCGAGGGAGCCTTGCCCATCCCGTCCATTCCAGTCTGGCCAATCCCCGAGGGAGCCACGCTACTTCTGCTCGTTCCGCCGCATGCCGGCGTCCCGGCGGGGTGAACGCTACCGTGCTGCGCTGGTCACCGCAACCGGGGCACGCTAGACTGTCCCTCACAGCACCGAGGCCCCCGGCAGCATGCTGCCGGGGGCCTCATCTCGTACTTTCCACCGTACGCAAGGAGTCTACATGCCCGTCACGCCGTTCCGCAACTCCGGCCCGGAACCGGTCCCGATGGACACGCCCTTCGAGATCCCCGGCTGGTTCCGGTTCACCTGGTGCCGGTGGAACCACACGACGCGGAAGGCAGGCAGGGACCGCGACGGGCAGACCCGGATCAGGTACATCAAGAAGTTCGCGCTGGAAGGGGAAGTCGAGAGCTACGCGTACGGCACGTTCTGCGCGTTCCCCCGCGAGATGGACACCCAGCCGGGTCTCATCTGCGCGCCGCATGCGCGCTTCCTGGTCGCGGAGTGCGACGACGATGATGAGTTCGATCTCTCCCTGCTCGGAGACAATCCCGTCCCGACCGTGCGGTCCTCGCGAGGGTTCCACTACTACCACGCGGTCCCGCCGGAGCTGACGCACCTGATGCCAACCGACGGCCCGCTGCCGGGCGGGGATCTCCAGACGGCGGGCTTCGTGCCCGCGCCGGGCTGCACGCACCCGTCCGGCGCGATCTACACGCTGGTGTCGGATCATCTCCCGGTAGCGGACGAGGCGATGCTGCTGCGGCTGCGCGCTGCCCGCACCCGGCAGAACGAGCGCCAGCGGGAGGTCTACCGCGAGCGCGGCGGGACGGGGGGCTACGACGGCTCAGGGATCAACGGGCAGGACGATTACCTGGCGAAGGAGATCTGCTGGAAGCTCGTCGCGCAGGGCCTGCCGGAGGCCGGGGTCCGGGAGATCTGGGAGCGGGAGGCTGCTCAGCTGCCGCTGGCCGACCCGTCCGATCCTTTCACCGGCGATGATTTCACCCGGCATTACGCAGGCGCGATGCGGAAGTACGCCCGGATGCAGGAGCGCGAGGCAGCTCCTGTGCGAGCGCTGACGAGCTGGAAGCCTATGATAGCGGCTGCTGAGGAGAGCGAGGAAACCGTGACTGACGAGCCGTTCCCGCCGTCGCCGTTCCGTCCGGGCGCGGGCGCGTTCCGCATCAGCGACGGCCAGGTGGTCGAGGAGGTGCTGCTCCGCAAGGGCAAGGACATCCGGCTGGTCGCGTACTGCCCGATGTATGTCTCGCGGAGGATGTTCGACGACAAGGGCGAGATCCAGTACGAGATCTCCTGGAAGGCATACGACGGCCAGCTCATGCGCAGCTGCGCGACGGCGGCGGACATCCGCAATCACACCCGGCTCCTGACGGTGTTCCCGGAGGCTGTGGTGACCTCGACCGAGGCTCCGGCGCTGAGCAGGTACCTCACGAAGTACATCCAGGTGCATGCCGACGTCCTGCATGCGAATCAGGTGCGGATCGCCACCTCGCTGGGGTGGCAGAGCGGCACCGACTTGTTCGTGTCCGGCGACGGGCGTCCGTGCCAGGTGCAGGACACCGCGAATCTGGGGCGCTGGATGAGCGGTCATCAGGCATCCGGCTCACTGGAGACCTGGCGGGCGGCTCTGGAGCGCGCGCCGTGGCGGGTGCTCGTGCTGACCGCAGGCGCATGTGCTGCTCCGCTGCTGAACATCCTTCAGGTCAATGGCTTCATCGTCAGCAACTCAGGGGAGACCACCCGGGGCAAGACGCGGGCGGCCCGGGTGGCGGCTAGCGTCTGGGGTAATCCCGAGGAGACTGTGCTCAGCTGGAGCGCCACGCGCGTCGCCCTGGAGCGCTACGCAGCGTCAGCACGAGGCGTGCCGCTCGTGGTGGATGACTCCAAGCTGGCGCGCACCGGGAACCAGATCGCGGAGATCATCTACCAGATCGCGTCGGGCACGTCGACCAGCAAGTCGGAGCGCTCGGGAGCGCGGCTCCAGGAGACGTACATCATCCGCACGGTGATGATCACGAACGGTGAGCAGCCGCTGCTGAGCGCGAGTGAGCACAGTGATGGCGGGGCGGCGGCTCGCGTGATCGAGATCTGGGGGCCTCCGTTCGAGTCTGCGGACCAGGCGGACATGCTGGACAGCGTGGTGACCGAGCATCACGGGCTGGCGGGCGAGCATTTCGTGACCTGGCTGCTCGGCCTGGATGCGGAAGACATCCGCGCACGGTACCGGACCTTGCGCGAGAAGACCCAGGCTTCCGCGCAGACGGACGTCGCGCGCCGGCGGGGCAGTGCGATCGCCGTGCTGCGGCTGGCGGCGGAGCTGGCACATGAAGCTGGCCTCCTGCCGGAGATCGCCGAGGAACACTGGACCGAGATCATTGCAGAGCGACCGGGTGAGGAGGGCTCTGATGATCTGCCTCGGGAGGCGCTGGAGAAACTCTGGCGTGAGGTGATGATGAACCGGAACATCTTCTGGGAGCCCCGTGACGGAGCAGGGCTCGCCTCCCAGGCGGTCCGGGGGCTCATCCCCGCCGGAGGGTTCGCTGGCCGGCTGGAGACTGAGAAGAACTGGGTGGCCGTCCGCCCGGAGTGGCTGAAGGACTTCCTGAAGAAGCACGGGCATGAGGCGGAGGGTGTCATCCGCAGCTGGGCGGAGCGCGGGTGGGTGGCTCAGACGAAAGAGGGGAAGCGCACTATCCCGACACGGATCGCGGGCGGGTCGCCGGTAAAGCTCATCAAGGTGACCGAGCTTCCCGAAGGCGTCAGCAATATCGGCGAGGATCTTCTGCGAGACAGCGAAGATCTCTGAGGAGGGAAAATGTACGACTGGCAGTTCACCTTGCCTGATGGTAACAAGGGGCTCATCGATGCCGAGGAAATGGGGGACACCACCGTCTGGCATGCCATCATCACATCGGATCCGGGTGACTGGGAGGGAACGCACGGATGGGGTGGCACAGCGGCAGAGCCCCTGGTGTTCGCGCTTAACAAGCGCGAAGAGAGCATCACCTAGCTAACTCATAGTGAGCGCTCCGCTTCATTAAGTACGAGAGCAGGAGCGGAGCGCTCGAAAAACATCTCTGACCTGCATGTACCCCCTTGTACCCCCTTGTACCCCCGCTGTACCCCCCTAAAAATGTCCCTGACCTGCATGTACCCCCTGTACCCCCTTTTCGGGGATTTTAAGACGCAGGTACGCAGCCGCGTCTTGTTTGTATTCTGTACCCCCTCGTACCCCCTCGTGTACCCCCTCAGCAGGTCCCTGACCTGCATGTACCCCCTGTACCCCCTGTACCCCCTAAAAATATCACCCTCGCGTGTACGCGTGCGTGCGTGCGTGCGTGAGGTTGTTCTACGAACGGGGTACAGGGGGTACAGGGGGTACATGCAGGTCAGAGGCTTAAGAAGGGGGTACAGAGAGGGGTACAAGGGGGTACAGACACAGAGAGTAAGTAAGTAAGTAACAGAGAGTATATATATATATATATAAGAAAAAAGAAGTACATCCTAAGAACTACCCCCCTTGCAGTAAGCTTGAGGGAGGCGGGAGGGCCAGGAGGGAAACCATGAAGAACGAGCTGATCACGTGCCGCTGCGACCGGTACGGCGACCCGTGCCGGAACCCGGCGACGCAGGAGGACCTGCTCTGCGATGACTGCCGGGGCCGGAGCTGCTGGTGGATGGCGATTGAGCGGCAGGAGGCGACCCATTTCCTCCCCGCCTGGAACCTCCTCCCGGTCAGTACGCCCGGCTAGGAGCGATTCCCGGTTTCCGGCTTCAGAATCGCTCCGCAAAATTTTGTTGAAATTTCAAACTCCCATAAGGCTGTTTACGCGCTCGGATCGCTTGCTCTCACCGGGTAAACTGAGTTCATGAGCACGACAGAGCGCACCTCGCACGGCACCTCGATCCGGGAGACCTGGGGTCCGGCGGTGACGATCGAGGACATCGAGCTGATCCTGGTCCGCGCCGGGGCGGCGTCCGGGGTGCGGATGCGGGTGCTCGACGCGGTGCGCAAGCACGTCAGCTGGGAGCTCAACAAGCGGATCCGCCCCTGGGGCGATTCTGCGGAGACCGGGCTGTCCCGGGTGCAGCGCGAGGAGCGGGACGCGCGGCGGGCGCGGATTGCGGCCAGCCTGGAGGACGTCGCCCTGGAGGTGCCCGCAGACGCCCCTCCGGTTCGCTCTGACGCGTTTTCAGCCCCGGACCCTACCGGAACTACCCCCCCGCCCTCCGAGGCGCTCAGGGACGCTCCCAGGGCCGCTGAGCCCGAGCCCCGGATCCGTATCCCGCTCCCCGTGAACCCGGAGCCGCTGCCGGATGCTGAGCCGGAGACAGCCGAGCTGGAGGAGATCGACGCGGAGCCGGAGCCTGACGACGGCGATGCGGATGACGATGCGGATGACGAGGCGGTCGTCGAGGCGATCCGGGAGCTGCTGGGGGTCACCCCGGACCTGCGCCTGGTGCCGGACCAGGCCCCCGCCCCGGAGATGCCCTCGGAGAGCTCCCCAGCGGCCCCGGGACCGTCGGAGACCCCCGGACCCATACCGGAGGTACCCCCCGCCCTCCCGACGCCTCCAGCGCCCGCAGATGAGGCTTCCCGGCCGTCCCCCGGGAACGCGGAGCCGGAGCCCGCCGCTGCGGAGCCCACGGAAGCCACCTGCCGGGCCTGCGGGGCGGTGAAGCCGCTGGCGGGGTTCCGGCTGGATGACGGCCGCTGGCCGCGCCGGACGTGCCGGGCCTGCGAGGTGATCCAGCGCAGGGAGCGCAGGGAGCGGGAGCGGCTGCGGAAGACGACGCGGGCGTGCAGCAAGTGCGGCGTGCCCAAGCCCCTGACGGACTTCCGTCTCGACAAGTCCGGCCCGGACGGGAGGGCACGGCAGTGCGCGGCGTGCATCCGGGAGCGGGAGCGGGCCTGGCAGGAGCAGCGGCAGAAGGCACGCCTGCTGGAGACGGGGTTCGTGGCGTGCACGAAGTGCGGGGAGCTGAAAGACCCTCAGACGGACTTCTACCCGAGGCGGCTGAAGAAGGACGGGCGGGCGACGCAGTGCAAGGAATGCGAGAAGGCGTATGCTAGGAATCACCGGAAGCCGAAGACGGCAGCAAAAGATTCTTGAAGATTTTTGCCTGCGGGGGCTTGACACACGATCGTAGTCTAGATACCCTCGTTCACGGGAACTGAGATCTCAGTTCCCGTGAGGAGGAAGCATGGGGTACGACCGCGTTGTCAGCGCCGCGCTATCTGAGACGCGGAGCAAGTTCGCCCTGGCAGAGGCGCTAGCCCTGGACATCCCGCCTCGGGGGCAGGGTCGAGCGCAAAAAGACGACTCCATCCGCCAGCATCTGGAGGTGGCGCGTCGGGAGATCATCGAGGCCGGGGGAGAGCCTCGCAGTCCTGATACACTTGATGTCTATCGTCGTACTGCGCTATGGGCGACGAGGAAATTGAACGGTACCGTTCAATTTCAGTGGGTAGGGGGCGCGTCGTGGACAGCTCATCGGGAAGCCTACGAGAGTGGCATGTCCATCGAAGAGTTCCGAGGTCTTCCCGATCAGCGCGTGAATACTGCTCTTCGAGCTGCGGGCAAGGCGAACAAGTATCCTCCCGTCGGCACAATGACCACATGGCCGGGCAAGCAGCAGATAGCCGCTGTGAAGGCGCTTCCTCCTGAGCGCCAGGCGGAAATAGTCGAAGCGACACTCCGGGATGACCGGGTGCGTTCTCAAGCTTTTGCCATTATCCGTGACGCGGCGTACCAGAATGAGGCGGAGCAACGTGCCATTCAGCAAGATGTCAGGCCGATGTCACCCGGAGTTGCAGCTTCTGCTGCTCTGTTGCGTGGGATGGCTCCTCCGCATGCCAGGGCGCTTGGCCATCTAGAGCGGGCTTATCAGGACGTCAAGGATGCTATCCGGGAAATTCGTGCTGCCGAAATGACTTCCGAGGAGATGAAGCCTCTCACTCGGGCGCGGGAGCAGCTGACCGAATCAGTTGCAGAACTCAATTCCGTCATGTACGAAGGAGATTTTAGTGGCCAAGGCTCACCCTATACCGGCTGAGGTGTCCGCTCAGCTCGTCATGAACGTCCTCGGCGACGAGCCTTACACCATGGATCAGGTAATAGAGCAGATCATCGCTAAGCATGATATCCCCGCCGCTCCTACACGTCACCAGGTGAGGACAGGGATAAAGTTCGTCAAGGAAAATCTCGAAAACCGGCCGGATTACAAGCTTATCGTAGTCGACCAGCGAGGCACTCTCTCTACGTATAGATTCGCTCGTGAAGCGGCGGACATGAACAGGTATCTTCATCAGCAGGCAAACAAGTGGATGGGGGAGATGATCAATGTCGGGGTAGCGATGGAAGCCGCCCGGGACCGGCTCACGAATGGAAGGAGCAAGGACCTGGAGAACCTTCGCCGGTCCCTGATCGGCTTGCTCTACCAGCTCGTATCTCTCTACAAAGAGGAGGAACAGCCCGCCGCTGAACGGCGTATCGGGGACCGGCTCGGTTCACGTTAATATCCGTATCACCTTCTTGAGGGCCGGGGAGCAGCATCTCTCCGGCCTTCCTCCTTTTACTCTAGCTCATACCAGGGCCGCAAGTCAACGGGGGGTGTACACTGAGCTCATGGAAGACGAGGAAGAGAAGGACGTCTGCCCCGAGTGCGGCGGTGAGGTCCGCCTGGTGTTCGTCGGCAAGGACGGCCGGGGCCTGCTGAGCGAGAAGGAGATCGAGCGGCTGCGGGTCAAGGCGGTGGTGGTCTCGCTGGAATCGGATCAGGCGGAGCGCTATCTGTCCGGGGATCCGGAGCTGCGGTACGACATCAGGGAGCGCATCCTGAAGTACACCGCGATCCTGCCCGAATCTGAGGGGGGATGCTGGGTGTGGCAGGCGACTCTGACAACCAGCGAGATCCCCATTATGCGCATCGGGAGAGCCGGAAGGGACATCCGCCGCTGGCTCTGGCTTGACGCAGGAGGCCGGATCTGCGATCCGTGGACCATGCTGCGGCCCGTGACGCCGGACCCGGCTCTGCCGCGCTCGTTCAAGGGAACGGTACCCGCCTCGTGCGGGAAAGGCGGCGGCCGTCGCTGCATACGCCCCCGGCACTGGAAGGCCGAGCCCCGGCATCCGCTGCCGTCCGGCGCGGATCACAAGCCAGGTCGTCCCGGCGCCGGCCTGCGGGATCCCGACGGGAGCCCGGCGGACATCATCGCCGTGATCGAGATCCGGAATGACCGCTCGTCACATCTGGTAACCTACGACCGGTGGATACGCGGCGCGATTCACAAGCTGAATTCCGGCGTGACGGAATGCGGCGAGGATGAGTACGGGAATCACGTGTTCGAGCTGGAGCGCGGGATGGTCGTCTTCCGGAACTCAGAATGGATCAGGAGAACGGGCGAGGCGTCCCGGAAAATTCACGACGAGAAAATGCGGGAATGGAAGAAGATCTTCCCGGGCGACCGGGAGGAATGGCGGAAGGAAACAGACGGGAATCCGCTGTCGCCTTCGGTTCCTGACATGACGGATGAGCAGCGGATGCGCATGATCGAGCTGCTGATGAGCGAGATGGGAGGCCGGCCGGAGCAGTCCTGGCTTCCCCGGGAAGCGGACGAGGCGGGTGCGCCTGATATTCCTGACGCATCCCGCCCCTGATGATGTCACGCGCTGATGGCCTCGGGCGGGGCGGTGGCAAGCACGTGCTTGCGGGCGTACTCCCGCCCTGCGTGGCGCGCAGCGCGCAGCGTGCGCTCGTCCACGGCACGGGCGCGGGTAGCTGCCTGGACCGGGGCCGGACGCACAGCCTCCCCGGTCCGGATCTCGCCGGCCACCCCCTGCGCGAATCCCTCGATCGCTGCGCGGGTGGCCCGCGTGATGTCGTAGGAGTTGGCCGGGGCGGAGCCGGATGCCTGCGCCTGCTTCTGCTCCTTGCGGATCTCGCTGCGACGGCGGGCGGCGAAGTCCTCGGCTGCCTTGCTGACCTGCTCCCACAGCTCCTCCAGACGGGTGAAGCCGGCATCGGCAGAGACAGTGATCTCGACGGTGACAGGCTGGCCCGAGGTGGAGCGCGTGGTGCCCTGGGTCAGGCGGGCTTCGGCTCCCAGCGCCGTAGCGAGGGTGTGGTAGGCGTAGGCTCTCGCGACGCCGTGACCTCCGGCAGCGTCGAGTTCCTTCTGGTGAACGGACATCGTGAGTTACTCCTTTGGGGGTGCGGTTATGGTGCCTTGCAATTACAGTATACCCTGTCCCGCACAGTGGTAAACAGCCTGAGGAAGGAACCGCGTGACCCCGCTTGTCATTGCCCTGACCATTACCGGATTTCTCCTGGTAATGGGGCTCGTGTTCTTTGTCCTGTGCAGCAGGAAAGTGTGGCTCGGGGTGACGCCCTATGAGCTGAGAAAAGTGCGGTGCCGCCATTGCTCCGGCGGTATCCAGGCGCTCCTGACCCGGGAGGACGGCGAGCTGGCCTGGGGGAAGATCCCGCCGTTCCTGCTCCAGCTGGTGCGAGACGGGGGGGATGACATCCATCGCCCCCCGCTCGCTAACATCCGCAAGTGCTCGAACTGCGCGGGGATGGGCAGCACGCTCCACCCGAAGGACGGGAGCTAGAGCGCCTGCGCGGCAGCCTCGATGAAGGCGACGGAACTCTCCGGGAAAAGCGCAGCCTCCGCCGTGGACTCGAATCGCGTCTCCATTCCCGCGATGCGATGCGGATCCGTGATGAAGAACGGCGGCATGGGATCCATGCCGCCCACGTCGCAGTACACTCCGGTGGTGCCGTCCTCGCGCGTGAAAATGCAGATGGTGTCGTTTATTGCCTGGACACCTGCGCGGAACGGGAGAACGCGGATTTCCGTCTCCGGGCGCTCGGCGCAGTACGTCAGGTGCTCCAGCTGACGCCTGAGAACAGGGATACTGCCGGGACTCCGGCGCAGCACAGCCTCATCCAGGATGTAGAGCGACCGCATCTTCGGCATCCGCGCTGCTTGCACGACCTGACGCTCCAGGCGCTTGTCTACGGCTTGCCGCATGAGAGCTTCCTCCTCAGGGAGGGTGGAAGCTGTGACTGTCTCAGCGTACTCCCTGGTCTGGAGCAGGCCCGGCACTATTCTCTCGGCGTATACGCGTATTGCTGACAGGCTGGCTTCCATGCCCGCATAGGCGAGATAGATCGTGTCCAGCTCTTTGCCCATTCCGGTGCTTCTCCTTACTTCTTCAGCGTGAGGGTGATCGTGCCCGTCACCCACGCCCTGGCGGTGGCGACCGACGGGTTTGCGTTCTGCGACATGTTGCAGGTCCCGTCCTTCAGCTTCGGCATCTTGCCGGAGAAGCCCACGTCAACCTGGGCGGTCCCCGTCGCCCCGGCGAACCTGCCGGTGCTCTTCGCGCCGTCGATCCTCGCGTTCACGATGGTTGTGTCCGCGATGTCACAAGCGCTCTTCGCCCCGATGTAGGTCAGCCTGCCGTTCTCCGGGACGGAGGTCACTGTCAGCTCCAGCGTGCCGTTCCTGGTCGGGAATGCGTGCATCTGACCGGGTTCCGGGCCGCTGCCGCCCGGTGTGAACGATCCTGCCGTGTCCACGGGACCGGCGTAGCGCAGCACGAACGCGGGAGGATCGACGAGAGCGGCCTTGCCGGCGACGTCCCCCGTGAAGATCTCCGTGGAGGAGGTGGTCGCCGGGGCGGTGTGAGACGGGCGGGCAGGCGTGACCTTCGCGGGTGACGATGCGGAGCTGCATGCAGCGGTGAGAGCGGCTGCGGCGATCACGACGGACGTGCTGATGATGATGGTTTTCATGTGCGGGTGTGTCTCCTTGAATGATGTGAGAAATACGTGCCGGCCAGCGAGGGGAATCTATTCACCGCTGGCGTCCATGAGTTCGTCCTCGTCGGCGTCCGGGTGATCTTTGAGATATTTCAGAGCCCGGATGGCACCTTCGGTGGTGTCTATCACATAAAACAGCGTGTCGGCCTGCTCGTCCGTGATCTCCAGCGCGTCGCGCGCCCAGTACGGGATGAATCCCCGGGTGCCGTCCGGGAGACGGATATTGTACCTGACGTCAATCACAGACCCCGCTGGCAGCGAGAACAGAGCCGTCCAGCCGGCGATGCAGGCTGTCGTGCCGCACTCCGGTTCCCGGGCTATCTCGGGGATGAGCTCTCCCGCGCTGCTGAAGGAGCTGAACCCCCCGTCAATCCAGAGATCCTGATCATGCTGATCCGGCCTGAGGAGAAGAACGTCCAGGATCTTGTCCGTGAGCGTGATGTTCATGCTGGTTTCCTTCCTGTCAGCGGAAGCTTCCGGTCATTGAGTCCAGGCTGCGGAGCCGGGCGCGGCGTGCGTGCGCGGTGTGCGGCACGGGGCGGGGCTGCGGCTGGCGAGCCGCCTGCGGGTCCTGGTAGCCTCGCCGGCCGGCGTTGCGTATAACCCCGTAGGCGTACATGCGCGTTCCCAGGCGGGCGGTCCCCCCGACAGCGCGCCCGGCCATCCGGGCCTCGCCGCCGACGATGAGCTTGTCCCATCCGAGTTTCGTGAACATCAGGCTCCTCCTCCGTCACGTGGCGTGATCGCTTTTGCTTCTCGGGCGGCTGCTTCTGCGAGGCAGGCCGCGTAGCCCTCGCCATACGCTTCCAGGCGGAACCGGCTCTCCAGACGCACATTCAGCTCCATGAGGACGTTCTCCAGCGCCTCGCGCCCGTTGTCCCGGACGAGGACGGCGCTGCCCTGCCGTTCCCGGAGGACGTCCTCGATCTTGCGCATGCTCCGGCGGATCTCATACAGGTCCATGTCTCTTCCTCCCTGCACGGCGCTGCGTAAACGCGCACCGTGCCCTAAGTATACCTTAAGGCACGGTGCTACGTAAACAGCTAGACTAGGCATAGATGTCCTGAGCGGCCCGGACCGACTGGTCGCAGTCCAGCTGATGCGGCAGCCGGTTCTCCGTGTCGGGCCACAGCACCTGAAGGCGCGGGACCGGCTCCTCGTACCAGGCGTCCGAGATGCCGAACGGGATTGCTGCGTAGGCGAGGTGCACTTTCTGGAACAGCACCTCGTAGCTATCCGGGAGCAGCCCCGCCACGCGCTCACCGTCGTGGTAGTGACGACGGTAGTCGCTGATCTGCTCCACGGCCCGGGAGAGGATGTGATGCCCGCCCTCCGGCGGCAGCCCGACGATCACCAGCTCCGGATGCTTCCAGCTCTTGTGCAGCCCGATGGTGTACGCGAACTGCGGTGATCCGGTTCCCGGGTCGTCGAAGACCCCGACGCAGTGCCAGCCGTAGCGGCGGACTGATTCTGACACGCCGTGCAGGATCACCTCCTGAGACGGGTGCGTGCAGCGGTCATCATGGGCGTGCGCGGTCATGAAAAGGTCCTTTCAGGCTGCGGGAGCGCGATTCCTGCTCCCTTCAGGCGCATGCGGATATGCCGGATCAGCACCATCAGGTCGTCACAGTAGACGGACACATGATCATAACCGTGCCCGTCGCTTTTCCAGCGATTCGGGTAGTACCCCCCGCCGCATTCATAGAACAGCGGGCACATCCGGCATTCTGCGCAGGGGCCGGGCGGGGTGAACAGCGGGTGCGCCAGGATCTCGTCAACCGAGTGCGTGCGGATGTTCATCCCGGTGGAGAACACTTCTGTCCCGCCTATGACCCGGAGCGCGTCCAGGCCCTCGGCGGAGCCGTCCGGCTGGATCACGACAGATTTCTCGTCCGGGGGACGTCCGATGAAGCCAGCTCGGACATCGCGGCCGAGTATCCGTGACATGAGGATGTGAAACAGCCGGATGTCGGGAGCGCCTTTGTCCAGATACCACGCGTCGAACACCCGTGCGAGCCACTCCCCGGTCCCGGGCTGCGGCGGATTGTCCCAGGTCGCCAGCGGGAACAGGAAGTCCATGTGCGCGGGTTCCTCGGCACGCAGCGCCCGGTAGACGGTTTCCGGGTCGTTCGAGGGGTCGATCACTGCAAGGAGGCCGCCGTACATGTGGCGGAACTCGGGGCGGCGCAGCAGCTCCAGGCCCCGGCGTGTCTCGGCAGCCGACTCGCGCAGGGCCGGGAACAGGCGCTTGCGATTTGCCGCGTCGTCACCGTCAATGCTGACCCCGAAGCCCAGCGGGTAGCGGGAGAACTGCCGGAGAAGGTCTTCCGTGAGCAGCGTGGCGTTGGTCTGCATGCCGTACGTGACCGTGCATCCGGGCGGTACGGCGGAGCGGATCGCGGTCATGACCTCGGTGATCCGCTCCGCCCCCGCCAGGAGCGGCTCTCCCCCGTGCAGCAGGATGCTCATCCGGTCCAGATCGTGTGTCCGGACGTGCTCAGCTATCTCATGTGCAGCTGCCGCCAGGGTCCCGGGCTCAGTGAAGAGCGGCTGCCGTCGCCAGGCTTCCTGCTCTTCCAGCTCGTACATGTAGCAGTACGTGCATCTCAGATTACAGCGTGCGGCAAGCTTGAGTATGACCTCAGCAGCGCGGGGGGGACTCATGAGAGCAGATCCTTCCGGTGGCCAGAGGAGTAAGGGGAGCTCAGCCGGGCAGGGCGGCTGAGAACGTATACGTACCGTTCCCGCAGGTCATGGGCTCGACGTCTGCGTCGAGGATGCGCTCCAGGGGTGTCTTCCCGGAGCTGAGCGTGTTCAGCGGGTAGATATCGCTGGAGACGAAGGAGTTCGTGCTCATCTTCCCGGCACGTGCCGTGGCGCGCTCCCCGGGTGCAGCCGAGTTGAAGGTGTAGGCGGACAAGGAGGTGTTGATGCTCATGGTGCCCTCCCGGGGCTTGACAGGTGATCTGCGGACTGCTAGCATCATCCTGAGGGGTTTGGCTGCGGTGGTGAAGCGGGGCGGCGCGATGAGAGCCGCCCCGCTTCTGTCAGTGTAGCCGGTCCGGCTCAGACGACCAGCGCCTGGTCCTCGCGGCGGCGGGTGATGTAGTCCTGCCAGGCTTCCGTAAGAGCACGGAAGGCCAGGACCTGATTCGGGAACGAGCGCCCGATCTCGTCTTTAAAGACGAGGGAGATGTCACCACCCCAGAAGGTGGTGAAGCCCAGATCACGGGCGTCGAACCGATCCAGCCCGAGCACGGCCCGGCCCCAGTCATAGTCCTCGTACAGCTGGCCGAGCACGCAGTTGCTCGCGCTGTCGATGCTGAGCGTGCCCGGGTCCACCTCGTCCATCCAGGCCGGACGGGTCTCGTTCAGGAGCGCGGCTCCGGCCTCGACGCGGGCGGCGTACGGGCTGGGGGGTGCGGCAGTAGTCATGAATCCTTCTTTCCTTCCGGTGGGACAGCGGGCTCCAGCCCGCGCGGGACGCGTGCCCGGAGAGAGGCCGCCGGTGAACGGATCCGGGCACGCGCCCGGACGGGCTGGGATCCCGTGCTGTTTACAGTATAGCAGGGACAGGCGTCGGGAGCGGGGGGTTCCGGTTTCTTCGGGGGGAAGGAGCGTGCTGACGGCAGCACGGACGATCTCCGCCAGCTGGCCGCTGAAGTACCCGCAGTTCCCGAAGCATTCTGCGAGGGCTGTGATCAGCGCATCTTCGTTTTCGGTATAGCCGCTCATGTCCAGACCTGAGGCGCTTTCCTCCTCGATATAGCGCTGTGCGCTCTCGAACTTCCAGTTGCGGAGCCGGCTCTCGACACGATCGCTCATAGCCATCGGAGCCGTCCTCCGTGAGGCCCCAGGCACCACGCGAAGAATATATCCTGGAAGTGCTGTGCGGGGCTCATCACTCCGTCTCCGACATAACTATCATGGCTGCGACAGATGCTACGATTCCTATGATCCCGATGATCACAAGGGGCAGCCAGATCGCGAGACCGAGGGCGGTGCCTGCCACGGAGCCCTTGCCGGCGGGGATGGAGGCCATGACTACCCCCGGCACGATGGCAGCGAGCAGGGAGAAGGTGATCCCCCCGAGCCCGACGGGCAGGAACACCTGCGGCTTGCTCCACGTCACGCGACGCAGCCGGGCACGTATCCGGGCCTCGGGCGGGGCGTCCGCCGGCACCCCCTCTTCCGCGAGGTCCGCGAGCTGCTTGCGGAGGTCATCCTCCACCTTAGCCACCAGGATCTTCGCGCGCCGCTGCTCGCCTTCCTCCTCCGTCAGGTAGCCGTGCGCGATGTTGTAGCCGAGCCGGTCGATCGCCTTGTTCCGGTGCTGGTGCCCGATGCGGCGCTCCGGCTCGATCGCGCGCTGACGCGGGTAGCCCCCGTCTTCGTAGCCGTAGGGGTTGTGGTAGTCCGCTTTCATGAGGGTCCTTCCTCGTGGATGTGATAGTCGTCCGTGGATTCCCCGCACACGCGGCAGGGATGGCTGTGCTCATCTGTGCGATCGCAGTCCGGGCACAGCCCGAAGATCGCACGCAGGAGACGCGCCCCCGGATCCCCCGGGTCCAGAGGCGGCGTCCATCCTTCTTCCATCTCTCAGTTCTCCTCCGCGCTGAACGCGCCCGTCAGCGCGTCGACCCTGCTGCTGGTGTGCGCGGCGGGGTATGCCCTGGTGAAGTACCGGCACGCCGTGAGCAGCTCGGGCAGGTGGGCGGTGGCCCCCGGTGCAGGGGACCGGGCTGCGAGGGCTGCGCACGCCAGCAGGGGCGTCCACAGCTGGCGCTGACGGCCGTCCAGTTCAGCGGGCATGATGCCCGGCACGTAGGATTCCGCCAGGTCCAGCACGATCTCCTGGGCCAGCGGATCCGAGCCGAGGAACTTCATGTGCTCCTGGAGCTGCGGGAGCTGCTCCTTGTCGTGACGGCTGACCGGGGGCGGCGGCGGGAACACCTTCTCCGTCTCCACCGTGATGCAGCGCTCCAGCAGGTCGTCCAGCTGCTCGCCGCCGGCGGCCTTGAGCAGCACGCTCCGGGCGCACAGCAGCATCGCGCCGAACACCTCCATCTTCACCTGGGTCATGGACCGCCCGATGCGGCGCACCGCGTCCCGGGTGTACCCGGCAGTGAAGATGGACTGCGCGTCCACATGCTTGGTCGCCTGCCCGTTCGCGCCGAGGAAGAAGCGGTGCGCCTCGTCGAGGATCACCGTCTTCTGCTCGTTGAGCGCGGCGGCCAGCCCGTAGATGGTGGGCGACACGTCGATGAAATCCGGGTTGCCGACGAGCGCTAGCCCGAGACGGGCGGCTGCCGACTTGCCGGTGTTCTTGTCCCCGACGAACAGCCACCGGGGCGTTGCGTCCCAGATCAGCTGACCGGGTTCCGGGGTCTCCGTCTGGCGCTCCCGGAAGTGGGTGTGCATGATCCACGCGGCGTACCCCCGGACCGCCTCGTCCGGGAGCCGGAGATAGGTGTTCATGCCGTTGCGCATAGCGACCAGGCACTTGTGCATGATCGTGGCGAGTTCCTCGTCCGAGGAGCTGGGCGACAGCTCAATCACCGGCTGGGTGCTGGCGTAGCCTCGCGGTCCGGCCGGCTCGGCGAGGGTGAGGTTGTCTGGTATAGTGGCTGGGAGCAGGTCCGCTTGCGGCAGCTTGATGCCCCCCGGGGCGGTGCAGCCGTACCCGTGGAATCGGGAGCGCGGCGGCGCACCGCATGTGCAGGTCCCCGCCGTGGCGAGGGCTGGTGTGGTCATTCCTGAGTGTCCTTCCCTGGGTCTGCGCTGAACGCGCATGCCACGTCAGCGGATGTCCGCTGACGAGCAAACGGGTTCAGGCTTTGAGCGCTTTCCGGATCACGAGCACTTGCAGCATGGACGCCCCGGAGATCGCGAGCGCAGTCGTCCCGAACTCCAGAGGCGGCCAGCCCCCTACGAGCCAGGGCCGGAAGATGCCGGCTCCGATTGCAGCCAGCCACACGCTGGAGCAGAACGCGCAGCTGATCAGGTCGTACAGCCAGCGTGACCAGGGCTTTTTCCTGCTAGCGAGCCACAGCCGCAGCGGGGCGCTGATCTTCGCCTGACTGCCGATCTGCGCTACGGTGCCCACGTCGAGGGCGAGCACCGCCGCCTGGACGACGGGGTTCACTTGTCCTTCTCATAGATCTCCGGCGAGCCGCAGCACCAGCCCACCGTCAGCCCGAGATGAGCGTACTTCGCCTCCCAGACCCGGAAGATGTCCTCCGCCTCGGGGCGGCTGAGTTTCCCCGCCCAGAACCTCGCCTGGGTGACGCGGAACTCCTCCTCGGCTTTCTCGCGCTCGTCTTCCTGCTCCGCGAGCGCGCTGTCGATCTCCTCCAGGCAGCACGCCACCTCCTCGCTCAGCCCGGGGTTGCGCAGGTCAGCGGAGCTGGCAGGCTCCGTCTCTGCTGATTTCTCCGCTGGGCGCTTGACGTTTTTCTGGACGTTCTTCATGCTCGGTCCTTCCTCCCTCGGGATTGCGCTGAGTGCGCATACCCGCGCACGGCGTGACCGCGCGCGAGCAAACGGGCTCAGGGCCGCAGCCACCAGTGGTTGTCTACGCCCAGACCCTGGAGCAGTGTCCGGGGGTCGGAGCCTGGTCCGGTGTCCGCGTTGGGCGCGTTGCCGTTGCTGAAGCTCTTGTCCATGTGCGATCCTTCCTCGCGGGGGACATAGCAAGGTAAATTTGCTGTTGCGTACGGTACCCAGTATACCCCCTAGGGGGCGTCCGGCTGTTTACCTGCGGCATTCGGGTGCTCCCGCACGCTGGCGAGACGCAGCTGGAAGCGCCGCGTGCGCCCGGTGTCGGGGTAGGTAACGGAGATTTCCACCAGATTAGGCGTGAGAGGCGTTACCGTGATATCGTCACCGGTAACGCCCTCGGGGGCTCCGGGGAAGTACGGCAGGAGCGCGAGGGCGTTCCGCAGGTACTCCCGGAGCCAGTCATGCAGCGGGTCACTGTTCGTCGGGTACCTCCTCCGGTACGCAGGGCTCGTAGGTCCAGCGCTCCAGCGTGTCCTCGGGCGGGATGGCCTTGTGCCCGATGAGGACGTTGCCGTGCTCGCTCTCGCGTACGACGCACGCGTCGCAGATTACTACCGCGAGATACTCCAGGGAAGCCGCACCCGGGCTCGGGTCGTAGACCGTCGAGCCGTAGTTGCCGTGCGCGATGAAGATGAGGCCCGGGTACGGGGCGGAACCGAACCACCCGGGCAGCGCGTTCTCCATGGTGCGGCGGCAGATGATGCAGAGCACATCGCTGAATTTCAATGGCCTGTCCCCATGGTGACGAACGCCCACGCTACGAATGCCCATGCAGCTATGCATATGAGCAGCATGAAGGTGGCTCTTGCGTCTTCCCGCCGCTTCCGCCGCTTCCGCTTGCGCTCTGCTTCTCGCTGTGCGCGGACTCGCTCGCGTTCCTTGCGCTCCTTCTCGTCCAGCCACGCCGCCACGGCCGGAGTAACGCGCCGGGCGATCTTCTGGTGGTCCTTGCCGGTCTTGACGAAGTGCGCGACGGCCTCTTCGTAGCGCGCGATCTGCTCGTGCGGGCTAGCCGGCATCAGGCGCTTCGGGTTGAGTCTCATCGGACGGCCCGTACCTTTCCTGATAGCGGGTGAGCAGCCTGGCGAGAAAATCCGGGCTGAGCTGCCAGGTGGTCGTCGGCCAGGCTTCCGAGAGGAACTGACCCGAGATGATGTAATCCACGATCGTCATCCCGGCAGCGCGGGCTCCGTCGATCACGGTGTCCATCAGCGCAGCTTCCTGTGCGATGTGGTCGATCTCCTGCACGCGGAGCCGCTCGTCGCGCAGTACCATGATGATGTACTCCGGCAGCGTGATGCTCAGCCGCTCCGCGTAGCCGTAGGCGCTCATCAGTTCGAGGGCGAGCCCGTGGTTGCGCTTCTTGTCCTCATCCCACAGCTCGTCGGCGAAGCCGGGCGCTATCTCGAACCGGTCACTCACCGGAGCACCTCGTCGTCGGATTGTGACAGGACGATGCCCTTGAGCATCGTCACCTCGGCTTCGAGCTGCCCGATGCGGGTGTCCTGCTCGCGAGCGATCTCCGTCAGGAGACCGAGGGCCAGCTGGTGTCCCTTGAGCAGCATGTACACCCGGTGGTAGTCAGGGTCCACTGTTTCCTTCCTCTGTTTTTCAGGGGCCCTAATCCGTTCCCGGGTAGGGCTTGCCGACGCACTTCTCCCCCACCATGGAGGCACGGTGCGCAGCCGCGAGAATGCCGTGCGTGAGCGCGTACCCCGAGCAGGACGGGGTGAGCGTGCAGATAGCCTGACGCGGCAGACGCCGGTACAGGTGTATGAGCAGTCTGCTGACCATCTCCCCGGGATCTCCTTCCTGCGTGCTCTCCTGGCACGCTCCGCCGTCCCCGGACGGGAGGTAAGAAAAATCCGGGGACGACGGGCCGCGTCAGGCGGCGGGAGAAGGTCAGAGGGCGAGAGCGAGGGAAGCGGTCACCAGGCAGCAGGTCATCACGTGCTCGGCTTCCGCCTGGATGCGGGCGGTCCAGCCTCGCCGGGCGATCAGGCGGCGGACGAAGGCGCAGTTGCCTTCCTCGGTGTAGGGCTCCCGGATCATTCCTAGTCTCCTTGGGTTATAGCCGGTGCTCAGCTGTGAACGGTGCTGCTGGTAGCCGCGCAGAGTCCAGGCTTAGCCTCGACTACGTCGCGGTATTCGGCGTTCTTGACGAGCCCCGGGAGCCAGGACTCATACGGCCACGGGTTCCCGGTCTCCCACGCGGAAATGCGGTTCCACGAGTTGTACCGGCCGTGCGCCTGCTCCTCCCGTATCTGAGTGATGACGAGCCGGTGCGCTATCACGTGCTCCGGGCCGACGATCCGGTCTTCCAGACCGGGGTTACGCCCGCCCACTGCCGTAAGATGGATCTTGACCGGGGTGCAGTGACTCGTGCTGCCTCCGCCGCCTGTCGGGGCGGTGAGTGCACTAGCCGTGCCGGCGCTCGCTCCGACGAGGGTGACGGCTGCCGCCGCCACTGCGAGATTACGGATCTTCACGTTCTAGTCTCCTTGGGGTAGGGTAATGCGGTGGTGCTACACACCCAGTATAGCACGCCGCACCGTCTTCGCACCCGGTCAGCGCGCGGGCGGGACGTCCTCGCCCAGCCAGTGGCGACGGATCTCACGAGCGATCTCCGCCAGGCTGTAGACATTCTCGTCGTTGAGCACGGTTGCCTCGTAGTCTCCGATCACAGGATCGGAAGCGCCCGGTTCCAGCCCGAGGAATTCCACGACCGCATCCGGGAGAGTTCCACTCTCCCCGTCGTAGGTGATGGTGCCGTCCACATCATCTTCCTCGACGCGGAGCTCGACGCCGTGCTTGATAGCGGTCAGGCAGGCCACTCCCAGACAGCAGAGTCCCTGCTTCTGAGAGTAGATCCCGTCCTCGGATACCTCGGTGCGATGGAGATACCCGGTGGTCTGCGGGTATCTCCTGATTCGAGTTCCTCGACCCACCACCGGACTGCCTGCTCGTTGAACTGCATCAGTGTCCTTCCTTCTCAGGGGCTTCCCCGAGGTACGTCTCCCGGATCGCGCGCGCGATGCGTTCCAGCGACCACAGGTCGACGGCACTGTCGTTAGCGTAGGCCGCCCGGGTACGGAGCCTGCCCTGATCGTAAGCAAGCTCCGGGTTGCGCATCTCATCTTCCGTCACTCCCAGGAACTCCGCGACCTTCTCCGGCAGCAGCTGAGTCGAGCCGTCGTAGCTGACAGTCCCGTCGTCGTGGAACTCGACTCTCAGCTCGACGCCGTGCTTCATTGCCGTCTCGCAGGCGACCCCGAGACAGCAGTACCCGGCCGGGACCCCGTTCGGGGCAGCCTCGGTGCGTCGCAGGCACCCCTTCGTCTGCGGGTACTCGCCGGACTCCAGGTCCTCTGCCCACCAGCGCATAGCTTCCTGATTTGCCATGATATCCTTCCTCTTGAGGGTTTTCCTCCGTGCGGAGGGAACAGTCAGTGAGCGACTGCTCACTGACCATCCTCAGCGCGCGGCGGGCTTCCAGTCCCCGTCGCTCTCGGCGGCGTGCGCCTCGCAGAAGTGGACGTCGTCCCGGGTGTAGGAACCCGGCTCGGGGCAGTACGGGACGTCGCACTCCGTGTCCCGGACCTCCACCTCGTCCGCTTCCCATTCGAAAGTGATGTGGAACGTCTTGCCCGACTGCGGAACTGCCACTACGACCGTTCCCGTGACGGGATTGCGCCGTCGCATGTGCTGACGGGGCCAGCCCACGACGATCAGGCTGGTGCGCACCGTGCCGGAGGTGAAGACGATCTCGTCGCGCTCCTGCACGTTGCGCAGCGGCGTGGTGAGCGTCTTCGGGGTCACGATTTCTTCCCAGTTAGTCATCCTCCGTGACCTCCCAGCTGCCGATCGGGGTGCCCATCACATCCCTGAGCTTGCCCCTGTACCCGGGCGCGAGGCTGCCTGCCAGGTCCTGGTCCATAAGGCCGAGCGCGAAGCGAGCCTCCTCCTCCGGGAATTCTGCTGCGTCCGGGATGTGAAAGCGGATGCGTACTTCCATCAGTCCTTGTCCTTCCATGATTCGATGAGGAGCCTGACTGCGCGCACCACGATGGAGATGGCAATCGCCATCTCCACCAGCAATGCTGCGATGAGCAGGTCTTTCAGGATCATTTCAGCTGAAGTCTGCACCCCAGGTGCCCGCCTGCACGAATACGAGGTAGCCGCTCTGCTGCACGATGCGGATGATGTTCCGGGCTGTGTCCTCGCTCTCGGTGCGGAACATCACGGCGTCGTGATCACCGTCAGACATGATTGACCACGTGAAGTGAGAGGCCACGGGGAGCGCGTCCCGGAGCTGCATGACGCGCCCGTTGATGAGCTCATACCGGCTGAGGTCCCCTAGCGTAGAGGTGAACTCCGGGTTTCCGCCGGATCCTGCCATGACTATAACGGTGTACATGCTTACCCTTCCTTGTCATTCCTCCGTGCGGAGGAGACGCAGCCCGCGTCGTGCGCGGGCGGCATCTTCACTGCGCGTCGGGGTCGAGGGGGTCCGGGCGGAACTGTGACGGGTCGGGTGCGCCTCCGCCCGGAAGCATCGGCTGGCCGGGGTAGCGGTTGTCACTGTCGTGGGCGCGTGCGATGATCGCGTAGGCGTTGGCGATGATCAGGTGCTCCTCCGGGCGGAAGCTGTCACCCATGGAGTCCCAGAACCGCCCGAGCAGCTCCTCCAGCTGTCCTAGCTCATCCTGGTGCGCTCGCACGGTGCTGCGCGGGCGTCCGATCCGGGAGCCGTTCGCCTTCGCAGCGATTGCTGCGAGGGCGTGCACGCTTCCCGTGAAGCGGATGGTGGGCCACTGATCGCCGTGGATGCGGCCGAGGATCTCATACGATGCGGTGCCTTTCGGCCCCATCAGCTCCTTAGCGATGTCATGCAGGGACTCACCGTCCTCGACGATGACCTGCTGGTCGAGATGCGTGATGTCCGTCTTCATTCCTTTACCTCCCTGGATTTTCCTCTGTAACCGATCCGTCCGGGCTGATAATCAGGATGGGCCGCCCGAGCTTCCGCGCATACCGGACCGTGTGCCAGACCCCGGATCTGACTTCCTCATAGGCATGCAGCGGCGCGGCGATAAGCTCAGCCGTCTCATCCACGATGTGCGTGTTGCGCACCAGGTACGGGAACTGCTCGCGGCGCTCGTCCACGTCACAGTCCGCCCGGTCGTGCTGCTTGACCGGAGGGTGACCGACGATATGCAGGCCCAGCCTGCGCGCGATGACCCCTGCCTCGTAGTCTGCGCCCACGCACTCTCCGTGATGCAGGATGACTCTCCTTTCTAGGAGAATCTCTGCCTGCGCAGCCTGGAGCGCGGTCATTCCCTGACCTGTCCCCGTGAAGCCGGTTGCGTGCGAGGGTGTCATCGGCGCTTACCTCCCTGGTGCGTGCATGGTGTATGTAAACAGCATACCAGGGCAGCGCGCGCCATGGTACCCGGTCTGAGCCGTATGCCATGGCGCACGCAACCGCGCTAGCTGCCCGAGGGCTGCTGGTACTCGCATGCGAGCTCTGAGTCACCCCGGAGCTTCGCGACGATCCGGTCGCCCTCTGTGATATCGCGCATCGCCGGGACGACGTGCTCGTCGCAGACCCGCGTGCTCTGCGTGTAGCCCCGGTCGTAGACGATCCAGGTCGCGCGACGCGGCTCCTGGTCCGCGAACAGTGCCGCGTACTGCCGGGCGGCGTCGGCCGTGCTCGTCGCGTCCAGTGTGCAGCGATCCATCAGGGTCATGGGAGACTGAGCCTCCCGCTGCATGAGGACCGTGATTTCTGTCTTCATTCCTTACCTCCTAAAGTTCGAAAAAACTATCGAACGTCGGCGAGTGTCAGCTCCGGGACGTAGTCCGCGAACCCGGAACCGATGCACGTCAGCGTGTGATGACAGCTGCACTCGTAGGCAGCTCCGTATCCGGGCGCTCCGTAGATGCCCCGGAACATCAGCGGCGTCATGTCGACCGGGCAGAACGGGCCGCCCGGAGCCTGATAGCAGTGCTTCGTGATGAAGTCCAGGTGCCGGGCTTCCTCCGCGAGCTGGCTGCTCCACTCCCGGGTGCATGCTTCGCATTCTTCGTGCGTCAGCTCCCAGCACGTGTCGTGCCTGCACTCCGGGTACGAGGGTGAGTCCCAGTACCCGCAGACAGGTCCCTTGTGGCAGGTGTGCTCGTTCATGCTTACCTCCTTCAGCCCGTCATCTGGCGGACTAGACCGCGCAGGTCCCGGAGGACCTGCGCGACCTGGACCGTCAGGTGTACAGCGGGATCTCGACGTCCTCCCTTCGCACCGGCTGCGACTGGTAGTCGTAGTCGCGGTGGAGAGAACCCCGGCTGACCGTGCCGAACTGCACGGTGTCCGATCCGTAGATCTCCCGGAGCTTCGCCTTCATGTCAGCAGACGAGCCGAAGATACCGGCTGCCCCGGTGATCGCGTCTGCCGTGGAGAAGCGGAGCGTGACCGCCAGCGTGTACCCGTTCGGGAGCTGCGGGTCCGGCGTGTAGCCGGGCAGTCCCATCCGCCGGAACGCCTCGTTCGCCTCGTCGAGCGCCAGGTTCCCGTTGTTCACCCAGTACAGCAGGCGAGCACGGATCTGCTTCAGCTCGGCCTGGTAGCGCTCTCCGAGACGCTTCGCCTGCCCGGCGAGGCCCGTCTCGTTGAGCCACTCCGCCGGGACTGACTCCGCGTCCGTGAGTGCCGGGACGGTCACGGTGTCCTGGTCCTCAGGGAAGCGCTCGCTGATGCCGCGCGCGTAGTTCACCCACGCGCTGCACCAGCTCTTCCGGTCCGCGAGCGTGGTCCTCGCGTAGTCCCACAGTGCCTGAAGAGCCGCGTGGAACTGCTCACCCGTGACCGGGGCGTCCAGGTCGATCGCCGGGACAGCCGTGGTCTCGGGCGTGCTGTCGTTCTGCATACCTTGTCCTCCTTGGTCCGTGCACTAGCCTCTCTAGCGCACGGCGCACGTCACGAACATGAGCTCGTGACGCACGCGGCGCGTTAGGTGACGGTCAGTTTCCCGTTCTTGCGCGTGACGGTGGCGTAATATCTGCGATTCGCGTACGGGTCCGGCCCGACGACATCGAGAATCACATCCTCGGTGATATCCTCAGCCCGCCAGTTCCCGGCTCCGGGACTGATGCCGCTTGTCGCGTCGAACCAGACGTTCTCCGGCTCGCTGGCGAGGGCGCGCCGGAGCGCGGCCTTGGACGCGGGCCGGGTGTGACTGATGAACGCTCCGGTGTTGTGTCGTGGCATTGCGTTACCCCCTTAGGTATATGGGTAGTATGCACTACCGGGCAGGCATGATGCACATGCGCGACCGGGAGCAGCGCGACCACCGCTCCGACCCCGAATCCGATGAGAACCGGGGTCAGCAGCTCACGCGTCCTGCGGAACATGACGTCAGCAGCCCGCCAGCGACGGGTCAGCCTGGCAGACCGACGACGAGATCGCGTCACCGGACGGATTCGCGATCGATGACACCTCGTGGATCACCACGATGCCGCCGATGATGCTCAGCAGGACGCCCAGCCCGACGATGATCGCGATGAAGACCGTCGCGTTGCGGGTCTGCCGGGCGTAGCGCTCGGTCTCAGGCTCCCGGGTGATGACCGGGGTGACTGGTACTGGCATTGTCTTACCTCCCTAGGTTCGCGTACCTGTCTGGCACACGGCACGATGCGTGACCGGTAAGTCACGCATCATGCGGCGCGTCAGCTCTTGAGCTTGGCGATCGCGTTCCTCCGCAGGTCCTCGGCGGAGCGCTGCTTGCGGACGTTGAGCTGCCCGTAGCTGAGGGTGATATCGCCGTGCAGCGCTTCCGCGAGAGCGGTGAACGCCTTGAGGACTGGCGGCGGAACGGCGTCGGGCACGTTCGCCCAGGCGACGTTCTCGTAACGCTCGTAGTCGTTCAGGCCGGCGATCGCCGTCGCGATATCGGCCTCGGTGAAGACGCCTTCCTGCACGAGCTGGTCGGCGTACTGCCCGTTGCTGTCGTATGTGCTGGTAGTGGCCATTGTCTTACCTCCCTGGGATGCGTGCCTGAGTCCTGGCACACAGCGCGACGCACGTGCAGATGCACGCACGCCACGCACTGCGTCAGTCCCGGACGTTCTTGCGGACCTCCTCCAGCTCCGCCAGCTCCTGCGTGCCGGTGATCGCCTCCAGCCGGATCGTGTACCAGCGCGCGGTCTCCTCCTCATCGGGCATGCCGGAGTAGTCGATGCGCTCGTCGAAGAAGCTGACGCTCGTCCCGTCACGCGGGACGCATAGCCAGCCGCTTTCTTCGAGTGAATCCCGGACGCGGGAGGTCACTCTCTCGATGTCCTCAGGCTCCGTCATTGCTTACCTCCTTCAGTGTGCACGCCTCCTGGCATGCAGCGCGGGACGCATCCGGTCGGGATGCGTCCCGCGCAGCGCGTCAGGCGCTGGTCTCGTCGTCAGCCGGGGTGGTGGCTGCGACGGGAGAACCGGGGTACGGCTGCATGTAGTAGTCGGAATCGCGCGTCGCGAGGCTCCGCAGCGCGCGCTGGAGCAGCCGGGTGACGGTGCGCATGGCTCACACCGCCTTGATGTAGTCGAGATACTCCTGGATCCCGCTGTAGACCCAGGTGGACAGCACCACCGCGTCCTCCCCGACCCCCACGCTGAGGAACAGGATGATCGTGATCGTGCTGGTGAACAGGACGCACATGTGGATGTGATACCGCACGCGGATCTTGCGAGCCTCCTCCGGGTCCGGCGGGAGCACCGGATGCAGCAGGCCCTTCGTCCCCTGCGGGAGACGGACCGGGACCGGGGTGATCACGCGCTCAGCCAGGTCAGCTCGGACGTGCAGACCTCGTAGGTGGCCACGATGTTCGCCGCCCGGGACTGGTTCATGTACTCGAACACGTTGTGCAGCGACGCCCCGCCCGCGAACATGTCGTCCACGTACAGGAGCCGGCTGTACGCCGTGCAGTCACCGATCATCACGATGTGCGACTGCACGCAGTCGTGCCCGCCCCGGCAGATGAGCATCAGCGGCTTGTTGAGATCCGACGCGAGAGCCGCGCCGAGCGCCACGCCGTGCATGTCGCCTGCGGTGACGATCGCATCGAACTTGTCCTGACAGTGCGCCAGGAACACCGAAGCCTTGATCCTGGCATCGGTCAGGGGCTGCCATTCTCCCATGATTGCTACCTTCCTTCCTTGTCGGGCAGTACGCCGGAGGTCCAGCGCACTAGACCGCGCGCATCCGGGGAGGATGCGCGCGATCTGGCACGTTAGAACCAGCTTCGCCGGTGAGTCAGCTGATAGCCGCCTGGATGTGCGGGCTGATGCGGAGGGCATTGGCGATGACCGTCAGTGCCGGATTGACTGCTGATGAGGTCACGAACACGGAGGCATCTGCGACGAACAGGTTCGGTATGTCGTGCAGGCTGCCTTCCGGGCTCACGACGGACGTGCGCGACGAGTGCCCCATCCGCAGCGTGCCGCACTGATGCGCGACTGCTGCCAGCGGCATCTCGCTGCTGAGCGTGACGTACCCTGCGTGATGCAGGATGCGCCGGATGCGGGACCGGAACGTCCGCGCGCGAGCCGCGTCCTGCGGATCCCGGGTGACCGAGAGCCGGATGCGACCGGAACTCGTGAGCGTCACGGCGTTGCCCGGACGGGGGCTGTCTTCCGTCATGAGCCACAGCCCGAGCGCACGCGAGGCGAGCGCGTCAGTCGCAGCTGACGGGAGATGTGCTGCCAGGCGGGACTCGCCGCGCAGCATGCCTCCGGCCGGACGTCCGGTCATCTGGAGACTGGAGCGCAGCTCCGGCACGTCGTCCAGCATGACAAGGGTCTTGTGGAACCCCTCGTCCGCCGGGCTCAGGCCGTGCCGGAGTCCCGCAGGCGGGAAGGCGAGCATCGCGGTGCTGATGTGCGCCATGTAGTTCCGTCCCGCCTGACCGGAGTCCCCGCCCAGACCGGAGCGCAGCAGCAGCGCCGCTGAGTTCACGGCCCCGGCTGCGAGGACGATAGCTCCGGCGGTGAGCGCGGTGCCGTCCTCCAGGATCACCCGGCGAGCCTGACCGCGCTCCGCCTCGATCCGCTGCACGCACGCCCCGGTACGGAGCGTGACGCCCGGATGACGCAGAGCCCGGCGCAGGGCTACTGTCTCCGCGTCTGCCTTGCCGAGCACCGGGCACGGGAAGCCGTCGCAGCGCGCGCAGCGCGAGCATGCTCCGGCGGTTCCGTCGAGCACGCCCGAAGGCGCGGGCGACGGATGCAGGCCCTTGCTCGTCAGGACATCCGCGAAGGCAGCGACCGCCGGCACGTGCGGAAGCGCGTGCACGTTGTACCAGCGCTCGGCCTCACGGTAGGCTGGCTCCATGTCCGCGCAGGTCACCGGCCAGGTCGTGAAGTCGTCCGGAGCGAAGCGGAACAGCGCCGCCCCGTAGAACTTCGTCGCCCCGCCGACGTTGTAGTGCACCTGCGGGGTGAACGGACGGCCGGCCGCGTCGAGCCAGGGATCTGCGCTCACGTAGCGTGAGCGGCAGAACACCTCCTGCGCGTCCCAGTTCTGCGGCTCGCGGGGAACGTGCGTTCCCCGTTCGAGGATCAGGATGCGCGCGCCCGTCCGCGCCAGCGCGCGGGCGACCGCTGAGCCGCCTGCCCCGGAGCCGATGATGATGAGATCAGCGTCCATGGTGTCTTACCTCCCTAGGGTCGTGCGCCGTCTGGCACACGGCACGCGACACGAGCTGGATGCTCGCATCACATGCTCTGTGTCAGCTGAGAATCGTGCCGATGAGAATACCGAGCAGGACTCCGGCGGTCACTGCCTCGGCGGTGATCAGGAGCCTGATGAGCGCGGCTCTCATCGTCACAGGCCGCCGTCGTCGTCAGCTGCGTCACCGTCGGAGCCGTCCGGGTCCTCGTCGTTCCCGGCGAATCGCATGTCGGGCTGCGGCATGGGCTGACCCGGACGCCACGTGCCGGCGTTCGTCCTGATATCGTGCATGAAATACCAGGCCACGACGATCATGACGCCGAGGATGACGGCGACCACGCAGAAGTACTGAAGTGCGGTCATGTTGCTTACCTCCCTTGAGATGTGCACCTCCTGGCGCACAACGCGATCCGCGAGCGGCAGGCTCGCGGGTCACGCACTGCGTCAGGGCCTGTCCAGCTCAGCTGCGAGCAGCGGATGAGCCGGGGCGACGATGACCTCATACCAGGTGCCGTCTGCCGGATCCTGGAAGTAGAAGTAGGAACGCGGATCGAGATCGCCGTACAGGCTCAGCTCGCCCTCCTGATCGAACTCGATGGTGGTGAACGGGACGTGATTCCTTTACTATCTCCGCCATCTCATGCCGTCGCTCGATGCGGATAGCATGAGATGCGGCGGACGAAAGGTCCAGCAGCGTCTGCGACGCCGCCAGCGTCTCCTCGCTCTGGAGTTCTTCCGGGATCGCCTGTACCAGCGTCCGGAGTGCCTCGCGTAGATCCATCGCTTACCTCCCTTGAGATGCGTGCCGTCTGGCACGCAGCGCACGCCACGTGACAACTGTCACATGACGCACGCAGCGCGTCAGCTGCGACGATGCTCGTGCTGAGCCGGGCACTGCGCGAGCGGCCACACCTTGTCGGCGTAGCCCGTCCGGAGATGACGGGCGACGTAATCGGCGTTGCCGATATTGTGGACGATGGTGCCGGCGGCCAGCATCCCGATTCCGGTCTCGCGACTGCAGAATCGCAGCCCGGCAGCCAGCTCGGCCTCGTAGATCCGGGCGCTCCAGCGCTTGTGATCGGTGAGATAGTCCGCCAGTCCCGCCTCGGCCTGCCCGGCGGTGATGCCGTCCAGATCCCGGAAGGCGTTGCGCCTGAGGATCGTCTCGTTGACGTGCTGGACGGCCCATGCCCATTCCCGGTCGCCCGTCCAGGTGCCGTTGTCAGCGGCGATCGCCGCAGCGAGCGCGGTCAGCGCGGTATCGCGTCGGTTCATGCTTACCTCCCTTGAGATGCTCGTGCGAGCGCACGGGCAGCACCCCTCGCGAGGTCGCCCCTCGTGAAGGATGCTGCGCGTCTCTCACGCAATCTGGCTGACCGGCCCGCCTCGCGCGCGGACGCGCTGCACGAGCCCGGTGAGATCCTTCCTGGTCTCCCGGCTGACGACCGGCTGGCCGTCCAGGTCCAGGCAGGTCATCTCTCCGTTGCGATCGGTGATGACCAGGTAGTACCCGTCGTCGATCTCGTAGGTCGTGGTCCCGTAGCGCGTCGTGCGCGCCCAGGTGACCCGGAATCTGCTCATTCCTGCTTACCTCCTCTGGCTGCGCGGGTATCGCGCAGCACCGCCCGCGACGGATGTCGCGGGCGATGCAACGGTTACCCGCCGGTAACTCGCTGTCGCTGATCTCGCCCATGTCGATGAGCATCGCGCGGGCCTCGCCGGCGCGTGTCCTGCGCGACGCTGCGAGCTAGAACTCGTCGTCGTCGTCGTCGTCGTCGCTGCTGAGTCCCGGGTTGCCTGTGTCGAACTGGCGTTCGATTTCGGCCGGGGTGAATCCGGCTCCCTGAAGAGCGTCCCAGCTGGCCGGGCTCATGACTGAGCCTCCGGCCGGGCGTGCCGTCCGGTGGCGGGAAGCTGAGCCGCCGCGCGGGCGAGCAGCTCCTGCTCCAGCTGGCTGATCCGCTCCAGCAGCCTCTGACGGCTGACGCCGGCGGTCGTGGTCGTGGTCATTGCCCCTTACCTCCTTACTCTGCGTGATCGGTTGATCACACTAGACCGCTCCGGGGCGGCTGCCCCGGAACGATCTGGCGTGGTCAGGCCGTGACGGCCGAGGGCTCGCGGGCGGACGTGTCCGTGTCCGTGACCTCTTCCGAACTGGTGTTCGATTCCGGCGCGGGGGCCGGAGCCGGAGCCGGAGCCTCGGCGGGGACCGGGAACCCGAAACCGGGATCGTGGGCGCCCTGGTAGAGGGCCAGCAGCGAGACCGGCGCGGCGTTGATCTTGAACTTGCGGGTCAGGCCGCCGCGTCGCACCGGGTAGTGCGATCCGAGCCACGCCCCGGAGGCGTCCTCGGCCGCCTGGATGACGGCGCGACGATCCGCACTGGTGTTCGTATCCGCGACCCGCGAGTCGTGGATCATTTGCGCTAGGCGCACGCCGGTGCGCAGGATGGAACCGCGCATCATGCGCAATTCGTCGTACGATTTGTACGACGAATTAGTTTTCGAATTCGAACGGTAGTTCGAACCGGCGAGCTTGCCGGCGTCGTCCAGCACTGCACTGACCTGCGAGAATAGCGCAGCCAGTGGTTTATGAGCACCCTCCGTGACTGCTATACGGAGCGTAACCGGCGACCGATTCGTGCTGTCGTGCGTTGACCCGTCGTAACCGCCTGCTGCACCGAACGTAGCCGCCGCGATGGCTAGGTGCGCCACGGCACGAGCCGGACCGTTGCCGCTTGCGCCCGGGATCTCCCAGGTGAACTCGGAGATTTCGCCCGTGTGTTCGACGGTTGCGGCTAGTAGCGCAGCGTGCATGAGTGCTGACATCTTGTCATCCTCATTGTCACTCTGCGTAACCATGTGGAGAAGCGATTCAAAAGTCGCGTTCTCGTCCGTAACCGTGTCGTTCTGTGCGGTTGCCGGTGTGGTTGCCGGTGTGGTTGTGCGCTTACGTGATGGCATTTGCTTACCTCCGTTGGGTTGTGTTTCATTGCCCGAGCGGGCAACACCGAATACGTATTCCAATCATGATGATTGAAGATTGAAGATTGAACACGTGTTCGATGCAATTCGCTGGGAAATGGCGCGCTAAGAACGCGCGATAACGCGCGAGTCGACAGAATCGGATATGACATCGGTAATGGCGCTGATTGCGTCTGGATCACCGTGAAATCGGACGATATAACTGTCCGCAACTTCCCATGAAACCGCGCAATCGAAGATATCGATACCCGCTTCGCGCAAGACCAGCGCAGAAAGCAGATTCGATATCTCGTCAGAACTGAAACCGGGAAACAGGTCATTCGGGTCATCGTAAATCACGGTGACACTCGCCATGTCTGGCATGCCGCTTACCTCCTTGGAATTGCCCTAGCGGGCAACACGGTGCACACATCGTGCGCACCATGCAATTCGCTAGGAACACATGCACGCGCCATTCCTGGCACGCAGCGTACGGCATATCCCGCACACGTTCCGGGGGTCACGCATAAACCGCTTGTGATTCCCGGACAGCACCGCTACCGGCTTTCCGGATTCGTTGTAGCTGTTCGGGCGCGTGATTCCGGCGACTTCTAGTTCCGCTTGCCGTTCCGCAACTTGCGCAATAAAAAGTGCGTACGCCTGCGGCCCCATTTCCTCAAGCAAAGGATGCGGAGGGCGATCGGCAATCATGTGCGTCTTTCCAGCGCTACGGCGCTGGAGATTCACCATGCCATTCTCACGCCTGTTGAGCGCAATCTGACCGGCACGCCGCGATGCTTTCCACGGTTGCGTGATCTTGCTGGCCTTAGGTGCTTTACCTGGCTTTGCCATTACTTACCTCCTTGGCGCCCTAAACGAGCAACACAGCGCACACATCGTGCGCGCCATGCAATTCGTCAGGACTTGCCGGTAAACGGGTGATGATCCGGATAGGCGATATGCCCATCTCTACCACCCCCACCCGCATGCAAGAATGGCAACCGCGAGGATTGCCGCTATCGCGTAGGCGTGAATGACGTATTTCATTTCCCTTACCTCCGTTCGCGGGGGATTATCCGCGCGGAAAGCCAGATGGGCAAGATAACTGCAACGCTTGCGCGCTTTTTACGCAATTGCCCGGACTCACTTCGTCCGAATTACGGCAACAACCGAGTCCACCTGACTAACCGTGCGAATACGGGCCACATACGGCAAGCCGCATTAGTGAACCGCACCGCGTTCGCGGGGGATTATCCGCGCGGAAGGCCACGCCAGAATTCAGCGTGGCCAACCGTGCGAATACGGGCCACATACGGCAAGCCGCATCGGTGAACCGCACCGCATACCCAAAGGTAGGTAAGGTAAGCAATATGCGTCACTGCCAATGCCATTACGGGGGGTTCATGTTCCGCGCTGTAAAAGCCGCGCCCGTGCAATTCCACGGGACCTATCTACGGTATCCCTTTCGGGTGTTACCTCACCGTTGGCACTGGTGACCGCCTGGTAAACCAGGCGGATTAACGCTATTGATTGGCGGAATCGGCCACGGGCCCATGCAGCTTGCGAAACTACCGCGTACCGCATTTCGTGCGCCCACTACGTACCTTGCATTCTGCCCGCTTATGGCGTGGCCCAACTGCTTGCGCAGCCTGGTTGGACCATAAACGAGGTTTGGCCGACCCCTATGGTGTTATGCATTTCCCCAACACGCGGCCTAGGCGAAATGCCCTAGGCGGGGGGCGCGCCCCGTGGGGGCGGCGCGCCGTGCTTTGAATTTGTATTGCACTACACACACTGGTGTAAGGGCACCGAATTTGTCAACAGCCTGTTGCCATTCTGTTCCCCTTTCGTTATCGTTCTGTTACCTGCGCCCGTTGCGCGCCCCTGTAAGCCACCATAAGCCACGCGCCGGCGCGCCCTAGTACCTGCCACGGGGGTGTGCCCTACAGGCCCGCAGCGTGGCGCGCAGCGCCGTGCACGGGCACCTAGCGCACGGGCGCACCCGCCCCTGTGCGTGGCCAGGGTGCGCTGTGCTGGCCTGCCACGGGCAGGCCCATACCGGCGTACGGGTAGCGCCATGCAGGCTGGTACAGGCACCCAGCTGGCGCGCCTGGTAATAGTTGCTTAGGTTAAGCAACGTTCTGACCAGGCATTATGTGCATGTTAGTTAGGTGTGCTAACCATTGTGTGACCACTAGTTAGCACAACTAATGGTATTCATTAGCATTGCTAACATGTGTGCGCATGCGCCGGCACGCATATTAGTTAGCAATACTAACGAGCTGGCGCACTGGTTAGCGCGCCTAATGATATTTCATTTGCATTGCTAACGATATACGTTAGTTAGTGATGCTAACGATCCGTCCGCACGCGTGTTCGAACTATTGTGTACTGATCAGTACACAATAGTGGCTTTTTTCGAATTTGTACCCCGGCAATCTACCCCCCGCACCAGCCCCCTCCCCACACCCCCTAAAGCTCGAAAACATTTTCGAATTTTCCACCTCACCAGCCCCCCCGCCCCATCCTCCAAAGTTCGAAAACATTTTCGAATCCGCCGCACCGGCCCGCCATGCTATGCTGGCCTTATGCACATACGCCTGGCCGCTGTCACCATCCTCACCGACGCTTCCGCTCGCGTCCTGCTCGGCATCCGAGGACCCGGCACCGGTGCCGGACTCTGGGGTCTGCCGGGGGGTCACTGCGACCCTGGCGAGTCTCCGCGCGCCTGCGCCGCGCGTGAGCTGACCGAGGAGACGTCTCTCCGCGCGCACCCGGACGCTCTGACGTTCGCCCTGGTGTCCGGCCGACCGGCGTTCACCGTCCCGGACACCACCTACATCGAATTCATTTTCGAATGCTCGCGCGTCGCCGGCACGCCCCGGGACACCCCCGAGATGCACAGCTGGACCTGGTTCTCCCCGGCTGCGCTCCCGCCTGCCGCTGCGATGTTCCCGCCTGCCCGGGGGGTCATCACCGCCTGGCTCCAGGGGGAGCGCTGCGCCTGGCGGACCGCCTCCGACCCCGCCCTCAATCCCGAACACCAGTTCTACACCGTCCCCGGGCATCAGTCCGGGACATGACACACCTGGTTCTGTGACCGGGGGGTCCAGGGGGGATGCTCCGGCTCTCGTCAGCTCCAGCGCAGACGACTCACGGGTACCTGGTATCCGGCGCACCTGGCCCTGCGTCTGCCGATCGCCGGGCCAGACCGTAGATCCACTCTCCGGGGTATGCCGGATGCCCGTAGCCGACGCGACCGGCGAGCTCGGTTTTCCTCACATCCGTCCGCCACGGACGAACCGTCAGCGTGATGACCTCGCAGTCGGCCGCGTCCAGGATAGTCCAGAGCTCAGCTGGCTGATGATACCGGAAGTAGCGCGGGGCTCCGAGCCGGGCGGTCTCGTACTCGTCGCCGTCGCCGCGACGCGTGCAGAACGCGAAGACCCCGCCGGGCCGGAGGACCGACCGGATCCACCCGAGCGCGATGCGCAGCTCCCGGATGGTGAAGTGATGCAGGACCGCCGCCGCCAGAACTCCGTCGAATCGATGGTCGACGGGCGGGTCCGTCAGGACATTGATGCTCCAGACGTCCTGTCCCTGAGCGCGAAGATAGTCCGCGAATGCCGGGGTGACGTCGCTGCGCTGCACGTCCGCGCCGAGCTGTTCCAGCACGCGAGCATCGCGTCCGTGAGCGGAGCCGATCTCCAGCACGCGCGGACGTCCGGCATCGGGTCCGCCCGACGTGAGCTCCTGACAGAAGTCCGTCAGCCACAAATCATACCAGGGAGGATATGTGACTGAGACACTCCGCGCGATGTACGCGGCGGCATGTGCCTGATAGGTCTGAAGAGTGACGACGGACGGATCGGGACTGTTCATGAGAAGCCTTTCGTCTGTAGAACTGATGTTCGATAACTGCCAGGCGAGCGACCCGGACTGACAGCAGGTGGTGCAGGCCCCCGGGACACTGGTCATCGACACCGCCGGCGACATCCTGGCGTTCAACACACCGTACGGCAACACGACGATGGCCATCGTGCAGTCCGAGTACTTCATGATCTATCAGGACAGCGGTGCGTCGCAGGGCGTGCCGATCTTCACGTTCAGCAACGGCGTGTATACCGATCCGTTCAGCAACACCATCGGCGGCGGTTTGTTCCTCGGTCAGGTCGGGACGCCGACCACGTCGCCGACTGCGGGCATCCAGCTGTACGTGGATGCGTCCGGGAACCTGAAGGCGCTCACGCAGGACGGGAACACGCGGACCATTGCTGCGGTGTGAGCGTCAGCGCTTTGTTTCGTGGACGGATAAGACGTCGTCCTGAGATCTCCTCAGACACCATGCGCACTGACACGTTCAGTCTAGCCTAGCCTGTCCTGTCCCATCCTTGTCTTTCCAAGCCACTCCCTGAGTTACGCTGTGTAACTATCGCCTACCTGGCTAGGCGATGCTACCAGTGCGTCCGCTCGTGACGTCCGCGCAGCTGCTCGTCCGTCGGGACGACGGGGAGCTTGTCGCTGAGATGCCACAGGACGCACATGCTGGCGAGATCCACTGCGGCGTACAGGAACTGGAACGGGAGCTGTCGCAGGACGAACTCCATCAGATCGCCCAGACCGATGAGTCCCTGGATGCCTGCCAGGACACGAAGCAGGAGGATGCGTGCATTCATGATAGCGGAGTGACCTTCCTGGGGGTGGAGCGCGGTCGGATGGGGATCTGCATCGCTACGATGTCGCGATGCACCTGCGTGTAGCTGACGCCGGTCGCAGCGGCGATGGCACGCATGCTGTAACCGAGCGCGTACATGCGCTGGACGGTGAGCTGTCGACTCACCTCCCGGAGCCGGACGGTCCAGTACGCGAACGCGGTCGCGTTGCCGTCCGGATAGCCGCGCATCGGTCCGGCGAGATAGATCTCCATGCAGCTCCTTCATCGATCGAACTGATGTTCGTATCAGTCGAGCATCCAGGTGAGCGTCGCATCCGCGTGCGCGACGGTTGTGTCGAGTACCGGCAGAGACGCTACTTCAGCCGACAGCAGCAGCCCGAGCTCGGTGCAGCCGAGGATCACGCCGTCGCATCCGGCGGCGGCCAGACGTCCGGTGACGTCGCGCAGCTTGTCCCGGCTCTCCTCGGAGATAACGCCCCGGCAGAGCTCATCATAGATGATCCGGTCCACCATCTGACGATCCGGCTCGTCAGGAATCGTGATCGTGAGATCACGTTCTGCGAGCGCATCTCGGTAGAACTGGTGTTCCATCGTGTAGCGGGTTCCCAGCAGTCCCGGACGAGTCATATCGCGTGTGCGAGCGGCAGCAGTCACAGCATCGGCGATATGCAGCACCGGTATCGCGACTGCCGTCGCGATCTGAGAGTAGACGCGATGCATCGTGTTCGTGCAGATGATGAGTCCCTCTGCGCCGGCATGCTCCAGATTGCGTGCGCACGTGGCCAGATAATCCCCGGCGAGTTCCCACTGCCCGGACGTCTGGAGATATTCCACGTTCGCGAAGTCGACCGACAGCACGATGCAGCTCGCGGAATGCAGCTCGCCGAGCCGGGTCCGGACACCCTCGTTGAGCAGACGATAATAGACGGCGGTGCTTTCCCAGCTCATGCCGCCCAGCAGACCGATCGTTTTCATGAATCCGTCCTTCCGTTGTCGAACTGATGTTCGGGAAGCAGGGTCGCTGCGCGACCCTGCACCCCGCCTGGTAACGCTCGCCGCCGGACCGGCAGCGACATCCCGCGTCCCGGTCTGCGCGAGCAGCCGAGCTTGTGCGCGTGACGCATCTGGCATTCCGGGCAGCGTCCGCGCACCCGGAACCAGACCGCCCGGACGCGCTCACTCCAGCTGAGCCCGGTCATCCCGGCCTCCTGTCGAACTGATGTTCGTATCCGGGCCGGGATCGGCCAGGTCGCGATCGCTCCACAGCGTCACCCGGGTCTCGCGCTGCTCCAGCAGCGACGGCAGCCGGTACCAGGCCACCCGGATGGTGTACCGGCCCGTTCCCTCCGTCAGGACGGTCCAGCCCCGCACCGTCCGGGGGACGCTCACCTGCGTGAGCGGCATATCCGGGCGCGCGCCCGGTCCCGGGGTCCGGTCGGAGCGTCCGATGTGAATCCATTCTCCCGAGTACCCGTAGATGTCCGGGTACTTCTCCCGGGTCTGAATCTCCAGGATCCACACATCGTCGCGCTCGAAAATCAGATCGACGCCCTCGACGTGAATCTCGCCCTGCTCGACCTGGATTTCCCGGTCGGGGGCGCGGGGGATGCCGTCAGTCATGTCCTCGTTCCTTCCTCTCAGACGTGATTCCGGGGAATGCCGAGCAAGTCCAGCGCCTGCTCCAGCAGATCCTCCGGGTGCATCTCGAAAACAGTTTCGTAGTCGTCGCCGGCTGTCCGGTGCACGACTGTCTGATCGTTGTCGATCCACAGCACGCAGTCCCGGTCCAGCTTTCCCGTCTCGTACGCGGCATGCAGCTCCGCCAGCGTCGCATAGCGCATCATGCGTTCCTCCTCCATCACTCAGGGGAGGCCCCGGGCCGGGGCCTCCCCGCCACCTGGCTCCTCCTCACCGGTCACGCCCGTCCCGCACCACGGGGACCAGGCGGCCCACGTCGTGCGACCATCCGGCAGCGAGACCGACTGCTCCATCCACAGATGCCCGCGCGTCCAGCAGTCCAGACCCGGAACATCCGCCCACAGACCCGCAGGCGCGTCCATCACACCCGCTCCTGACGCTGCGACCAGCGACGCAAACGCTCCAGATCCCGCTCATCCGCCAGCTCGCGCGTTGCGGCATGCAGCAGCTCCGACCAGCGTCCGCGCTCCTCATTGCAATCCGGACAGCTCAGCGCATAGGCACGCTCCCCGGGCAGATGCAGCAGCGGACGACCATCCGGATACCGGGACCGGTCATTCAGATGATCAATCGTCGCGAAATCCGCCGGAGTATCACGCGTGCGACCCGCCATCCGCCGCTCCATGTGCAGCGCCAGCGGCATCCCGCACCACCAGCACGACGGATCCTCCTCGAACAGCCGGAGCAGTCTGCGACGCATCCGGGAAGTATCCGTCATCGATCCTCCGCATCCTCATGCGATTCCGTCGTCCAGACCCAGCGGAGGATCTGCACATGCCAGCCCAGCGGACTGCGTCCGGCTCCCAGCGCGACATACCCGGGTGCGGTCGTATAGCGACGCCAGCTCATGCCGGCTCACTGTGCCAGATGACATGCAGCGGCGGCCAGTCCGTCCAGCGGGGCCGTCCGCGCACCCAGTCACCCAGTATCATGCGACCGTCCCGGCTCGTCTCCCGGAACGTCCACCAGGTCAGACCGCTGACATGCAGCTCCAGACGTCCGCACTGGAATTCGAGACGATTCGGCTCGCTGAACGGAGCATTCAGCCCGGCATGCAGCCACAGACGCGCAGCCCGGGGACGCATGACCGGCGGCACATTCATCATCACGCATGCGCCCCACGGGAACGCAGGATTCACGTCGGCATGCAGCTCCAGCCAGCGCGTCCGCACACGGATGCACGGCACCCCCGCGTACGCATCGACGGAGAACACACCTGGTGGTGCAGCGGGGGTCCGGGGGCGGGGAATATCCGTCATTCGCTCGCTTTCTTCTGTTTCAGGTACCAGGCTTCCAGCAGCTCTTCCGCTCGCTCCAGCTCCTCCAGCGCCTGCGCGCCGTGCAGCGCGCAGATGACGGCATCCGCCTCGGCCCGGGTCAGCGCCTGCGCATCAGTCCACGTGCAGCCGCTGGAGCTGTGCGGAGGCGGATGACCCGGCTCCTGCGTGCAGATCGCGCCGTGCTGACAGAACGACTGACAGCACAGCTCATCAATCAGTCGCACTCCGGATTCTCTTCCCGCTTTCCCGCCGCGCGTCGCGCACGCGACAACGGACCCGGCTGATTCGGATTCGGCTGATGCCATCGTCGCGACCGCGACCCGTCATCCCGGTGCAGCTGCCGCAGATACGGCTCTATCTGCCGGTACGCGCTCGCGCGCCAGCGACCCGGATTGCGACGACTCATTCCTCCTCCTCATAGAACGGCAGCGGCGCGAGCCAGTAGTACACCGTGATCCCGCTGCGCTCCCGGCTACGCGACTCCCCCGCCTGCGACCCGTCCGGATACGACGCTCGCCAGACAATCTCATCCTGACCCGTCAGCCTGCGGATCTCATTCGCACGCCGACGAGCTGCCCCGGGCGATCCGCAGACACACAACGTCACCGGATCGCCATACGCGCCGATCTGCTCCGACAGCGTCCACACCGTCCGGTCAGACATCAGCATCACCTGGTCCCGGCCGGGGGTCCGGGGGAAGCAGCATCTCTGTCTGCATGCGACGCAGCTGCGACGCCGACCGGGGACGCACGGGGATGACCGTCCCCAGCAGCCGGAACTCCGCCGGATACGCGCGCGCAGCCGCCTGCGCCAGGATCATCCGCTGCACCACGTGAATCGCCGCACGCGCCTCCGCCAGATCCCCCTCGCGATTCGGACCCTGAGGGACCAGCAGCTCCAGCCTGGTGTAGCAGCCGCCCAGCTCCTGCACCAGCGCACGCTCAGCCGGGGTGAGCACGTCATCCGTCATGACTCCTCCTCAGAGATCAGCCAGTCACGCAAGCGCCGGATCTCCCGGACCAGCGCCTCACTGTCCACGTACGGCTCGTGCACGTGCGAGCACTGCGGGCGCTCCGGCTCCGGCAGCAGGTCACCTGCATGATGCATGTGATGAGCCGCCGTCCAGCGCTCCAGCCGGGCTAGCACCTTCGCGGCGAGATCCTTCTCATTCATCCGGCTGGCCCGTCGAGATAATCCCAGACCTGCTGATCCGGATCCGGCCCGACCTGCCGGTCCTGACCCCAGTCAGGTTCCGCCTCGGCGGCGAGCCGGGGAGCCGGATTCGGACGATGCGCATCGTCGCTGACCGACATGTCCTCGCCAGGATCATCGGCAAACGGCCAGCCCGCATCCGGGAAATGCTCCTGCATCCACTCCGGCGTGACCGGGATGTGCCCGACGGACTCGTCCAGCTTCCACGTCCCGAATCCCGAGGCCATCCACTGACCCAGCCGGTGCAGCTGATGTCCCAGCGACCGGTCCGCGATGCCGTGCTCATCACGCGGACCCCAGCGCACATGCCACAGCCAGTCCGGCGGACCGAGCAGCAGCGAGCACACCGGACCGGAACGCTCCGGCGTGCAGCGCCACTCCAGGATGCCCGCCCCGATCTCCTCCAGCAGCAGCGCGTGCAGCGGCTGATAGTACAGCTCGATGGTCGTGCCGCGATCCTGCTGATGCGTCAGCCGGGCACGCAGGATGCCGCCGTTGTTATTGCTCACCTGTCACAGCTCCCCGGGATGTCGTCGTCATGCAGCTCCGCGAGAATCTCCGCGAGCCTGGTCGTCCCCTCCGGGGTCCGGGGATCCGCCCGGACGGTCCGCCAGGTCACCTTCCCCAGACCCCGGGGCAGCTCCTGACCCGGCCGGAGCACCGTCACGACGGGCTTCTCCAGCATGATCGCCAGACCCAGCTCCACGCAGAACCTCACATCCGGGGTGGTCTCCGGCACCATCAGCACCACGTACCGGGACGTGGTCATGGCAGGCAGCGTCTTCACCTGCACGTGGGAGACAATAGCCTCCCACTCCGCCCGCTCCTGCGGGGGCAGCTCGTCTATCCAGCTGGCCACCGGACTCCTTCCTGTTCCTGCGCGCCGGGCGCGCGCTTACCGCCAGCTTACCACCCGGGGCCGCATGCGGGGCGGTAAAAATAAGGTTGCGCGGCAGGGGGCGCGGGGGGTATAGTCAGACCTGTGACCGCAGGGAAGTGCAGTTTCCTTCCGTGTGTCCCAACCGAAGAGAAGCGGCTCCCGGCGGTCACGTGAAACTTGAGAACTCAACTGACGCATCACATAAGCTCTCCTCCGATGCGCAGGCAGGCGGGTACTTCGGCAACGCACATGTCTCAGGAACATGCAATTCCTGGTTCAAGCCCAGGTCGGCGCTCCGGCGTCGATAGCGTAATTTCCCCGCAAGGGGAGTCCCGCAGCCGCTCAGTTCACGGAGGAGACCCCCGGATCCTCGCAAGGGGGTCCGGGGGACGAGCCTCTCCGATGCGCAGTCAGCGAGATACTTCACTGGTAATGAAAAGGTTACAGGTTCGAGTCCTGCCATTCCTCTCGGGGAATGTAGCTCAAATGGAAGAGCATTTCTCGCAGACGATCAGTTCACGGAGAGGACCTTACTGCGCGATCCCGTCCCGTCCATCACAATGCGGGCACCTGTTTCAGCGGGATCGCGTTTAACGTCCGGCGCGCAGCAGACGGGGTTTTTCTGAGGGGTTAGACCTCGCCTGCGCGCCGGATCACACGTCAGCCAGATGCGCAGCATGCGGGTACTTCGAGTTGCGGAAAGCTCACCATCTGTCCCGCGTGCGACCCGGTACACTGGCTGACCCGGCGCGGGGTAGAGGAGTTCGGTCGTCCTCGTGGCGCTCATAACGCCGAGATCGCAGGTTCAAATCCTGCCCCCGCTACGAGATCCTCCGCGTCTTCCCTCCGGGGGACGCGGGGGATCTTCCACCCAGGAAGGATGTCATGCCACCCAAGCGAAGCAAGAACACTGTCGCCAAGGCGACCCGTGCTGCCAGCTGGGCACGCGGCAAGGAGCGCAGCCAGCGGCGGATCTCGGAGCAGACTGCGGCCGCGCGACGCAATCGCGAGACCCGCGCAGCGGGCCTCGCCACCCCCTGGCAGCAGGCACGCGCCGTGCGTCGCGCGCGCCGGGCCGAGGAAAGGAACGCAGCGAATGACTAAGACGGATGCAGCGGCAGCAGCCCGGGAGATGCTCCGGATGCTGGACGACGGCCGGGGCTGGTGCAAGCAGACCTACTTCCGGCGCATCAAGGACCCGGATACCGGGCAGCTCGTGGGTCAGTACTGCCTGCAAGGGGCGCTGCATAGTCTGCTGGGCGTGCAGACCTGGGCAGCCGTGGACACGAGGAACGCGATTGTCAGTATCCTCGCGGAGCAGTACCCGGAGCGTCTCGACCCGCGATGGCTCACGATCCCCAGCTTCAACGATCACGAGGCCACCACCTGGGACGACGTGCGCGTCGTCCTGGAGAAGCTCGTCGCACGGGAGGACGCGTGAAGCGGAACCCGCACGTCGCGGAGGACATGCTCGCGTACCTGGGCGACCCCGGGCACTGGATCCAGGGCAGGTACGAGATGAGGGAGCAGCGCTGTCTGCTCGGAGAACACGGCGCAGCCGCCTACAGCAACGCGAATCACTGGGCCGGACGCACGCGGCGACCCGGGAATTCCCGGCTGCTCAGGCAGCTGGCGAGCATCATCCAGGAGCAGTACCCGGAACGTCTTGAGTGCCTGCGCGGCATCGGTGAGGTCATCGCGGGGTTTAACGATCACCCGGAGACCCGGCATGCCGAGGTTGTTGCCGTGCTGGAGAAGCTCGTCGTCCGGGAACAGGAGGACGCGTGACTGAAACGAGGACGGAGCACGCTCAGATCGCCCGGGAGATGCTCGATCTGCTAGATGAGGGACGCAGCTGGCTCAAGGGCAGCGTATCCGATGCGAGCCGGCAGCGTCGCTGCGTGCTCGGCGCGTATCAGCGAGTGATCGAGCTGCGACGGGGGGTCTGGGGGGGTGACTGGTGGACACCGTTCGTGGCGGCGCTGGAGCAGACGGTACATGAGCAGTACCCGGAGCGCACGCGACGTGCCGCCTCCTTGTTCTGGGCGAACATGATTGATCCGGCAGCGATCAGCTGGTTCAATGACCATGAAGACACCACCTGGGATGATATCCGGGTGGTGCTGGAGAAAATGGCGGTGCAGGAATGAACGAGACGGAAACCGAGATCGCGGTGCTCCGGGAGATGCTCCGGTGGCTGCGCGATCCGGAGCACTGGGTCAAGAAATCGTACATGAGCCTGGGGCGCATGTGCCTGACGGCTGCTCACGGGTCGATCTGCTATCAGAATCCGTTCTACTGGATGACCTGGCGTGACGGGGAAGGACCCTCACTGTCGCTCCGGACGCTGGCGGACGTCATCCGGGAGCAGTACCCGGAGCGGGCACCCGTGCGGCAGGGTCCGGGACTGCGGCCGGCAGGGGAGATCGTCCTGTTCAACGATCATCCGGACACCGTGCACGCCGATATCATCAGCGTGCTGGAGAAGTCCATCGCGCGCCTGGAGGAAGCCGCATGACCATCAAGGACGAGGCGGAGCAGATGCTCCGGGTACTGCCCGGTCCGGGACAGTGGATGCGCTGCGGATTCTCCTCCGGTTCGCGTCGGTGCCTGATAGGGGCGTATGCTCAGGCAACCGGGGACATTGCTATGGATCTGGTGTGGGGTCGCACTCCCTCGCGATGCGAGGAGATCCCGTATCTCCAGCTCCTGGCGGGCATCATCCGGGAGCAGTACGCCGAGCGCGTGGCGCTCTGCGAGGACGTGACCAATACGATCATGGGGTTCAACGACAGCGCGTGCACCCGGTACGCGGATGTGCGCGTCGTGCTGGAAAAAGCGCTCGTGCGAGCGCAGGAACAGGAAGAGTGATGACAGAACCAGGCTATGCGCACTACATCGGGCTGTTCGACCGGTCCGGATCCATGGACGGCATCCGGGAAGAAACCGAGAACGGCATCCGGGCGTTCTTCGATCAGCAGCGCGATCTTCCCGGCAAGGCGACGGTATCCGAATACCAGTTCGATTACGAGCCGGAGCTGATATGCAGCTTCGAGGACCTTCTCAATCTGCGACCCTACAAGCTCGCGCCGCGCGGCAGCACAGCGCTCCTGGACGCCATCGGCTACGTCCTGGATCATGAGGGACGCAAGCTGGAACTCCTGCCGGAAGAGATGCGACCCGAGCAGGTGTTCTTCCTCATCGCTACCGACGGGAAGAACAATTCCTCGCGCAACTTCGGGCTCACGGACATCCGGGCCAGGCTCCAGCATCAGCAGGACGTGTACAAGTGGGAAATCGTGTACATGGGCGCGAACGTGGACGCCTTCGAGGAGGGGAATGCCATGAGCATCCCGAGCACCAGCACGCTCCAGTACGCGAACACCACGACAACGGAGGCATACAAGATGTCCGGCGGGGCGGTGCGACGCAGCCGGATCAGCGGACAGTCCGTCAGCTACACTCCGGAAGAACGCGAGCAGGCGAAGGGCGAGTCCTGATCCGCCCCTACGTCGAATGGCCACGCGCAGTAATCGACGGACGACGGATCCGCCGGGTGGAAGATGTCGATCTTGCACCCGGCGGTCCGCTTGCAGAAGGGACTACGATGAAACTGAATCAGCCAGGGACCCGCGCGGGACGCGGACCTCTGGCAACGGAAACCGTCAGCTCAGTCAAGACGCACGAAGACGGCACCGGCTATCAGCGCGATGAGCGCTCGCAGCTGTTCCTGCTCGCCACCACGACGTTCGCAGGCGAGGGCAGCTTCTACGAGAGCGCTGCCGTCAGCGACGAGCGACTCAAGACCCTGACGCGCACGCTCGCGATCACGACGGACGGCTGGACGTGGCTCTGCGGATTCCTGCCGTGGCTGCGGAGCGACGGCAGCATCCGGACTGCATCGCTGATCTGCGCCGCCGAGGCGGTAGCGGCCCGGATCGCGGAACGGAAGCGTCTGCTTCGTGGGGAACCTGCGACCGGAAGCTACGAGATTCTCGACACGCAGGGTCCGCCCCTGACGCACCGGCAGCTGATCGCAGTCGTCTGCCAGCGCGCCGACGAGCCCTGCGAGATGCTGGCTTATGCGCTGGGGGTCTGGGGGCGCGCGCTGCCGCTGCCGGTCAAGCGAGGCATCGCTGATGCAGCGGTGCGGCTGTGGAACGAGGCTGCCGCGCTGCGCTGGGACAAGCCGGGGAACGCGGTGCGCTTTGCCGACGTACTGGAGCTCTGTCACCCCCGGACCGGAGCAGACTGGCAGAATGTCATGTTCCGGGATCTGATCACGGAACGCAAGGGCCGGGACGACTACGAGCCGGACCGGCTGCTCCGCAAGGTGCGAGCACGCTGGCTGCTCAACCAGCAGCAGCCCGCCGGACGACACGCCATCGCGCGGCACGCGCTGGACGGCGACATGCAGGACCGGAAGCTCATCGACGACGCGGCAGTCGGTCAATGGGAATGGACACGAAGCTGGCTGGGTGAAAGGTGACATGGAACCAGATCGCCCCCCGGAGCTGATTGAAGGGCCGGGGGTGCAGGGGGAGCCGAAGGAGCTGCGCTCTGCCCTGCGCCTGACTCCTGCCGAGCAATGGCAGCTCATGATCCCGCAGATGGGCTACATGGCGCTACTGAGACAGCTGCGCGCGTTCGACAAGGCCGGAATCCCGGAATCCGTCGCGAACAAGGTCGCGCAGCGGATTGCCGATCCCGCGCAGGTCGCACGCTCGCGACAGCTGCCGTTCCGGTTCTACTCGGCGTACATCAACGCGCCGTCGCTCCGCTGGGGGCAGGCACTGGAGCAGGCTCTCCAGGCGTGTCTCCCGAATGTCCCCGAGCTGCCCGGCCGGACGCTGATCCTGATCGACACCTCCGGCTCGATGGAGAGCTTCCTCTCCGAGCGACCCGACTCCCGGCCCCGACGGGGGAAGGGCCGCCGGGGCGGCAGCCCGGACGAGCCGCCGCCCGTCCGGCCGATGCGCGTCCAGGCAGCCGCTCTGCTCGGGCTGGCGCTCGCGCTGAAGAACCCGGAAGCTGTAGATGTCTGGGGTTTCGCTGACGGGCAGTTCCGGGTCACGGGCATCGGGCCGGGTCAGTCCCTGCTCAAGGCGGTGGAGGCGTTCAGCCGGTGCACCGGCAACGTCGGGCATGGTACGCAGATCGCGCTGGCGGCCCGGATGTGCTACGGCGCGCACGACCGGGTGTGCATCTTCACGGACATGCAGACCTTCGGGCCGGGCGGAGGATTCGGCTTCTACAGCTCCTACGGCGTCGGGGATGTCAGCGCGGCGGTGCCTGCGCGGGTGCCGGTCTACGCCTTCAACCTGGCGGGCTACGAGGCGTCGGCTATGCCCGTCGGCGGGGGCAACCGTCACGAGCTGGGCGGTCTCTCGGACGCGACGTTCACAATGATCCCGGTTATCGAGGCCGGGCGCTCGGCGCGCTGGCCGTGGGAACAAGCAGCATGACGCGCGGGGACCGCTATACTGTAAGCAGCATGCGGTCCCCGCATTATGAGGAGGAAAGCAGTGATCCAGGACATCGAGACCACCCCGCTGCGCGGCAGGCGCGTGATCTGGACCGGCAGCAATCAGGATGAGATGCGCGAGGTGGCGGGCTACCGGTTCCAGGGCGTGTGGGAGTCCATGGCACTTGTTGCCAGCATGGCAGGCGATACTACGCATCTGCCCGTCGGCTGGGCGGTGCAGGTCTTCGAGAACGGCAACTGGGTCTCCGGGCCGGAAGTCACGCTGAGCGCTTACACGCAGCTGCGCGTCCCGCAGGACGCATGACCGGCACTCAGGAAGGAACCGAATGAAAGACGCTAACACGGCGGTGGTGCTCGATCTGGATAGCACGCTTGCCGACGTCCGGCACCGACGTGGTCTGCTGCCGCTCGTGAATCCGGCGAGCACCTGGGAGGAGTACTCGCTCGCCTGCGACGGCGACAGCCCGATCCCGGAAACATTCGCCCTGATGAACGCGCTGTGGCCGCTGCATCAGATCCACATCATCAGCGGGCGGCACGAGATCGCGATGGACAAGACGGTGCGCTGGCTGGCGCACTGCCGGGGCCGGTACGACTTCCTCCAGCTGCGCACCGACGGTGGTCAGGGGGGATGGACCGCCAACGGCCGGTTCAAGGTCGACTACATCTCGCAGCTGGAAGATTCCGGCGTGCGTGTCCTGCTGTACGTGGAGGACTACCCGGATGTTGTCCAGCAGGTCCGGGTCGAATGCGAGATCCCGGTCCTGCATGTCCGCACGGCCAGTGCGGAGGACAACATCCCAGATCCGGGCCGGTGACGCGTGATCTGGTGCTTTCTCTCGGTGCTCCAGGTGGGTGTCTACGGCTGGTTTGCGCGCTGCCAGATGCAGGATCCGGGAAGCTATCGAGCGTGGGTGGCTGACGGGGCAGCGTCGATTGTGACGCTGGGAACCGGGGTTGCTCTCAGTACCACCGGTTACCCCCTGCTGCGTGTCTACGGCGCAGGGATGGCCTTGTTCGCGATATTCCTGCTCAGGCGCTGGTGGAAAAAGCGCCCGCCGCGTCAGCGCACGGGCGCTGGCGCTCTGCTCGGCGCGAAGTCTCGCGCGATGCGCGAGGCCGTGCTTCGCAAGATGCGTGAGGCCGGGGACGGTCTGCGACGGCCCCTGCCGGTGCCCGCGTGAGCGCGGCGGCTACCGGTCTGCTCGCGCTCATTGCATGCCTGACGCTTCGCTACGGCCTGAACCTGATCCTGTCTCGCAGGGAGCTGCGCAGACGCGTGCTGGATCTGTGCGATGCGGTGGTGCGGGGCCTGAATGACAGGGAGAATCCAGACGGGGCGCCCGTGCAGGGCGTGACGCATGTGGTCAAGACCAGGACCCGGCCTGCCTACTGGATAGCCGTCCGCGCGGCACGCGGACGTCCCGTGCATGTCTGGGGCGGCTGGACCTGGCATGCAGATGTAACACGCATCACGCCGGACGTCGTGCAGAAGAGAAAGCGAGTGCTATAGTAACCACGTGACGGATGATCTGCACGCGCAGCTCGCGGACTGCATTACGCAGATCATTCCTGTCGTCCGGCAGCTTCAGATGGCTATGCTGCGTACCTCCGTCCCCGCCGGGACGGGGGTGCGCGTGCATGCGGGGACTGGCAGCCGACCCCCCTGGAATGGCGCGGCGGCTCTGACCGTGCTCGAATTGCATGCGCTGGTCCGCGCCCTGGAAAAGGAGCTGCGCGACGCACGCGGACTGTCCGCGCGTCTGCGCGGCAGCAGCGACGCGAATACCGAGGCGGCCCTGAACGCCATTCCTGATCTGCTGACCGCGCTGCCCGTCCCGGAGGGAGCGCGCGTGCTGCGCGTGCTGACACGCTGGCTGCGCGGCGCACGGACCGTCCTGGGGGATCTGGAGCTGCCGCGCCGGCTGCCGCGTGTCAAGGGCGCAGGTGAGCCGCGCTGTCCGTTCTGCACATTCCAGACTCTGCGGATGTGGGCGCTGGAAGGCATTGTCCGATGCTTGAATCCGGTGTGCACGGATGCAGAAGGGCGGCATCCCGTGGCGAGAATGGAATTCAGCTCCTTTACCGGGGAGCTGGAGCTTATCTGGCAAGATGGAGGGGTAGGACTGTCATGAGAACCTTCCGGGGCTACCGGCCCGCCCCGCCGGAGGAGTACACGGCGAAAGGCATCACCAATAATGGCGAGATGCCCGACTACGAAGGCATCATGTTCAGCGACGGGACGCTGTGCGTGCGCTGGCTGACGCAGTACCGGTCGCATTCAGTGTGGGAGAGCTGGGAAGCGTTCTACCATGTGCACGGGCATCCCGAGTACGGGACCCGGATCGAGTGGGACCGTGAGCGCTGATCGTGAGCTGGTCCGGATGCGAGCTGCCGCTGATTGACGGCGACTGGCAGGGACTCTGGACCACAGCCGAGGCGGCGGCGCTGCTGGGGCCGCCCGTGCTGACCGAGCGTCAGGTCCGGGAGATGGTCCGTCAGCAGGGGGTGCGTCCCGCCGGACGCCGGAAAGACAGCGGAGCGTCCCGGCGCTACCTGCGCGTCTACCGGGTACCGGAGCTTATCCGCGCCTACGACGCGTTGGCGACGCCCGCCGCGTAGCCAACCGGTCAGCCTCGCAAGAAGCGAGGCTGCTACCTGCGGAAACAATAATTTTTTGCGTTTTGCTGCGGCGCGGTTGCTACCGCTGTAAAGTACGTGGCATACTAATGCCAACGGGCGAGCTGTCTTTGCTGCCGGGTTGGCGTTAGTGCCAGGCCCCGGCCGCAGCGCATCTGCCCTGACCCTGCCGACAGCAGCGGAACTCCCGGGACGCAGAAGTTCCCGCGCAGCGCGCGGGAACTGACCAGGAGCATCCACGGATGTCGGTACTGCGTGTTTCCAGCGTGACGGCCGGCCTCGCCAGCATCCTCATGATGGCGATGGCATTCGCAAGTTCTCCGGCTCACGCAAGCGTCCGGCCACAGACTGCGGTGCACACCACGACCCTGGACGTCCAGGGGGTGCAGCGCGACCGGACGAGCTTGTCAGCAGGTCCGCATGTGAAAATCGTCGTCAGCGGTAACACGCTGAGCGGCATCGCTGAGCAGAAGTACGGCAATCCGGCCTGCTGGCCGGGTGTCTACGATGCGAACAAGAAGACGATCGGGTCCGACCCGGACGTCATCACCGTCGGGGAGCGGCTGACCCTGCCCGCTGCCTGCGACACCACCCCGCCCGTTGAGGTGACCGCCGTCGTGAAGAAGACGGTCCCGGTGCACAGCGGCGCGACGGAGACTGTATCTGCGGCCAGGAGCGGCAGCTTCTACGCAGACGTCCTGACCAGAAGCCAGGTCGAGGCGCTGTGGGAGGACGAGGGCGGTCCGGCCGGTGATGCGGTCGAGGCGGCGGATATCGCCTACTGCGAGTCCGGCTGGAACCGGTTCGCTTACAATCCCTCGGGAGCGACGGGCATCTGGCAGATCCTGGGCGCTGTCGCACCCGGGAACCTGACCGACCCGTACGTCAACGCCCGGAATGCAGTCGTGAAATTCGACAATGCCGGGCATTCCTTCGCGCCATGGGTGTGCAAGGCGTAACAGGGTTACGCTCGCAGGGCGAGCGCACCTGGTACAACTGAATACGCCGCACACCCTCGCAGGACCCGGTACTCTGTGCCGGGTCCTGTGCTATGCTCAGGAACGTGGATAAGATCGAGCGCGTGAAAATCACCCGGCTGAAGCCATTCCCGGGTAATCCCCGCCGGGGGAACACGGAGGCGATCGCCGCCTCCTTGCAAGAGCACGGCCTGTACAAGCCGCTCATCGCGCAGCGCAGCACCGGGCACGTGATGGTCGGGAACAACACGCTGGACGCCGCGCAGCAGCTCGGCTGGACCGAGATCGACGTCATCTACAAGGACGTCGACGATGACCGGGCGCAGCGCATCATGCTGGTGGACAACAAGACCAGCGACGAGGCCGACTACGACATGGTGCTGCTGTCAGTCCTCATAGACGCGCTGGAAAATGACTACACCGGCACCGGGTACGACCCGGAAGAAGCCGAGCAGCTCATCGCCCTGCGGCATGCGCTGGCAGCCGACGGGGAAGCCGCCGATGAGCTGATCGAGCTGACCGAGGTTCCCGCGACTGGCGCGGCCTACGCCGAGACCCCGTATCAGGAAGCCGCCCGTGCCGAGCGGCAGGCCCAGCAGACCCCCCGGCAGATCGCCGGGATGCGCGAGATCTTCCTGGTGTACCCGGAAGATGAGCACCGGGAGGTCACGGAGCTGCTAGCTCAGCTCCGGGAGGCGTGGGGGGAGGACATCCGCGCGCCGCAGATGGTGCTCCGGCTGCTGCGAGAAGCTGTCGCAGCCCTGGCTGTGCGGTAAGCTGGGGACCATGCAACTAGGAATGCAGGTCAGCGAGCTGTGGGACGACTACGTCCGGTTTCACCGGCTCGCTCTGGAAACTCGTGACGTGGATCCCGTCTACCCGGTGCTCCGCCGGATATGTGACACCCAGGACTGGAGCACCGAGAAACGCGTTCAGGCGGTGCTCGCGCATGTCACGTACTACGATCTCGGCTCCGCGCTGCTGGCGCTGGAGACCGGCGACTGGCGCAAGCGCCCGATGGGCACGGAGCGTCGCAATCTGTTCCCGGACGAGCAGCTGGGCAAGCACCTGATCTCGACAGAGAAGGAAGTCGTTTTCTACGGCGGATACGTGCGCTGGCTCGGGGACGATCTGTCCGGCACGGACCGTCAGGGCAACTGGCGCATCGTCACCGAGCGGCTGCTGCGCGTGCACGGCAACGGTCGATGGGCCGCGTACAAGACATGCGAGATGCTCGCGGAGATCGCGGATTTCCCGCTCGACGCCCCGGACATGGGGCATGCCTACTCCACCGGTCCCCGGCAGGGCCTGAATCTGCTGTATCCCGCTGCGCGTCTGGTACGCGGCATGCGCCCGGACGCCATCAGCGCGCTGGACGCCTACAGTACCCGGCTGTGCGCCCGGCTGGAAGATGCGGGACTCCCGGCGCGCATCGCCCAGACCGAGACCACGCTCTGCGACTTCCACGGTCTGGTAACAGGCCGGTACTACGTCGGGCATGACATTGATCTCATGCAGAAACAGCTCCTGAAGGCGGGGGAGGCCGGGGGGGATCTGGTGGAAGCAGCCTGGCGCGCACGGCTGGCGGTACTGCCGGCGAGCTACCTGGGGGAGGTAGGCCGTCGCTGGGAGGGACCGGACCGGCTGCGCAAGCTGGCGTACCGGCGCACGGGGGAGATCCTCACGCGTGACTGACGGCTGGACATACGGCGTCGAGCTGGAGTGGCCGGATGTTGACGTCCGGACGGAGCTGCCGGACGAATGGGCGTGGTCAGCCACGGACTACACCGTGGTCAGTTCCGACGGCATAGCGAACGATCCTAAACGCGAGCTGATCCTGCACGGCGGGGAGCTGAACTCCCCGGTGTGCCGGTCGCCGGAAGAACTGAGCGAGCGCAGCCTGGAGCTGGCCGAGCTGCTCCGGCCGGGCCGGAACTACCGCTCCAATCTGCATATCCACCTTGCGATGCCGGAGCTGGAGAACCTGGAGCTGCTCAAGCAAGCAGCGGATTTCACCTGGCGTGAGCTGCCGCGCACGCTGGAGGTCATGGATCCGCTGCGGATGCTGCTCAACGGCCTGACTGATACTGATGAGATTGCCGGAGCGGAGAAGCGGATGGCGCATTCTGCGCGGTCCCGGCACTACTTCACCAGCCGGACGCGTCACCTGATGCGGATGCAGGCCCGGTCGCGAGAGGAATTCCTCCGGGCGGAAGTGCCGCTGCGCAAGCGCGACGGTGCGCCGCAGTGGCAGCTCGCCCCGCGCGAGGCGGTGAACTTCCGGTCGCTGCGCAAGCACGGGACCGTGGAGTTCCGGTTCTTTGCCGGGGATGACCGGGGCCACGGCGTGCGGGCAGCGGCGAGCTTCGCGCGGGACTGGATGCGCTGCGCCTGCGAGGACAATAAGGGCTTCGAGGTGCCGTACTGGGATGAGCTGCCGGTGCAGCTCCCGTTCGAGCTGCGGCTTGAGCGGGGCTGGGCCTGGACCAATCTCCAGCACAATTCGCGTGACACGGTTCGACAGCGCCTGGCTGATATGGGTAAGCTGGATGCATGTACGTGATGGTCGTCTGCGCCGGGAATGTCGCTCGCAGTCCTGCGCTGGCCTGCCTGCTCCAGGCGTCCCGGGCGGATCTGCGAGTGGAATCAGCTGGCGTCGGCCGCAAGGCTGTTGCCGGCCTGCGGATGAAGAAGCCGATGCGCGGGCTGCTCACGCAGGCGGGCTACGCGGAATTCGCGCAGGCGCATCGCAGTCGGCTGATAGCCGATCTGCCAGAGCGCCCGGATCTGTGTATCGCGGTCGGTGTCCCGCAGATGCGACGCCTGGAAGAGCTGCTGCCGGACGTGCCCCGGCAGGCGTGCGATCCGCTGATTCCTGACCCGGCCTACGGAGATCAGGTCTCCTACGACCGGGCCTGGACGTGTATCCTGGAGAACGCCGCCCGGCTGGCGGTGGCCCTGTGAAGCTTATCGTGGTGGGGGCAGGCATCGCCGGGTCGGCCCTGTGCCAGCTCGCTGAAGAGCGCGGGCACGACGTGACGCTGGTGTCGGACGGCGTGCCGGACAGCCTGGCGGCGACGGCGGTGCTGCGGCGCGGTTACCATGCGGGCAAGCCGGACCAGCTGGCGGCCCTGGACTACGCCCTGGACTGCTACCAGCGGTGGGGGGTGCCGGTGCGCCGGGGCGGGCTAGGGCAGAGCTACCGGCGGCTCGGGGATGAGCCGGTGGCAGATGAGGACTGGCTCCTGCTGGACCCCGCCGCTCCGCTGGCGGAACCCGACGTGCGCGCTGAGATCCTGACGGTGAAGAACGGGACGGCGTGGCTCGGGGCGGGCCGGTCGCTGGAAGGCGATGCTGTTGTTGTCGCAACCGGTGCCCGGGAGGGCAATCTCCAGGCGACAGGGAGCGTCACCTGGGGCGTCACCCTGGTGCACAGCCATCCGGAGGCGCTGCGCGACGAGCAGATCCGCATCTACCAGTGGGCCCCGTACCGGACGATCGTCGCCGGGGTAGTGAACGGGGAAGCCCGGGTGGGCTCGTCATCGGCCCGGAGCCCGGATGCGGCCCGGAACCAGATGACCAAGATGCTGGAGAAAGCCTGGGGTCTGGGCTGGCTGACCACGCGAAAAAGCTGGGGCGAGGTGCTGGGCGCGCGACTGAAGACCGAGCAGCTGTCCTGGCGGGATCCTGAGGACGGGGCCTGGCGGCTGGCCGGGTTCCACCGGACCGGCTATGCGCTAGCTCCGGCTGCGGCACGTGATCTGCTGAGCGAGATCGAGTTGACGGTCAGCGGGTAATCTGCTAGTCTCGGGTATGTGTACCTGGTATACCTGACGGGAGCGCCTGCGACCGGGAAATCCTCGCTGATGGCCCGGCTGACGAACGGTCTCACGCGCGTGCCGCAGCTGGCAGACGGCGTGGTTCCGTACGAGGAGCTGCTGGCTCCTGACGGGCGGATGACCGGTGTGGAGCTCGGCAAGCGCCGGGAGCGATTCTCCGGCACGGACGCGATGGCGTACAGCATCATGCCGAAGGTCTGCGCCTGGGTGGAGCGCTCCATGCGCGAGCTGATGCTGGGCGAGGGCGATCGCCTGTCCAGCATGAAGTTCCTGACTGCTGCTGAGAAGGCGGGCTACGAGATACATCTCGTGCATCTGAGTGCCCGGCAGTCCGTGCTGGACGAGCGCTGCGAGGCACGAGGAAGCCGCCAGTCCCGGCACTGGCGCATCGGGCGCGTCACGATGGCTGTCCGCCTGGCGGCTCACGCAGAAGCTGCCGGGCACACGGTGCACACGCTGGATGCCGAGCGCCCGCTTGATGAGCTGGTGCGTGAGATGCGGGAGCAGATGCCGTTCCTGCTGGAACTGGGGAACGCCGATGATCCGGTTGCGACTCGCCACTAGAGTAGCAGATCGCGTTATCAAGGAAAAGCTCGAAGGCTATACCCTAGGTGAGCAGGACTATGACGTCCTGGTGCGCGGGAAGGCGCTCGTGCGGATGCCGGACGGACGTCCGCTGCTGTGCTATCTGCCGGGCGTCCTGAAAGAGACCCAGGAGCGCGAGGGCGTCTACGATATTCTGCATCCGCTGTACACGCACATGACCAACAACCGGGGCGCGGCCAGCGGGACGCGGAGGATCGTCCGGGGGTCCGGCGAGAAGACCGGCAAGCGCAGCGATGCGATGTCGGTGGCCTCGCCGTTCATCGGGGCGGCAGATCCCGGCGGGATCTACCGGTACTGCCGTCTGACAGAATGGACTGGCAGTCATCTCCCGCAGTGGGAGGCACTGCATCCGTATCTCCGGGAGATCGCGCATCACTTCGAGCAGCAGATCCCGGATCGGCATGCCGTCCAGATGGAGTACGTGCAGCGCACCGACCACGCCTGGGTCGTGCCGGGAACGCCGTTCACCACTATCACCGTCAACAACTCGTTCGCGACGGGCGTGCACAAGGACGCCGGGGATCTGGAGACGGGGTTCTCCGCGCTGTCCTGCCTGCGTCAGGGCGACTACGAGGGCGGCGTCCTGGTGTTTCCCGCGTATCGCATCGGGGTAGACATGCAGGACGGGGATCTGCTGCTGATGGACGCGCATCAGTGGCACGGCAACACCCGCATGATGTGCGGCTGCGGGGAGCCTATCCAGCGGCGGTTCTGCGAGACGTGCGGGGCTGAGCGGATCAGCGTGGTGTGCTATTACCGGACTAAGATAGCCGACTGCGGCACCCCGGAAGAGGAACTGGAACGCGCCGTGACGGACACGGAGCGCCGGTCAGGACTAGGAGACGAGCTTGATGAGCGGGACACGAACTCAGACCCTGCAAGTGGACTCCCGGGCGCTCCAGCGGTACGTGCAGGGGATGACCTACCAGCAGATAGCGGACGCGGAGCAGTGCTCCGAGCAGACAGCTCACATCCGGGTCCGCCGGGCGATCCGGAACCAGTACCGGCTGGAAGCCGACGAGCTCCGCGTCGTCGCGGACGAGCAGCTCAGCTTCCTGACCCGGCAGCTGACCGCGCTGATCCACAAGAAGTCCTACAAGATAGCGCCCAACGGGAAGATCGCCGTTCACCCGGAGACCGGGGAGCCGCTGGAGGACTACAGCGAGCAGCGGATGACCGCGCTGGCGCTGCTCAAGGTGGGCGAGTCCCGGCGCAAGCTGCTCGGACTCGACCAGCCAGTTAAGCACCGGGTGGAGATCACCGACAAGATGGACTCCGAGATCGAGCGCCTGGCGCAGGATCTCGCTGCGAACGGCGCAGGCGAGCCGGTGCTGCCGGAGCTACCTGCCGGGGTGACGTCCGGTGACGGAGACTGACGAGCCTCCGGAGCTCCCCCCTAACTGGCGGGATCTCGGTCCTGATGCCAAGCGCGTGCTGCTGCACAAGCTGCGCGGCATGGCGGTCAGCAAAGGACTGGGCGGACCTCGTGAGTGGCGGTCGAAAGCGCGGCCCAAGCAGCTGCCCCCGAGTGACCCAGCACATCATCTGCCGGACGGTAACGGGTTCAGATGCGGATGTTCCGGTCCTGATGAGAACTGGAATATCTGGATGTTCATGGCCGGCCGGGGGTGTGTTGCCGGGCATACGCGCATCTGGCTACCGCTGGAGAACCGGTTCGAGCGGATCGATACGCTAGTCCGTCAGGGAGAGGCCGTCATTGTCCTCTCCCTGACGGAGAATGGCGCAGAACCACGTCAGACTGACGGGGCTCCTTTCATCGGGGGCGTGGCAGAGCTGTATGATGTGCTGACTTCGGACGGCAACCGCATCACGGTGACTGACCGGCATCGTTTCCTGACTCCGCAAGGATGGCTGCCACTCGCTCGCGTGCACGTCGGACAGCTTCTTGCCGGAGGCGCTCCCGCTCCTCCGCAGGAAGCTTCTTCACACCGGTCAGGGTGGCGTGAAGATGCTCGGAATTGGCGGGGAACACGCGAAGATTCTCCGGACGATTATCCGAGGTATCCCCGTTCACATGATCAACTACCTCGTCAGGGGACAGGCAGCGTCCTAGCACCTGCTCCATCACGAGTCGATGCTGCCGGACATACCCGAGATTATTCATGTGAGGATGATTTCTCATCTTCACGAGAATGTAACCGTCCTCGTCGACTGCATAGCCTCCCTTCCAGAAGTAGTTATGCTCGGGACGCGCTTTCGCCTCTAGACACGGAAGTCCGAGTTCTATCAGGCGTGAGCGAACTGTCTCTGCGTTACAGCCGAGGATGGCTGCCATTTCCGTGCATGTCATCTGCTGGGCATGCAAGTCGCGGAGCTTATCAGTGTCTACAGGCATGCGACTGCCCTGAGACATGCGCTTGCGCGACAGGTCAGAAGCCCTATGCCCTCGCAGCTGCACCCCGGCACGTTGCAGAGCGCGTCCTACGGTCTGATAACTTGTTCCGGTTGTCTGAGCAAGGTCTTTCAGCGGCTCTCCTTCCTGATAGCGCCGGATCAGGTCCGGAAGAAGATCTGACGGTATCTTGGAGTACTCTCGGCTCGGCATGTGAGCATGGTATCACGTGGACGAGAGTACGGTCGGTCCGGTCTGCGGGAACAGGATGGTTTTATGACCTGACTGTCCCTGGTGCAGAGAATTATGCGGCGGAAGGTCTCTGGCATCACAATTGCGGAAAAACCTGGTCGGGCGCTAACTGGATAATTGAACAGGCGCTCCGGAACCCGGGAACGATGTGGGCGGTCGTTGCCCCGACATTCCGGGATGTCCGGGTCACGTGCTTCGAAGGCCCCTCCGGGATTCGACGTCTTCTTCAGCCTGGTGAGGAAGATCAATGGCGCAGGAATGAGCTGCGCCTGGATCTGGTGAATGGCTCCGTTATTTACGGGTATTCGGCTGACCAGCCGGAACGATTGCGCGGATCTAACCTTTCCGGGGCGTGGGTAGATGAAATGGGGAGTTTTGCGTATGAGGAAACCTGGTATGAGGGACTAGTCCCTGCGCTACGTATCGGGGAACATCCCCGTGTCATGGTCACCACGACTCCGCGCCCGACGAAGCTCATCCGGGATCTGTACTCGCGTCGCGACGGCACCGTTCACACCACCACGGCCTCCACCTGGGAGAATGCGGCCAACCTGTCGGCTGCCGCCCTCGATGAGCTCAAGCGCCGGTACGAAGGCACCCGGCTGGGCCGTCAGGAGCTTGAAGGCGTCCTCCTGGAGGATCTGGAAGGCGCGCTGTGGCGGCGCAGCGATATCGACGCTGCGCGAGTCAGGCCGGAGGACGTGCCAGATCTGGCCCGCGTGGTGGTGGCGATCGACCCGGCGATGAGCGCCGACGAGGATGCTGACGAGACGGGCATCATCGTGTCCGGGGAAGACGGGCGCGGCCACGGGTACGTCCTGGCGGACTGGTCGATGCAGGGCACGCCCGAGGCATGCATGCGGCGGGCTGTCCAGGCGTACAAGCACTACAACGCGGACTGCGTCGTGGCTGAGGTCAACAACGGCGGTGACTTTATCGGCACGGTGCTGCGCACCGTCGATCCGAATCTGCCCTACCATCAGGTGCGGGCCTCGCGCGGGAAGGCGATCCGGGCAGAGCCTGTGTCGTCACTGGCGGAGCAGCACCGGCTGCATCACGTGGGGAACTTCCCGGAGCTGGAAGATCAGCTCTGCTCATTCGTCCCGGGAATCGCCGGGCCGTCCCCGGACCGGCTTGACGCGCTGGTCTGGTCAGTATTCGAGCTGAAGAGCTTGTCGCAGTCCAGCTGGCTCTCCGCGTACGGAGCCATCCGCTGCACGCAATGCGAGATGGCGTTCCGGGGCTCGGCGACGTGCCCGCGCTGCGGAGCAGATGCACCTGCATCGCCTGACGGGGGAAGCTTCTCCCCGGAGGGGGCGGGGGAGGATCGCAGCATGGGCGGCTGGGCCTCGGTGTACCGGCTGGCCAGGTGCAGCAAGGGACACGTGTACTCTGAGCGGTCCGGTGGCTGCCCGCAGTGCCGGTCCGGCGGCCTGGACTGGCTGCGCGCGCACGGCAAGCCCGGTGGACAGGCAGGTTCCGGGGCGGTAAGCTCGTAGCATGCCGCTTCACTTCACTCCGCAGGACCGGGCCGATGCCCTGGATCTGTTCATGAAAGGCAAGGCATGCGAGCACTGCGGCGGCGTGCATCAGCGTGCCTGCCCGCGCGTCCGTGAGCTGGAATGGAACGACAAAGGCCAGATCCGGCGCGTGGTGTACTGGGCCGACGCGGAGTGGCAAGGGGCGCGGGAGTTCATCACCTGGCCGGAAGACTGCTACGAGGAGGACGAAGACGATGAGTGACGACGCGCCCGTGTTCCCCCCGATGATGCAGGCTGCCGTCGCGATCCATGAAGCGTTCCTGGCGTACGTGGAGGCCGGGTTCACGCGTGATGAGGCGCTGAGGATTGTCGTCACGCAGATGAGCTGGTTCAGGCCGCCGCTCCAGCCGGAGCCAGAATGACCAGCGCGGGAGGCGCGGTCACGATGTCCCGGCTGTCGCTCCAGTACGTGTCCGTCCCGGTGCAGGCGTACAAGGGGGGCACGGTCTACAATCCCACGAATGACGTGGTGGAATTCGCCTTCGTACAGAATTACGGGACGGTGCCGTCCAGCTGGGCGGCGGGCAGCTGGGTATCGCAGCTGAATTACACGTATCCGTATGCGGCTCAGTGCCTGGTGGGGCCAGGCGGGGCGACGGCACCGACCACGGGGGTTTACAACATCTGGGTGCAGATCCAGGACGATCCGGAAGTCCCGGTGTTCATCGCCGGTCAATTGCAGATCATATGACGGGAAGGGGGCGGGAATGGCGCGTCGCTCCACGCTGATGGCCGCGAAGTACATGCCGGGCGCGGCGTCCCCGACCTCCGCCCCGCAGAATGCGGGGGCTCCGTACTACGGGCTCGTGTCACCGCTGGCACAGCAGCTCGCGAATGAGCGGGGCTATTCTAATTCCTACGGGCCGTTCCTGCCGAGGCCCGCGCAGACATTTACTGAGGGCGCATTCGGGCCGTTCAGCCCGATTCTCCCGGTCCCGGTAGATGCGCCTCCCGTCGAAGACGGGCTGCCGGATCCCCGGCTGTTCGAGTACCAGGTCGGGTGGAACCTGCCGGTCGGGCAGCCGGGGACCGAGGGTCTCAAGCTAGTGGATTTCGCTACGCTGCGCACGCTGGGGGATCTGTACTCGGTCGCGCGGGCGTGCATCGAGAAACGCAAGAACGAGATCACCGGCCTGGACTGGGATATCGTGCCGACGCACGAGGCGTCCAAGGCGTACCAGGGCGACCGGAAGGCCAACCGGGATCTGGGCGAGCGCATCGCCAAGGCGAAGAAGTTCTTCCGGCAGCCGGACCCGGACTACTTCTCGTTCGGGGAATTCCTCACTGCCGTGCTGGAGATGGTGTTCGTCTACGACGCGCTGTCTATCGTGCTGCGGCCTAAGCGCGGTAAGGGGATGGGCAAAGGGCTGCTCGGGTCGGATCTGGACTGCCTGGAGCTAGTTGACGGAGCCACTATTCGCCCGCTTTTGGGAATGCACGGAGAAATTCCGAGGCCGCCCTGCTATAGCGAGGACACGGAAATTCTCACCCGGGGCGGCTGGAAGCTGTTCAGCGATCTCAAGGGAACAGAAGAAGTTGCTACCCGCTCGAAAGACGGTGTGTTTGAGTGGCAGCGGCCCACGCATTACGTGAATGAGGCGTACACCGGTCCGATGGTGCAATTCTCCGGTCGCACTATTGACTGCCTGGTAACCCCTGATCACCGGATGCTCACGACTGTAGGTCCTGACGGCTGGTCCGAGGCTAGCCGGGTGCGAGACAGTAAAGGACGGATCTGCGGTCATGCAGACGGTAAGGACGGGACTCAGCGGGAATGGATCACATCGGCGCAGCGTCTCCTGGAAAGAAAGCAGGCAGGCGCAAAAAAGGATGACCGGCTGGTAGCTGTCAGCTCGTGGCACGGGCGCGAGCTGCGGAGTGCCACGTTTACCGTCACGGGCCAGGTGTTTCGGTGGGACGATGGTGATGTGCATCGTGCAGAGGGACCGGAAATCCCTGCGGATGTGCGGGATCACTCAGTAGAGATGACGGGTGATCAGTACGCGGCCTTCATGGGCATGTACCTGTCTGAAGGCGGTCTCATCCACGACAGAGAAAAGCACGGCTACCGGATTACCATCAGCCAGACCGCGAACGGAAAGGGAATCGCGGAGTACGGACAGCTTATCCAGGAGCTATTCGGTGATCTTCGGCGAGGCTCTGGCGGGTGGAATATCTGGAGGAAGGCGCTGTGGCGGTACTGCCATCAGTTCGGATACGCACCGGATAAGTTCGCGCCACCCGAAGTGCTTGATATGTCGCGGCGTCAGCTCAAGATATTCTGGAGGTACTACTGGCTAGGCGACGGGCATACGGAGCACACACAGGAGCAGGAAGTCGTGGCGACCTCCAGCTGTCTGATGGCGGGCGCGTTCCAGGAAATCATCCAGAAACTCGGGTACTCATCATCTGCTCGCCCTAGTGGTGATGGCTATTATCGCTTGCGTACACGGAAGACTGCCTATCCCGGGTATAACGCTAAGCAGGCTGATTACTCGGGGCGTGTTTACTGCGTGACGGTGCCGAATGGTATTGTTTATGTCCGGAGGAATGGCCGGGCGGTGTGGTCAGGAAATTCGCCCGCCTACCAGCAGTACCTTTACGGCGTGCCGCGCAGCGACTACATGACAATGATCACGCAGCGGGACATTGATGAAGGCGGCCTGGCCGGATCCGAGATCCAGTCGTTCACGTCGGATCAGCTGCTGTACCTGCGCACTACTCCCCGGCGCTGGACGCCGTATGGCTTCGCTAACCTGGAGCAGTCGCTCATCCCGGTGCTGACGGGGCTGCAAAAGCAGGCGTATCAGCTTGATTATTTTCGTGAGGGATGCTATTCTCCGGACACTGAGATTCTCACGAAAGATGGCTGGAAGCTCTTCCCGGACCTGACCTACGACGATGAGCTTGCTACTCGAAGCGAGCAGGGAGACTTCCGCTGGCATCGACCGGAAGCCATTCTTTCGTACGACTTCGACGGGGAGCTGCTCGCTTTTCAGAGCAAGGCAGTAGATCAGCTTGTGACACCTGGTCACAGGATGATCGTGCAGCACCTGCCATCCTACGTGCGTGATCACCCGGCTACTCCGGAACATGGCTGGCACGTGCGGCTCGCGAAATATTTCGCCGAGCATCCAAGCGCCCAGTTCCAGATGCCGGCGACGTCTCGCTGGACAGGACCCGAGCCGGAGTACCAGGAAATCGACACCTGGCGCAAGGTCAAGCGGCAGTATGGTACGGAGAAGGCCATCACGTGGCTCCGCGAGCACCTGGTGCCGGGTGAGTGGGCTCCGTCTGCGCAGGTGCTCAAGTCTGCTCAGGCAGCAGGCGTCGGGAGAAACTCTCTTGAGCGTGCGAAAGACGTGCTCGGGATACAATCACGACGCGTCGGCAGCACGCGCTCCGGAAGGGGAGTTTCTTTCTGGGAGATGCGTCTTCCTGCTGAAGACCTGGCTGTGCTGGAGCGCGCAGAGGAAATCCGTACGGGAAGCCGCCGGATCCCGATGAAGGAGTTCTGCGGGCTCCTTGGCCTGTATATCTCAGAGGGCTGGGTGCGATCAGATCGTAATGATGTACTCATTGCCCAGCATGCGGATAATCCGCGTATCGAGCGTATTCGCGAGATACTGGACAGTACCGGGCTGCACTGGAGCTATCAGGAATCGAACCAGAGATTCGCGGTGTGCAGCAAGGACCTCGCGCGCTGGCTTCGGGATAACTGCCCGGGACGGGCATGGGAGAAGCGCATTCCGGTTCGGTTCAAGAACCTCGGCCCGGAATGCCTCGCCGCTCTGATGGAGGGTCTGACACTCGGAGATGCGCATCTCGGCCCAGCTGGTCAGCGTTACTACACAACGACAAGCCCTGGTCTTGCAGACGATGTGCAGGAGATTTTCCAGAAGCTCGGGTGTGATGCCTGGATTCGCCAGACGAAGATGGAGAAGTATTTTTCTGGTGAATACGGTGAGACTCCGTATGGCGGTCACGCGCGACGGCAGATGTATGTCGTCCGGGAACGGATGCAGGATGCTCATATGGTTCCTGCGCCTGTGCCTGTTTCGTACACCGGAAAAGTCTGGTGCGTGACTGTCCCCGGTGGGGTGGTCTATGTCCGGCGGAATGGTCGCGCTATCTGGTGCGGGAATACTATCCCCGGCATCTATATCAGCCCCGGGGACCCCAACATGACCCCGAATCAGATCCGGGAACTGCAAGACGCCCTGAACGCGATTGCCGGGGACCCCGCCTGGCATCACAAGGTCATCGTGCTGCCGCCCGGCTCCAAGACCGAGCCGCAGCGCCCGGTGGATCTCGCTGACCAGTTCGACGAGATCCTGATGACTGAAGTCTGCATGAACTTCGACATCAACCCGATGGACCTGGGCATCGTCCCCAAGGTCAGCACTGCCGTCTCGCCGTTCGCGGCGCGTGAGATGGCGCAGGCATCCAAGACGGTGCACGAGCGGACCGCGACCAAGCCGCTGCTGAAGTTCCTCTGCAACATCTTCGACTCCATCCTGCATCGCGTCTGCGGTCAGGATGATATGAAGTTCACGTTCGAGGGCCTGTCCGAGACGCAGGACGAAGCCTCGATGACGGATCTTATCGTCAAGCAGGTGCAGTACGGCATCCGGTCGGTGGATGAGGGACGTGCCGAGCTGGAGCTGCCCCCCTGGAATCTGCCCGAGACGTCCGGTCCGGTGGTGTTCACCCAGATGGGTCCGGTGGCGTTCGAGCAGGCGCAGCAGCTTCTCCAGGCGCAGGCAGCTCCGCAGCAAGGCAGCGACACCAGTCACAACGGGCCGAAGAAGGCCACCAGCACCTCGGGCCGGGGCGACCAGTACGGCGGTCCGGGGCGTCCCCGGCACAGCACCCCGTTCCCGGCTCCGCAGTCCACCAAGCCTAGCTCGGACGTGCCCCCGGAGCGCGCCGGACGGGGGACGCCCGCGCACGATGCAGCGCGCGCCGGGATGGGTGTCACCGCGCATGCAGCGGCGAAGGCGGAGCTCGGGGCGCTGACCCGGCACCTGAAGAAGGGCCGTCAGATCTCCACCTGGGAGGCCCGGCACATCCCCGGGGCGACCCTGGCGGCGATCTCCGAGGATCTGGCCAAGGGACTGTCGGTCGAGCAGGCGGTGGACATCGCCGCGCTGATCATGCTCGGCGAGGACGTGGTGCTCCCAAAAGCGGAGATGCGGCAGTGGCCGGGGTGGCAGCGTGATCTCGGGCTGGTCGGCGCGTACACGGAGATCATCCGGCATGCGTTCCGGACAGCGGAAAACGAGGACATGCAGCTGCGCCGGGATCAGGCACGCGGCGTCGTCACCGTGACCCCCGGGGTGTTCCGGGACATGACCGGGCAGATCCTGCGGGATGCCGTGTCCGGGGCGCTCGCACCGCTGGTGCGGGATGCCTGGAAGCTGGGGTACGAGTCCGCTCAGGAGCTGGCCGGCGCGTATCCGCACGAGATGCCCGGGGTGATGGACGCCTTCCTGGCGACAGAGCTGCGGCACTGGTCGGAGCAGATCGGCCGGACGGGGCTAGGGAACGCTTCGCAGCGGGCGGAGCTCATCGCCCGGACTGAGATCTCCCGGGCGCAGTCCGCTGCCGCGCTCCAGTGCTATCGCGATTCCGGGGTGGCCTACAAGCATCTGCTGACCGCGCCGGACGACGTGTGCCCGGCTTGCCAGGGGGACGCTGCTGACGGGGACATCCCGCTGGACGCGGCGTTCGGGTCGGGGAATCTCGGGCCTCCGCTGCATCCGGCGTGCCGGTGCGCTGTCGCTCCGGCCGGGATCGAGGCGGAGCCTCCGCTGGCGCATCTCGGCAAGGCGGAGCAGGATGCCCCCGCTGAGACGGTGGCGTTCCTGCTTATCCGGGCGCTGAACGTCGAGGGCAAGTGGCGCTATCTGCTCCAGAAGCGGGGGGAGAGCAGCTCGAACCCTGGTGAATGGGGCCTTCCGGGCGGGACAGCACATCCGGATGAGACTCCGTGGGCAACCGCGATGCGGGAGTCCGAGGAGGAGATGGGCGCGCTGCCCGGCCTGGCACCAGGGCAGGTGATCTGCGACATGCTGGACGACAGACGGCAGCGCTTCACGTTCGTCTGCGAGACCGCCTGGTTCGAGCCGTCAATGGACGGGTCCACCCCGGAGGAAGTCGCCGGCTGGGGCTGGTTCCGGCCGAGGGAGATCGCGGAACTGGACCTGCATCCGGCGTTCGAGCAGACCTGGGAGCTGTTCCGGGACGCTGAGAAGGATCGCAGCCGGTCCCGGGTGCTCGTGAACGGCCAGGAGATCTACCCCGAGGACAACGAGGAAGAAGACGACTGGCCGCCGGGGGGCGGCGGGGGGACGTATCCGCATCCGCATCGCGCTGACGGCACGGAGGTTTTCGCCCTCGGCGGGCGGCCGGGAACCGAGCCACCGCGCTGGGACGGTGATGAGACTGAGCCGTTCGTCGCGCTGCCCGCCGGTCCGGCGGGCGCGCACGGGGTCCGGGAAGGCCGCGCGGCGCTGCCCCCCGCTGGCGGCACGAGCCCGCACGTCGCGGACGGATCGGTGAAGAAGCCGCGTCCGGCAGACAACGGCCCGGATGAGGATGATGATGCCTGGTGGCCGCTGGTGCGCGGACGCCCGCCGAACGCGGTGGGCAAGGGAGCTAGTGACTACTGGGACCCGAACCCGGTCGAGCCGGAGCATGTCCTGTCGGTCATGCGCTCGAATTTCCCGGAGGACGTGCTCAGCTGGGTGAAGCGAGCGCACTGGATCGGGCCGGTGGAGGTGCCGTGGGAGAGAGTTAACACCAAGGATGCCGACAGCTGGGCAGCCAGCCATCAGCGGGACGCGGTGCACCGGTTCGCCCGGCAGATCAAAGCCGGGACGGGGCATCTCAATCCGAGCATCCTGGTGCAGCGACCAGACGACGATAAGTGTGATATAGTGGACGGGCATCACCGGGCTCTGGCTCGCCATCAGCTCGGGAAACCGGTGCTCGCTTATGTGGGTTTCGTTCATGCGGGAGACATGCAGGCCGCGCTCGAAACTCACAGCAGTCAGTTCCACTCCGGCAGTAATCCGCAGAACAAAGGAGAAACATGACCACGCCCACGCCTCCGGCATCGACGCCGACCCTGACCCTGACCACGGATGCAACGTCCTACGTTGTCGGGTCGACCCTGACCCTGACCGCTAATTACGCGGACGTCCAGTCCACGCCATCCACCCTGACGATCTCCGTCACCGCGACGGACGCGCAGGGCAACACCGTCTCCGCGACGGACTCGGTCACGGTAGTCCAGCAGGTCAGCGAGCTGATGACCGTGGTCCCGACCGACTCGTCCAACGACACGTACACGCTGGTCAGCAACACCGTCTCCAACGGCACCGGCACGGCGATCTTCACCACGACTGTCGGCACGCCGCCTGCGTCCTGATGGCGCTGCTCACGATCACGGCCACGGCGACGGACTCCGCTGGCAGCACTGCCACCGGATCCGTCACCGTGACTGTCACACAGACAACCGGAGGTGACGATGGAGCGAGCACGCGCGACAGCCGGAGCGACAATTGACGGCATCACCGTGGATCTCCGGGTGACCACCGACAAGGCCGGGGATGTGCTGTGCATGCTGGAATGCGACGGCCGGGAAGCCGCCGTTATCTTCCAGAAGAACGGCGAGATCAGCTTCGACGTTCCCGGTTCATGACTCAGGAGATAACCGATGGCGATTTCTGACATCTACGAGGCGAACTCGGGACTGATCGCGGTCGCCTCGACCGGCGGCACGGTTCCCGTCATGTACGTCCAGGCTCCGGCGTCCAAGCGGACGTGGATCGTGGGCGTGCGCGTCGGCGTCGGCGTGACCACGGCGGCGACCGGCAACTCGGTGCTGTTCGGGCTGTCCCGGAGCACGGTTGCCGCTGCGGGGGGCACGTACCTGGCGCTCAACGCCAATGACAGTGCAGCCGGCTCCGCGTTCACGCAGGCGTATGCCTCATCGTTCAGCTCGAACCCGGCTCCGGCAGCAACGGGTTTTCTCTGGCAGCAGGAGCTTCCGCAGTCCACCGGGTCATCCTGGGAGGAATTCCCGCCTCTCGGGTACGAGTGGAGCATCCCGGCTGGCGGGACGGTGGCGTGCTTCGCGGTGCCCTCGGTGAACACGTCCACCCCGGTCTCATTCCAGCTGGTGATCAGCGAGTAGGCAACCCCGGTTCCGGGCGGTTCCTCTGACGTAAAAGGGCGTTGTCCTGATGACTACGTACCGGCTGATGGACGGCCAGTCGGGTCGTCCCGGGAACGGCCCGGCATCCGGCACCAGCTACAGCGGGGCGCTGGTTGTCGGGACGATGTTCTGCGTCAGCGCAGGCGGCCTCTGGTTCGAGGGCTTCTGGTGGTGGGTGCCGTCTGCCAACGGTGACACCGCAAGCGGGCAGAAATTCTGCCTGTGGCAGCTGTCGTCGGCGAGTAACGGGCTGCTTGTCCCGAATAGCACGGTCACCGCCGGGACGCTGACCGCTGGCGCGTGGAATTACGTGCCGCTGGCGACTCCGCTGCTGCTGTCGCCATCCGCCTCAAACAGCTACGGGGCGATCTACCTCGCTGCAACCGGCAAGACGTTCACCTCAGGGTTCCCTGAGACGAAGAACCAGTTCGGCTCCGGTGACACCTACAGCGCCGGGATCACCAACGGGCCACTGATCGCACCATCGTCCAGCAGCGGGAGCGCGGCTGCCGGATCAGCGTTCTCCTGGACCAAGCCGCAGTGCCCCTACACGGTCGCGTCTGATCCTACGGTCGACATGCCCGGCCAGAATGACAGCGACGCGAATCTGTGGCTGGACGTGCAGATCGCAGATACCCCGCCGTCAGGTGCAACGTACCGGTGCTTCCCGAACGAGCCCGCATTCGTCGTGCCCGGGGTAAGCGCGCAGTCTGCCGCGTACACGCTGGGGCTGCACTTCGAGCTCACGGAGAGCTGCTCGCTTGAGCGGATCTGGCACTACTCGCCGCCGAGTGCGACGGTGCTGCCCACACGATGCGGCATCTGGCGTGAGAGTACCCAGGCCGAGGTTGCCGGCACGGGCAACTCGTCACCGACGTGGTCAGGTGCGGCGGGATCAGGATGGGTGTCATGCGATTACACCAGCTCGGGGGTAGTTCTCGCTCCGGGCGTCGAGTATATCGTCTCCACATTCACGAGCGACAATACCGATCCGTGGTTTCTCGCGCAGTCCGGCTTCTGGGGCAGCACTCCCGGTCCGTTTCCCAGCGGCATCACGCAAGGTCCGCTGGAGGTCCTGGGGAACTCGGCTGCAACCCCCGGTAATGACTCCTGGAATCAGAGTACGGTCTGGACGTACCCGGCCACCAGTACCGAACCTGAATACGACGGCATCGATGTTGAGGTCAGCCCTGCCGCCGCGAGCACAGGAACGCCAGCGAACGGCGGCAGTATCATCCAGCGGCAGCCGTCTCAGCGGAACCGCCTGGTTACCCGGCATCTAGCCGGGACACCTCCGCTCGGGACAGCGCGGACCGGCGGGGCTGTCGTCCGGCATCGCCCGGTACGCGGCACCTGGCGATCCGTTACCGTGAAGGTCAGTCCGTCCGGTCAGGCTCCGGGCGGCCTGGTCGCCCGGCGGAATGCTGAGCAGATCGCACGGGTGCTGTGGCGGCATGGTCCCGGAGTGCTGCCGCCTGGGTCTCCGGTCAGCGGGAAGAGCATCACCCGGCGCTCCTCAGCCCGGGTCGTGTGGCACGGTCACGGGGTGGTCGTGCCTCCCGCGCAGCCGGTCACCGGGGGAGCAGTCAGTCACCGGGTCCGGCCGGCGATCCGAGCCGTCTGGAAGTCGGCTGCCGGGACTCCCGCGCTGCCTCCGGGCAAGGGCGTCGTTCCGCCGCTGATCGCGGTGTGGCGGCGCACCTGGCGACGAGGGGTGTGGAGCAACCCGGTCCCGCAGGGCGCGAACCGGGTTGTCGTCAGCGGACCAGGGCTGACGATTGTCGCGGCGATGCCGGAGCTCACCTGGGATCCGGGTCCGGCGGAAACGAACTGGGGGACCGGCATGCCGGAGGTGACATGGGAGCCTGGCCCGGCGAGCCTCGCATGAAGCTGATGGCACGGCATCTGGCGGAGCTGCTGAAATCAGCAGAGACGCCAGTGGTCTCGACAGTTCATCATCCGCTGGGACGCGAGGGACTCTGGCACACGCCATCGAAGAAAGTACCGGAGAAACAACAGCTTCCCGCGTACGTCCAAAATACGGCACGTGCGCTCATGCGCGACCACGGAATGGGCGAAAGCGAAGCAATCGCCACGGCGATTAACGCCGTCAAGGCGTGGGCGCGAGGGGAAGCGTTCGGCGGGAAGGTCAAGGTCACGCCCGAAGTGCAGGAGGCGGCGCGTCGTGCGCTAGAGGAGTGGGCGGATCTCCGGGCGTCACATCACTGATCGTTGTCGTCCTGGAGCCATATCCTGCGATGCAGGTCGTCGGCTTCGCTGGCTTCCAGCACCATCGTTATCGTGATCTCGTGCATGCCTTCATCAAGCCGGGCCGAGGTCAGCTTCTGCGGGCGCTTGAGGGAATTCAGTATCTCGACCTCCCGGAGCGCACTCCCGAGCAGATCGCGTATCTCGTAATTGTTCACACCGTCCGGATCGTGCTTCAGGCGCAGGCGCATCTGCTCGATCTCGGTGGCGAGGCCGGTGTAGTAGTACATGCGCCCAGTATAGCAGGACAAACGTAAACGACTACAGCCACGCACCACTCAGGGAGGACTCGTGGCAACGACACTGACCGACAGTGGTGAGCTGACCTTTCTCAGTTTCCCTATCGAGAAGACCGAGGAAACAGCCGACGGCGACGTCATCGTCTGGGGGAAGGCCACTGACAGCACGGTGGACTCTGACGGGCAGATCGTCGATGCTGCCTGGTCGGCGAAGGCGATCGCGGAGTGGCTGCCTATCGGTAACGTTCGCGTTCAGCATCAGGCTCAGCGTGACCCGGCCGGCAAGGCCATAGATGCATCCTACGGCAGCGACGCGCACTATGTCAAGTCCCTGATCGTCGAGCCGGTTGCCAAGGAGCTGGTCAAGAAAGGTGTGCTGACCGCCTACTCGGTCGGCATCGCGCGTCCGGTCATCGAGCCGGATATCAGCGGCAAGGCACGCGGCGGGATCATCAAGGGCGGCAAGCTGGTCGAGCTGTCACTGGTGGACCGGCCCGCGAACAAGAACTGCGGTATCCAGCTCGTCAAGTCCGAGGGTGACGCCGGCCCCGAGTGGACCGGCAAGGTCTGGGGAGACGAGGAGCTGCTCACCAAGGCTGCTGTGACCGAGCCCGCTGAGGACAGCGAGACCGAAGATGAGCCGACCCCGCCGTCAGCCTCGGCGGAAACTCAGCCGACCGTCGGCAAGTCCGTGACGATTGAGCTGCCGGAGGACGTGTCCGTGGCGTTCACGCCACGTGATCTGGAGAAGATGCTGACGCGCCGGGGAGCTGCACCCGTCCCGGATACGGAAAAGCGCGACTTCGACCCGAACGTGGGGACGCACGGCACTGATCGCGACGCGATGTCCGGCTCGGACTTCGCAGGCCGGGACCGGTCGTTCCCGATACATGATCAGTCCGACGTCTCCGACGCGCTCCAGTCTATCGGCCGGGCGGGCTCGGACAACTATGATGCTGCCACGCTGCGCGCGAACATCAAGCGGATCGCGCGCCGGAAGGGATTCTCCGTGCCGGGAGACTCGGATTCAGATAAGCCCAAGAAGAAGGCCAGCAAAAGCGAGGATGCCCCGGTGCTGACCGAGGAGCTGCTGGAGGCGATCATGAAGACCGTCTCCTGCGACATGTGCAAGGGCACCGGCAAGGTGGATGGCAAGTCGTGCCCGTCGTGCATGACCAAGGGCATGAACCGGATGGACGCCGATGACCACGACGACGACTCCGACGCTGATGAAGACGACAAGGGCGCGGACAAGGCGGCCAAGAAGCCCAAGGGCAAGAAGCTGCCCCCCTGGCTGAACAAGCCGGATGGCAAGGGCGACAACGACGCTGACAGCGACTCCAGGAGCGACAAGGGCGGCACGCCAGCCGATGGCGTGACCGGCATGCATGCCGAGCCTGCGCCCGTGCACCGGGAGCCGGACGGATCCGACATCGAGTCGTTCGAGAAGGACGCGAGCCTGAGCGACGGCGACAACGAGAAGCCGTCCCGGCTGGAGTCGCAGATCGAGGGCAAGCTAGAGCGCGACGCTGTGCTGCACTTCAAGTCACTAGGTGTTGATCACCAGCTCGGCGTCCTGCACGATCTGTGCTGCCCCGCCTACGCTCCGGAGGACGTGGCGAAGGCGCACCCGGGCTCGGACTTCGCGAACATCGACCTGGAGTGGTTCGCTCGCAAGGCGATGGACCTGGCGGCAGGCGGCACGCTGGCGGAGGCATCCCGGGCGACCCTGGCCTGGACGCAGGCCCGGACGCTCAAGACCCTGACGGCTGGCCAGATGGCAGAGCTCCAGGCGGAGGCGCACAAGGCATTCCGGGATGCGAATCCTGGTCCCGGCAGCGCCCCGGTACCTGGCTGTGTCAGCCCCGAGAAGTTCCACCGACCCTATCTCACGGCGGGACACGCGGCAGAATCGGCCAGCGGGCACGCCGACGGACCGAGCGCGACCATCCCGTCTGGTCAGATCCACGCCGAGCAGTTCGGGCGCGGCTTCATCTCCGACGGGCATGCGGCGGATTCCCCGGCGAACAAGGGCAGCGTCCCGCAGAGCGTGGACTACGTGCCGGTCGTCCGGGAGAACGCGCAGGCGGCGATGCGCGCGATGCACGATCACGTCGCGCAGACTTTCCCGGATGTGTGCCCCATGGAGATGTCCCGGGATGAGCACACGGTCATGTCGAATCCGGTTCCGGTTCCGGGTGGCACGCCTGCGACCAGCGCCGCACGCATCGGGCAGGTGCACAAGACGGAGGACGCCGACGAGCAGATCGAGAAGCTGCTTGCCGAGGCTGAGCTGGAGAAGGCGCAGAAGAAGATGCGCAAGAAGCTCGGCAAGAAGGTCCTCGCCGGCAAGATGACAGTTGACGAGGCCCGGTCCAGGCTGGGCCGGACCGTCACGCAGAAGGCGGAGGAGCCGGAGCCTGACGTGCAGAAGGCGGCTGAGACCGCACCGGTATCGCGCTGGTCTGACGGCAGTCCCGTGCCGCCTGTCTGGGTCACGAATGGCGGTGTCTCGCCTGACCTGATGAAGTCGGCCCTCGACACGGCCCTGGAGCCGCTGCTAGCCCGGCTCGGTGAGCAGGACGTCCTGCTCAGGAAGCAGGCCCAGATGCTGGACGCGCTCGCGGACCAGCCCGACCCGGCAGTCGCCCCCTTCAAGGGCCTGGCTGCCAACCCCCAGAAGATGGCTTCTGCGCGCCCGGCGGGCGCGCAGTCAGTGGCTGAGGTCGCGGAGCGGACTCAGGCCATGATGCTCCGGGAGCTGGAAACTCAGTACCGGACAGCCGCGCATCCTGCGGAGCGGGAAGCGGCGTTTCGTTCCATGATGAAACTACGAGGTCTGAATACGCAGTAACACCAGAAAGGAGAAGTTCGCGTGGCGGACATTCTCACGGAAAGCGCCCCGCCCGCAGCGGGTCCGGGCGATCTCAGCCAGCCATCTCGCGAGGTGGCGGTCATGGCGAACCGGTATTCGACGACCGGTGACGTCATCAAGGCACGCATGCCCGAGCTAGTCAAGGGCGCGGGCTATGCCCTCGGGGAGAACGCTCCCCTGAACGACAACATGGAGATCCTCACCCGGGCGCATCAGGCGACCCTGGACCTGCGGACGGAGACGTATCGCGGGTACACGGACAAGCCGTCCGTGGTCAAGGGGATGAACGGCGACTTCCTGGGTCAGCGCGGCTACCTGAAGACGGCGCTGACCGCTCCGTCCATCCAGGAGCAGATGCAGCAGCTCGTCGGCATGCTGCCGGGCGGCGCGGATGCGCTGAAGTCGTTCACTGCTGGGAACCTTGGGATCGGGTCTGTTTATGGACTCGTTCCTTTCGACCTCAATGGGGTCCTCGCACGGTAACGTGCGTGTCCTCCGCTTCGTGAAGAAAATGCCTTGCACCTTCACGGCTGATCTCAAGCGGAGGGATCTCCACTCGGTAACGAGTGTGATCAAACCACGAGAATTGCTGGGACATCTCGCAGGCACATACGCTACAGCGTGACGTAAAAACGTGAGCGCGACAGCTAAAAAGTTATGTGACAGAGACAATCAGCAGCCGAGCCCGCCTGATTCGTTCGACGGGAAGGTTCAACGACTATGTACGTGGCTCCTCATGACGAGGATGAAGATATAGTCTGACCTCACGTGAGAGCGTGAGAGGCCAGCAGAAATGACTGGCCCCGCCGTTTATGCGCGGTGAGTAACAACGTGATCCGGTCTACACAGTATTTCGCAACAAACTGCCCCGTCCGCCCGGACAGGGTACCGCTCGTCAGGCGAAGGTCTTCACAGGTGTCAGTGGCTCTCAGACCGGCGGTCAGGGCATCATTGACATCTCGATTCCTGAGCTGGTGCAGTCCGGCGGCTCGCTGTCCTCGACGGCGTGGCCGCTGAACCTGCCTCCGTCGGGATCGCAGACCGAGGTTGATCTCAACATTCCCTATCGCTTCTTCGGTCTCACAGAATCACTGTCCTGGCTGGCGCAGTTCGCCGGGCAGGGCTTCGAGGACATCAGCGCACTAGCTAACCTGATCCTGCTGCAAGAAATGATGATGGGTGTTTTATCCGGATATGTCCGGTTTCGCCCCCTCACTCGGTGACGAGTGAGTGATAACCACGAGAATTGCTGGGACACCCGTATCACCCTGTTGCACCACAACGTGGCCCGAAAGGACGAGCGTGACGGTCTGAAAAGCAGCAGGCAGGGGCAATCAGCAGCCGAGCCCACCTGGATTCGCTCCGATGGGAAGGTTCAGAGACTATGTACGTGGAGTCTTAGCGCCAGTAATCTGATGAAGCTGCTTCAGCTTTTCTGGCAAGCACGAGGGTGACGTCATCGTACATCCATCGCACCGCTGGTGCATCGCGCTTGCTTCCGAGCAGATAGTGATACTTCTTGTCCTTACCGGCCATCCTGCGTCGCAGGACACATCCGGTATGCCGCTCGATGATGGCGGCAGTGCTCTCAAGCACAGACGGTGTGCCTATCAGCCCGATCATCCGCTTGTCGATAGATCCGTCTCCGTCCCAGAGCCCGCGCAGAAGATGGCGTTCCAGCTCGGGGGCCACAGACGGGAGAGTAGCGGAGTAGCTTTTGTCATGGTGGAGTCCTAGCTTATTCAGGTCCCTTACCATCTTCACGCTGTAGAGCGTGAGTCGCATCATCCCGTCCTTCTGAGGGGTGAGCGGTGCGTCATGGTTAAGTTCCCGCGCCACTGCGCGGAGTAGCTCAGCATCGTTCTCTTTCAGGCTGATCTGAATTTTGCGACCGTCGTTAGTGACGTGGCCGTCTGCTAGAATAAGCCCGAGGATATACGCCTTCTCGGCGGTGTCTATCCGGGTGAAGTAATCACGGTCTGTTGTCCATTTCGGCGGTGGGCTCATCTGTACAGTATAGCGCGCTGAGATTATGATATAGTCCGGTCTCATGTGAGAGCATGAGAGGCATGCAGAAATGACATGCCCGCTCGCTGTCAAGCGAGAGGTAACAGAACGGAAGAGTATCAGCTCCTGGCTGGTACCTCGACAGCACTTTCTGCTCCGGCAACTCCGACTCTCACGGCCCGGACGGCTGGCTCGAACGAGACGGCGCTGTCCACGGACGGCTCCGCCACGTACGTGACCGTCACGGCCACGAACTACTTCGGCGAGACGGTTGCCAGCACGGCAGCTACCCTCACCCCGACCACGGGGCAGGTCGTTGACGTGACCATCGTCCCGGTCACCGGGGCGCAGTCCTACAACATCTACGTCGGCACGGCCAACGCCCGGACCACGCTGTACCGCATGGCGACTGGCGTCGGCGGGCAGCGCTACACGCTTCAGGGGACCGCTCCCAGCTCGGGTGCGAACTCGCCGGCGGCGGACACCGGCACGGGCACCAACACCCGGCTGGAGGGCCTGATCCCGACGCTGACCGGCAAGTCGGCGCAGACCACGGTCTACCCCAACGGGTGGCAGGGCGGCTACTACCAGCCGTCTGTCGGCACGCACCTGTCGTACAACGCGATCTACACGGCGCTGGATGCGCTGTGGGAGTCGGTATTCACGAACCCGGGAGCATTCCGGGCGGATCCGGCGGAGATCGCCGGTGACGGCGGCGACATCATGCGGCTGTCCACCGACGTCATCAACCAGGGCTCGGCGACGAACTACCGCCTGTGGCTCGACCAGGCGGACGTCTCTGGCGTCCGGGTCGGCGCGGCGGTGTCGGAGTTCCAGAACCCGATCACCCGGTCGGTGCTCAAGCTCGTCGTGCATCCGTGGATGACGCAGGGCACCGCGATGCTCATGACGTACCAGCTCCCGCAGACGTGGACGAACGTCGCGAATGCGTGGGAGATGACGTGCGTGCAGGACTACGTCTCAATCGCGTGGCCCGTCATTGACGCCACGTTCCGCTACTCGATCTTCCTGTACGCCGCGCTGTGCGGCTACGCTCCGTACTACTCGGGGATTCTTCAGGGGCTGCAAGTAAGCGATACCACCCCCTACCAGTAATCCGCTTGAGGCCGGGCGGCTCGCTGCCGCCCGGCCCCGGCAGAAAGGAAACGGCCCGATGGCCATCTTCGCAAACGGACCGGACTACCAGACCTACTCGGTCACTGGTACGACCCCGACCCAGATCTTCTACACGCGCGGCTACGGCGGCACCGCCATCGGGTCCGGCGTGACAGTGCGCAATCCCACGGTTGTCAATGCAGGCACTGTTGCGCTGTACGTGACCGGCGGCACGGTCGCAGCCGTCGGCGCTACTGCCTCGACCGTGTACGCTCTCGGCGCGGGCATCGCGCTCCAGCCGGGCGATCAGCTGGTGATCTTCGGCACTGCTGTCACTCAGTCCACGGGCAACCAGGGGACCTTCGACCTGTTCGGCTGCGTCGCCGGGTCGATCAACACCATCACGGTCGAGGGCGGTTACGCTACGCAGACGATTGTGAGCTGATCATGGCGAAGGCTAACTCTCCCGGGCAGACCACGGGCATTGACCCGCCTGTCGCCACCCCGTCACTTCAGGTATACAATCCCCCGGCTGTGGGGCATCCGCACTGCGTGATCTTCAACAGCGGCGCGTCGCCTGTCTACCTGGGCGGCACGTCCGTGACCGCGCAGAACGGGTTCTACTTCCCGGCAGGAGCGCAGATCAGCCTGCCGTTCGCCCCGTTCCCGATCTACGCCATCGACGGGTACACGCTCGGTACCGCGACGGCTACGCTCACGATCAACGCTGTCTCCGGCGGTACTGTCCTGGCAGCCGGGAGCATCGCGACCTTCACGCCCGGAACGCTCCTCCAGATCGGTAATGCAGGGGCACCGAACTCGCAGGAAGTGGTGGTGATCGCCAATATCCCGAACACCGGTACGGTCACGACCACGACCCCGATCCTGTACGATCACATCTCCGGGGCAACTGTCACGACAATTGCCAGCCAGAACGCCTCGTCACTGTCGGTGAACGTCGGGACGACCTGATGCCGTCCGCCATCACACCGGTCACGCTGGCGGCGGGCAGCGTCTCGGTCCTGGTGAATGTCCCGCCAGGTCCGTGCAGTGTCGTCATCTCAGCCGGCGCGGGCACGGTGGGGTTGTATTTCGGCCTGGGAACTGCTGTTACGTCATCTAACGGGCTGTACGTCCCCGGGGGCTACCCGCCGTGGCTCTACCAGCGGTACGTCGGCCAGGCAGGGCGTATCATCTACGCTACCGCACAAAGCGGCACGATCACGGCGACAGCCGGGGTCCTCGAACCGTAGGAGGCATATGGGTCAGCGTGTTCAGCTCCCGCCCGGCTGCGCCGGATTTCGCTGCGCGGACGGGAGTGTCTACTCGGCGAAGCCGGGAACGTCTGTCGTGCTGGAGGACCGGCACGCGACATCGCTTTCGAAAAGCCAGCATCAGTCTATCGGCCTGGTGACGGCCGGGGAGAGTTTCTCCCTCGGCACGAAGGAGAGCCGGCGCTGCCCGGACTGCCGGTTCCTGGCGCAAGCCTGGTCGCAGGACTGCCCGCGCTGCGGAGCGGAGACCATAGCGGCATAGCGAAACCCCCGGCCCTCGGGAACGGCAGAGATTACGTCCCAGGGAAGTGAGAACCGGGGGCTCGCTATTCCCGGAGCGCGGGGGTAGAAGGCTCCGGGAGCTTGTGGTGGTCAGGCAGGATGGATGGCGTCCTCCGTGTGGCCGGGAACCTCGTACGTCGCCTTGAAACTGATGCGCCGGGTGGCGACCCGGGAGCCGTCACGCTGATCGGCTGCGATCCCGCAATCCATCAGCGCCCGGCGGATTGCGTTTGCGGCCAGGTGCTTCTGGATGTCGAAGTGCTTGGCTGCCAGCTGATTCAGCCGGTAGATGTCCGCTAGATCAGCGGTGATGACTCGCACTCCGCCCGGGTGAAGAGCCGGGTATGCCTCGATGAGCATGTCCCGCTCGTCTTCCGCGCGCATCCCGTCGGGCGGGGAGAGCAGCGGGATGCCGCTCAGCTGGGCCATGACGCTTTCCGTGGTGAGAGCCATGATTCCTCCTGATTCGCCTGTTCCTTGCCCCCGGAGGCCGGACGAGGCTGCCTAGGAGTTCCCGTCCGCGCCTCCAGCCGAGCTATGTGCCGTCCATGATCGGCCAATATGGACCCGATCGATTCCAGGGCAGTGCACGGGCCGGGGGGCCTGCCCGCACAACACCAGCATACCGCATAAGGCGGTGTGCTGTAAACAGTGAGAAAAGGTGAGTACCACGTCTCTGTACGCACGCTCAGACATCGTGAGCGTCTGGATACCGCCGGAAAGCGGAGGGTGCGGCAGCACGCACACCCGACCCGTGGACGGCGGGAAGCCTGAGCCGGAATGGCGGCTCGACTGCCCGGCGTGCACGGCCTACCTGAAGAAGGTCAGGGATCCGCTGTGGGCTGCGATGCCTGCGGACATCCCGGAAACGCCGGATGAGCGGACCATACGCGAGGACGCCGAGAAGCGCGGCGAGCGCGCCCTGAAGAAGTCACAAGAGGAAATCAACGTCAAGCTGGCGGAGACTACCGTGCAGATCGCGGAGCTGCTGGCCCGGCACGACGGCCCGGCTCCGGACCAGGCGGACATCGCAGCTCTGGTGGCTGCGGAGGTCGCGAAGCTCATGGAGCAGCGCGACAGTGTGCCGGAGCCCGTGCCTGCGCCCGTGCAGCTGGAGCTTTTCGAGTCTGAGCCGATGGACCTGTCCCGGCTGCACAGGCAGACTCTCGCAAAGATGTGCCGGGAGCGTGACCTGGATGACACGGGCGGCAAGGAACAGCTCCTCGCCCGCCTGACGGCCTGACGAAGGGGGAGATGAGAGTTGACCATGCCGCTCCCGGTGTCCCCGACACCGTATATCACCCCGTCGACTCTCATTTCCGCTCCGACCGGAATCAGCTGGTCGACAATCCCGCCCGGCCGGGATACGACACCCGCCCAGAAGTATGCCGAGCAGCTGAATATCTGCCAGCGTGCCACGCAGATGGCCGACCAGTACTGCAATCAGGTGCTGCGCGCCACCACGGATACCGAGATGTACACCGGTCCGGGCGACTACGGGGGCCGGGTCAACATGCAGCAGGACACCGGGCTCACCCGGGTCATCCTCCAGCGCTGGCCGATCCTGACGATCAGCTCGATCCAGGTCGCGGCCAGCTCGGTGTTCCCCCGGCAGTGGCAGACGCTGCCGGGGGGCTGGTGGTCGCTGGAGAACCCGGTCTCCGGGCTCTACGGGTCTGTGGTGCCGGTCGCTGCCGGGCAGGGCGGTCAGGCGATGAACATCGGGCCGGGGTATATCAGCTGGTGCCTGGGACGGCAGGGATTCACCATCCAGATCCAGTATATCAACGGCTGGCCGCACGCCGGGCTGACTGCGAATGCGAGCGTCGGGGCGACCAGCATCACTGTTGACGACTGCACCGGCTGGACCGTGCCGCAGGCGGATACCGGTCTTATCGGGGCAACCGGCGTGATCTATGACGGCGGGCAGCAGGAGGTCGTCCAGGTGACCGCCGCCTCGGCGACCTCCGGGCCGGGAATGCTCACGCTGGCAAGCGCGCTGCTGTATGATCATGAGTCCGGGGTCGCCGTGACGACGCTGCCGGAGACCATCCGGTGGGCGTGCATCCTGTTCGGCGCGGCGATGGCCCTGACGCGAGGTGCGACTTCGACGACCGTGCAGGAAAGCCCCGGCGGGAAGCAGAGCTCAGCTGCGCGATCGGAAACCCTGTTCGAGCAGGCATGTCATCAGCTGCACCCCTGGAAGCGGGTCATCTGATGCCGATCGTCACCACGCAGCAGGAGATTCTCAAGCTGCTGGACAACCTGCCGATGCCGAACGGGAACTACGAGCTCCAGGCATACATCACGCCCCCTGACCCGGAAACGGACTACAGCAACCCGCACGCGTACATCTGGCCTGCGAAAGGCGACGAGTCCCGGAACCCGGCATTCGGCGGGGCGATCCCGCGCAATACCGGGGTGTTCACGCCGTCCGGGACGAAGCCGATCCTGCATGAGATGCATGTGTATCTCGTCTGGTTCAGCACAAATGACGATCCGGATGCAGATACTTGGTTCCCCGGCATGGTCGACGCGGTGATGTGGGCGCTGCGGACCTCGCCGGATCCGCTGCCGGTGACCGATCCGTTCACCGGGCTGACGAACAGCCAGCTGGTGGGGATCGGTGAAAGAATGACTTATGAGCTGGTTCTGCGAAGTACTGAGGATGAGGCGTACGACCGGTATGACGCCCTGATAACCATCCACATCTGGGAGATCCTGCAAGCCTAGAACAAGGCGGACAGGGCGAGGGCGAGCAGCCCGGCGGGCAGCAGCCAGGTCAGGTTCGTGCCCGTGACCACGCCCCCGGCGACCAGGGTCGCGAGAGCGAACAGGATGCACGCGGCGACGAGGAAAGCCCTGGACAGCGTCATACCTGGTATGTACCCACGAGAGAGGTGAATTATGCCTTACACCTACACGTACCCGGACTACATGAATACCGCTACCGGCAAGGCACTGACCGTGACCGCCGGCAGCTCCTACACCTGCGCCATCTTCTCGGGGCGTCTCACCACGGCGACGTCGTTCCCGAACGACGGGCGCTGGACAAACGCAACGACCTTCATCGACCTGACGCGCGCCCCGGAGCCTGCGCGCCCGGAGCCTCCGGCCAGGCCGCTCGTGATCCCGGCTACCGAAGGGAAGTAACGTGCCGAACAACCCGGTTGTCGGGGTTCAGCCCCCGGCTGTCTACCCCGCCGAGCGCACCTGGCTCGGCATCGGACGGGAGCTGACGGCCGGGACGGCGGTGCTGCCGACCAACACCATCCCGATGGACGCCAAGTCCTACAGTCCGGAAGACACCCCGCACTTCCTGCCGGACGAGGCGATCCGTGGCCAGATGGCCATGCTGTACAACGAGATTCTCGGCCCGGCTGATGCGACGTTCAGCTTCGGCGGCCCGAACTTCCTCGACGTGCACGGATTTTTCGCCGATAACATATTCGGGGACACATCCTCGTACTACAACGGGACGCTCACCGGAACGACGACGACGACGGCAGCGCTTCTTGTCGGGGCGACGGCTGCCACGGTATCGAACGCGGTGACCCCCGGCTGGACGGTCGGCAGCTACGTCCAGTTCGAGCCGGCGGGCAGCCCGATCGCAGAAGTGGTCAAGGTCGGCGGTACCTCGGCAACGCAGGTGTTCTTCGCGGGCAACCCGCTGCGGTTCCAGCACGGGTCCGGCGGGTCAATCTACACGATCGGCACCCCGGCGAACACGTTCACGCATGTGTTCGCACTGCTGAACAGCTCGTACGGCTACAACGGCATCCTCGGCGCGCAGCCTCCGACGCACACGCTGATGGACGTCACGCAGATCATCACCGGCACGGCGAACACGCTCGGCCCGGCGAACCTGTTCGGTGCCAGGGCGTACCCGATGTCGTGCCTGTCCGCGATGGACTTCACCGGCAACGCCGAGCAGCTGCTCGACATCAAGGTGACGGGCAACTCGTGGCCGTCAGTCGTGGCGAGCACGGTCCCGACGAACGTCATCAGCTCGGTAATCCCGGTCGCGAACTGGCAGTCCACCGTATTCATCGGCGGGACGGGGGTGGCGAACCAGGTGTTCGACATCGGCGAGTGGTCGGTGAACATCAAGCGCGAGCTGAAGGTCTACTGGACCGCGCAGGGCGCTCAGACACCCTATATCATCGCCCGGGGGCCGCTCTCTGCTTCGGGAGTTATGCAATTCACCGTCCCGAGCGATGACTCGCCATTGTACTACCTAATCGAAAATTCGCAACCCCAGGTTCAGGTGAACCTCTCTAACGGTCTCGCAGGTACGAGTCTCGTCTCTCTCACGATTAACATGCAGGTCGCGGCCTTTGTCAAATCGAAGGTTACGAGGAACCAGGTTCTCGTCGGTTATGATGACAATTATAACGCCGTCGCGAACGCTACTAACGTCGGTGGATCCGGCGGACTCGGTCCCGTCACGATGACTCTCGTAAACAGCCTCCCCGCTTACTGAGCCGGGCGCTGTCTGCGGTACTGCGAGCGGAAGCCTCGTACAGCCCCTCGTACCCGGGGATTGACGCCCACACTTCACCTGTGCTACTCTCGTCCATGAGTCCCTCCGACTCGTCTGCCGGGCGGCGGCTCACCACCGCTGCCCGGCTCAAGTCATATCACGGTCAGGAGACGCATGGCAATCGAGCGCCTGGAGCTGCCGTCCGGGAACTGGATCGAGTACCGGTCCGATCTCAAGGCGAAAGACAAGTTCGCGACGCAGGACGCGATCGAGATCACGGTCGGGGAGAACGGCCTCCAGAATATGCGCGGCGGTTTCGCGAACCGGCTCCGCAATGCCCTGCTGATGCAGCTGATCACCGCCTGGTCGTTTGAGGGCGTCCCGATCCCGTCCGTCAACCTGGCCGGGGCGGACACGGTCGGCGACGTGCTGGATCTCGATGACTACAACGTCCTGACCGAGGCGGTCGCCCCGCTGCTGATGAAAGTCGCCGGAACGGGTGATTCCCCAAACCGCAAGACGTCCGAGCGCTGACGACGGTCTTCTTCTCGCACGGGAAGAAGGGCTCGCTGCCGCCGGGCATGCCGGTGCAGATGCTCACCTACCGCTGGTGGGCGAAGATGTACGGCTGGACGCCGGAGCAGGTCGCGGAGCTCTCGCTGGAGATCTGCGAGTGGTTCCCGGCCATCGAGGAAGCTGAGCACGAGGCTGGCCAGATGCGACAGCGGATGCAGCAGCGCTCTGCTGCTCCGCCCGGGAAGGGAGGCGGTCCGGCATGGCGGGCATAGCAGCCACTATCGGCATCCTGGAAGGCATTGAGTTCCGGACCATCAAGACTGTCCCGGAGGTTGCCCGCGCGATGGGTGACACGTACCGGGATCATCTTCAGAATGTCACGCTGCGACGGACCGCGCACGGGATGTACACCTACACGCCGTCTCCGCCCGGAGCGCCGCCGTCGTTCGTGTCAGGTGAGCTGGCCTACTCGATCACCGTCACTGTCAGCCCCGGCTGGCCGCGCGCCAGCTCCGAGGTCGCGCCGCACACCGTCTACGCGGCGATCCAGGAATTCGGCGGGGACACCTGGCCGGATCACTCTAAGTTCATGCGCTGGTTCATGGAGGGGCAGTACTGGTACAAGAAGATCGTGCATCTTCCGGAGCGGCCCTACATGCGGCCTGCGCTGGAGGAAGTGATCGCCAGCGGTGAGCTTCAGGATGCAGCAGTGACCGCGTTCCGTGAGGGGATGGGGATGTAGATGCCTGACTTGCCGGAGGTGGAGCAGACTTTTGTCGCTGACGTCACTCAGTATCTGGCTGGCCTTCAGGCGATGATCCAGGAGGGCCGCGAGTTCATCGAGATGACCGAGGAAGAGGTCGTTGTAGTCGAGGAACTCCAGCACGCTATCGATGACCTGGAGAGCAAGGTCGTCGTCATCGACCTGGAAGTGCGCGGCACGGACCCGGGAGACTGGTCGACGGAGGCGCTAGCGACGCAGGTTGTCGACTGGGGGAGATTTACTGAGGAGCAGCTTGACCTGCTCCAGTACCATATGGATGCCGCACGGCAGGCGATGGCGAGTCTGGGCGAAGAAGCCGAGCAGACCGGGAGTGATCTCGATGTTCTCGGCATGCAAGCGCAGGTAGCGTCCCGCAACTGGGGCGAGCTGACCGAGACGCAGTTCGCCTGGGCGAAGGGAGCTGTCGCTGATCAGCTGGCTGCTGCTGCCCTGGCGGAAGAGCTCACGGGAATGGCACCGAGCGCGGAGCGTTTCGGCGCGGGGCTGGACTATATCTACTCAGAGGCGCAGAAGCTCGACTTCGGCCTGCGCGTGCTGTCCGACGAGGCTGGCCCGGTCGGGGAGACATTCAGCATATGGTATCTCGGCAGCCTGGACGCAGCTGCTGCCACCCGGCAGGCGGGTCAGGCGGCTGACAATGCCGGACACCAGTTCCGCATCTGGGGGACAGGCATCACGTTCAGCAGCTACGCGCTGCACTGGATGATCGCCGGCTCGATCGAGTTCCTGGCTGTCGCCGTTCCCGCGCTTGTCGCCTTCGGGTCGGCTGCGATGGTCGCCGCTCAGGCGGCTACCTGGATGGGTGACCAGCTGGAGGGCACCTACACCGCCACCGAGGCAACATCCTCCATGATCGGGGAGACCACCGGGCAGGTGTACGGGCTCAAGTCTGCGCTCCAGCAGGCGCAGAACGCCTCGGACCCGCAGGTCTACGAGCTGCTCGGCGCGTCTGTTAACTTCGCGAAGACGTCATTCGGCGGGTTCTGGACCTCGGGCTCGCAGGTCATCGACATGATGGACCGGCTCGGTGCTGAGATCGATATCGACATGCAGTCCGCGTTCGGGGCGACGGCGCAGGGACTGCTCAGTCACATGGTGGCGGATCTCACGGCGCTCGGGGAGGTGTTCGGCAACCTGGGGCATGCGATCCTCCAGCTGGCGGGCGACATGCCCGGCCTGGCCGAGGTCATCCTCGGGGTTCTCGCGGGCCTGTCGAAGCTGCTGGAAATCCTGGTCAACTTCTTCTCGATGGTCCAGATCGGCGGGGTCAGCATCATCACCTTCGCAATGGCGCTGGAAGAGGCCGGGCGCTGGGGTGGCCTGCTGCTGAACATGTTCGACGGGCTCGTGTCGGGAATCGGCGGTCTCATCACCAAGGTCGGCCTCGGTGTCGCGGAAATGACCGAATTCGAGGGAGCGGGCATGGCCGTCGGGGAGGCGATGGTCGGCGCGGGCGGTGCGGTTGAGAAGCTCGGCGCGTCCATGACTGAGGCCGGGGCGATGACCAAGACGCTCGGCGGCACGTTCAAGATGCTTTTCACGACCGGCTGGGGCTGGGCGATCATCGGAGCAGTCACGCTCGGCATCCTGGTCGAGAAGATGCTGGACACCGGGGACGCAGCCGAGCAGATGGCCTCCGAGATGGAGAATGCCATCGGCAAGGCCAGTGTCACGCAGGGTCTCACCGATATCCTCCAGGATCTCCCGAAACTCCAGCAGTCGCTCGTCGCGCCTGTCGAGGCTCTGAAGCAGCTCTCGGACGCGACGAACTCGGCTGGAGCCAGTCTGGAGAAGCAGCACGGCGAGACGACGTCCGCTGTTGACTCGCTGAACCAGCTCGCCCTGGCGGGTGTCAACGCCGACATGCACGAGGGAGCACTGCGCAACACGACTGAGACTCTGACAACTGCGCAGAATAAGCTTATCAACCAGTTCGCCGACGCGATGACCATGACGCAGAAGTTCAACGGGGTGACGTACAGTCTCGCAGATACACTCGGGCTGGCGTCGGCAGCCGGCCTGAATCTCAATACCATGTTCAATAAGCAGGGCCAGATCACGGAGGTCGCGCGGCAGCAGATCCTGAATCTGATCCAGGGCTACCAGAACATGGCGCAGACGGGCAGCACCCTGGGGAATGACATCAATGCGGTCACGGTGCAGCTCATGGAACAGCAGACCAAGGTCCAGGGGCTGAATCAGGCATGGGATAGCTTCATGACCGGCGTGACCGGCGGCACGAACTCGCTGGCGACCCTGAACAGCGACCTGATCACCATGGGCAACGTCACTACCAATGCGACCAGCAAGATCACGGCATACGCTCAGCAGCAGCAGGGCCTGTCCTTGTCCACCGGTCAGATCGCGCAGGCGCTCAAGAGCTTCAGCGGCACGAGTGCCCAGGTCTGGCAGAACTATGACGCTTCCCTGACTCAGGCTGAGCAGGTGACGGACTGGCTGCGGACCGCAGCATCCGAGGGCATGGTCACGAACACGCAGTACAGCGAGTCTGTCAAGGGCGTCGTAGCGGAACTGCTGCCGTACGCCAAGAGCAGCTCGACAGCCGTCTCGGAGCTGTCCGCTCTCGCGCAGGAGGCAGGCGGCCCGGCGACGGCGAACTACAAGACGCTCAAGGACTGGGTAGGCAACACCAAGACAGCGCAAGATGCCTTGAATGATACTGTCAAGACTGCTACCGGGCTGATGGCCAACCTCGCGAATGTAGCAGCGAATCTGTCGTCCACGCTGGACAGCACGGTTGACAGCGCTCTCGCGCAGGGCACGGTCAACATCAAGGGCATCGCTAATGCGACGCAGGCGTTCTCACAGGATCTCCGGACTAACGGCATCAATGCGAGCTCGACTAAGGGAGCTATCGCATCGCTGGCGAATCAGCTGCATGCCTCAGGGGAGAACGCGCAGACTACGGCACAGATCATCTATGCGCTGACCCTGCGGCTGACGGGAAATGCCAAGGAGGCTCAGGCAGCAGCCGACGAAGTGCTTTTCCTGGCGAGGTCCTGGAATCAGGTCCCGGCGAACAAATCCACCACGTACGATATCTACACCAACAATATCGTGACTAACAGCACGAGGACCACGGTCGGAGGGGGGCCGGCTCCGCGCATGGCGCGCGGCGGCCTGGTACCCGGTCAGGGACGCGGCGATACCGTCCCGGCGATGCTGGAACCGGGCGAGGCAGTCGTCCCCCGGCATCTGGTGCCGTCTGTCGCGCCGTACCTGCGATCCCGGGGCGTCCCGGGGTTTGCGACCGGCACGACGAGCGTTCCCCCGATGTTCTGGGGCGGGGGCGGCGTGGACGAGTACCCGATCGGGGTCGGCCATGAGGGCAGGCCGCTGCACATCCACCTGGAGATGGACGGACGGTCCCTGGCGGATGCGGTGGTCCCTGCGATGGTCGGCGCGACGGCCCGGTATAATATCCGTAACTCAGGCCGGGTGACAGGCGTTCTCCGGCCTGCTACCGGAAGGTCGTAGATGGCCGCTATCGTCCAGCAGATCACAGGTGCTGTCTCTCCCGATTACGGCATTGCCACGGGGACGATGGCAACAGCAGAGTACAACTCGATTGTAGCTTTCGCCTCCTGGAACACGGCGGGTGTCGGCGGCACGTCTGTCAATATCCCGGCGGTGAATGTCACCGACAGCGCGGGCAACTGCTGGCGGCAGATCGGTATCAGCACTGCGCTTACGCCGGGGGGCGTGCGATGCGCGGTCTGGGCTACGCTCAACGCGCGCCCGGTGACGTGGGTGTCTGTCTCGCTGACGGGCTGGGGAGCGGCGACTGCCTATACTATAGCGGAGATCTCCGGGCTGCCGCAAGCCCTGGCCCTGGATTTCGCGGTCAGCTACGCGGGAGGGATATTCAACGGGACAGCGATCTCGGTGACAGGCATCGCCTCGACGGCGGATATCGGATTCGCGGTCGTGGGCGCAGATATCAATCCCCTCGGGGGGACAACCGTGAGCACGCCGTCCGGGTGGACGGCACTGGCAACGGCGGCGACTGTACCGGGCGGGGCCGGCACTGCTGTCGCGCATGCCTACTGGAATACGGCTGTTGCAGCGGGTACTGCCACAGTATCGTGGGTGTTCTCCAACGGGCTTAATTTCACGAATCAGGCTGCTGTCTACTGCGGGATCAGCGCGAGCGCGTCCCCTCCGCAGCAAGAGAACCGGAACTTCCCCCTGATCATTGCCGAGAATGCGTTCGGTGCGACACCCGGCGACACCCGGGCGTCGGTCGATTACACGTTCGATAACAACTACGTCCGGTGGCAGGATATCAGCAGCCGGGTGATCGGCGCGGATATCGGGGGACGCATCTCTGATTCGCGCGGGCGGGAGTATGAGCTTCAGCAGGAAGAATCCGGCGAGCTGACCGTTCACCTGAACAACGTGGACGGCGCGTTCATCCCGGGGAATGCCGCGAGCCCGTACTACAGCAGCGCGCTGAACGGGAACATGAGCTTCGAGACGGGAACGGGCGGCTGGACCGCCTCGAACGGCGCGGTCACTGCGAGCACTGCCTACGCGTTCTCCGGCACGCAGTCTGCGCAGCTGACCCCGTCCGGCGGCACCATGCAGGCGTACATCAGCTCGACAGTTATGACTGTCAACCCGAACTACCCGCTGTCCGCTTCAGCTCAGCTCTACACGCCAAACCCGGTGTTCTACGATTCCCTGATCCCGGTGAGCTCCCCGTCCGGCTGGTGGAAGCTCGCGGATGCTGCCGGGTCACGCGTTGCTGCTGACTCGTCGGGCAATCTGCATAACGCGGTGGCCGGGACAAACGTGACATTCGGGTACTCCAGCCTGGCTGTCACGGGTGACACTTCGACGCTCTTCGGCGGATCGGCTGCATCCGCCGGACTGCTGACCAACTGGAAGCCCGTGCTGACTCCGGTTACTGTCGAAGCCTGGGTCAACCGGCTGACGATAAACCAGACAGGGAGCCCGCGTATCATCTGCGCCGGGCACACGGACGCGGATTTCACGGGGTTCGAGCTCTACCTGAACGGCGGCACGCAGCCACGTCTCGTCTTCGGGAACGGAGCAACGGCTGTCACGGTATCGTCGTCGGGCACGGTGCCGAATGCCGGCTGGACGTACCTGGCAGGCACGTGGAACGGCACGACTGCTACCCTGTACCAGAACGGGGTGAGCGTCGGTACCGGCACCCTGAGCGGGACCATGGCAACGCCGGCAGCCCCGGTATCCGTCGGCTACGATGCTGCATACAACGGCGACTACTTCAACGGGGCGATCGCGCAGTGTGCTCTGTACCCCGCAGCGCTGGCGGCAACCGCGATCACTGCTCATTACGCTGCCGGACCGCTGAATGCTGCCGCGAACATTGACTGGTACAATGCGAGCAACACGTATCTCAGCTCAACGTCGGGTACCGCGATCCAGGTCCCGGCCGGGACCTGGACGCAGGCAGTCAACCTGGGTGGCTCCGCTCCTGCCGGGGCTGCCGGAGCCCGGATCAGCGTTGTTCTCGGGGGGACGCCGAGCACGTCAGATGTCCTCTACATCGATGAGGCTGCGCTTGTCTACGGGACGGCAGCTGTCGCGACGAATCTCGTCACGCTGGAGGTACCCGCCCGGACGACCGCCTGGTGGAACGGGCGTCAGTACCCGCTGTGGAGCGGATACGCGGAACGCTGGCCGCTGCACTGGCAGGAGCTGCCGCAGTGGGGATTCGCCGAGATGAAAGCGACGGACGCGATCGCTGTCACGTCCATCGGCGAGATGCTGTCTGCCCTGGACGGCGAGGTTCTCATCGACAATCCGTACGCCTACCTGCCGTGCAAGGAGCAGTACACGGACGCGTTCACCGGGGCGACGACTGCGCAGCCGTTCCTGTTCGGGACCAGCCCGTACTACGCTCCGGCCGATGCCAACGGGCTGATCGCCATCAACAAGGCTCCGGAGAATCAGGTGACCGGCACCTACGGCGACGGGCTGGGCGGTCAGGTATCAACGGGCCTGGACATCAGCTTCATGGGTGATAGCGGCACCGGGATGGGCACCGACTCGTACGGCAGCGCCACGACGGGGACGCAGGGTCCCCGGATGACATACGCGGATCCCGGCATGGCGGCAGTGACATTCATCCCGTCAGAGGGGCCGGGAGGATTCTGCGCGGAGTTCTGGTTCGTGTACGGGGGAACGGCGAGCTCCTGCGACCTGCTCGGCCTCTACGGAGGCCCGTCCGCTTTTCTCGCGACGGAAGCTGTTGCTATCGGTTCGAGACCCATGAACGGCAATTTCATTCAGATAATGGCGTACCTTAATGGCCTCTTCGATGTCACGAGCTTCGGCACGGATGTTCTCAACGGGTACATCAGCAACGGAGGATCTGCACCGCAGCACGTCGTCATCAACTGGAATAACAGCTTCCCGGAGATCTATGTCAACGGCGTCTCAAGCGGGATCCCGACTGCCGCTTCCGGTTCCGGTCTTGGGGCCGTCGTGCTCGGCGCGGGACGATATGCGTACGATCTCGATAACGCGACTCCGCTGCTCTACGGCGTCCAGAACTATGTTGCCGGGCATCTTGCGGTCTACCCCTATCAGCTCTCACCGCAGCGCATCGTGTCACACTACAACACCGGGCTGAACGGCGCAGCCGGGCTGACCGCCGGGCAGGTCTTCGCGCAGATCCTGACCTGGGCCGGGTTCGGGCTCAGGCGCGGCGGCTTCCTGTGGTCGTCAGCAACCGGGAACCCTGAGGTGACACAGATCGGCCCGGCATACAACCTGGAGGGCGCGTCTGCTGCGAGCAACCTGTACGCGCTCCAGCAGTCGGAAGGCGGCCTGATGAACGTCCAGGCGAACGGAAGTCTCGTCTACCTGGAACGCTGGGCGACGTACAATGTCCCGGTCAGCGACTACCTGGGAGATAACGCCACCTCGGACTCGATCCTGCTGAACGCGAATTCGTCATTCGCCGGCAACATCTCATCGTACAGCGCGGTAAACGGGACGATCAGCTTTGTCACGAGCCCGGCGTACGGTCCGGGGGCTGCCGGCTCGTGCCTGCTGTCTCCGGCAGGCACAGCCGCCGTTGCGAGTGTCAACAGCAGTAAGTTCCCGGTCAGCGGGGGCGGGACCTACACGGCCGGGGCATGGGTCTACTCCCCCGCAGGCTATTCTAGCATATTCGTCGGCTGCGACTGGTATAACGGTGCCACGTTCCTGTCGAGCAGCAGCAGCACCTTCAGCGTCGCGTCAGCGTCCTGGTCCTACTTCGAGGCAGGCGATGGCGCACCGCTGACCGCAACGCAGGCCGTGCTCCGGGTAGGAGAGACAGGCAGCCCCGGGACCGCGAATACGCTGAACGTCGCCTGGGCTGCTGCGATTCCGCGCAGCACGGAGATCCCTGTCCTGGGTGACGCAGAATTCGATTTCGACAACACGTATATCTACAATGAGGCTATCGTCACCCAGGAGGACGGGCCGAATCAGCTGTTCACCGTTGACGACCGGGACATCCCGTCTCAGAACGCGCTCTTCAGGCGGACCGCACTGAACATCACGGCTAACGTGGTCAGCCCGTATGACGTAGCCGACAACGCCACCTGGCAGCTCGCGACGTTCGGGGAGCCGGAGCTGCACGTGGCGGCGATTACTATCGACGTGGCGTCCAATCCGTCAGTACTCAAGCGCGTCCTCAGCCTGGATATCGGTGATGTCGTCACGTATACGCGCCGTCCGCTCGGCTCGCAGCCGCTGACGACCTCCGGGATGATCCAGCGAATCTCCCATGACATCGGCCCGGGGTACTTCCGGGTGAAGCTCCAGGTCTCGCCGGGCGGTCCTGCGCAGAACGTCCTGGCAGCGGATGTTCCCGGGTATGACACGTCTGCGACGACGGAACTGGGGTGGTAGAAGATGCCTACGCCTCCGGGTACCTTCTCTACCGGGCCGGTGAGCCCGCAGCAGCTCAACGCGGACATGTACTCCTACGACGGAACCGGGTTCGGGCGCAACGGCGTGGAGTGGCATTCCCGCAAGCCGGTCCTGCTGGATGTCATCCTCGCGCCGGTCACGCCGCCGTCCTTCAACTCCTCGACCGCCGGGACCTGGAGCAACATGACCACAGTCGGCGGATACAACGTGCTGGACAACTCGGTTTTCAGCGGACTCGGATCGGACTACCCGGGCAGCTACAGTGATATCCAGCTCGTCCCGCAGGCCATCAGCGGGGCCGGATCGCGGGGAACGTACGGAGGCTGGTACCTGTCGTTCATCAGCGTGGCGCTGACGGCGGCCAGTGCCTCGACCGCTGCGATGGGGGCCGGTGTCTATCATGGCGGGACGTTCATCGCGCCCGGGACAGTCCAGCGTCAGTTCAGTTCCGATCCCGGTGTTGCGATATATCTCGACCTCGTGAACGTGGGGGGGAACACCAGCGGGTGGACCGGCGGCATCCTGGTCGCGCAGGAGGCTGTCATAGCGAAGATGCCGCTATACGTCGTGGACAACAACGATAATTCCGGGAAGCAGTCTCGCTTCGAGTGGGTCTGGGCGGCTGTCTCAACGGGGGGCGGAACGGTCGGGTCAGTGCCGGCTCCGGTGACGAACTGGGGGACCGTGACATCCGCGAATCTGAATTCCGGGGTGCAGAACTGCTTCACTTTCCTGAATAACCCTCCGTTCCTGCGCGCTGAGCAGGCGCTCCAGACAAGCACCACCAGCGGGGTGGCAACGGAGATCGTGTGGGGCACTGCCGCCGCCATCACCGATAACTACGGCGGCTACAGCACCTCGACGGGGAAATACACCGTGCCGCTATCCGGCCTGTACCTGGCATTCCCGACGCTTTCCTACGGCAGCCCGACGAACAACGGCACGCGCACGGTCGGGGTCGCTGTCAACGGTACTTCCACGACGTGCTATGGCGGCAACATGGCGGGGATCGGCCTGGCCCTGCCGACCTGCGTCACCCAGGTGTCTGTCCTTGATCTCAGTGCGGGTGACACGGTTGCCGTGAACGCGCTCCAGGATTCAGGTGGCGCTATCACGCTGGGGGGCGGATTCACGCTCGGCGGCAAGAGCCGGTTTGATCTGCTGTACCTCTGCCCGCTGACTCCGGCCGGACAGCTCCTGAGCTACAGCCCGCCGGTCCTCGGGTACCGCTGGCAGGCAGGGATGGCGTCCGGCACTGCGCTGACCGCGCTGCTGAACGCGCATCTGGGCAGCGACCTGGAGTTCCTCATCAACCGGCCGTATTTCACCGGAGTGCAGAACGTCGCGCAGACGGGCCTCAGCAACGGTCTTCCGTACCGCATCACGATTGACACTCCCGGCGGGATCATTCACGGCTCAAACGGAGACAATTACGGCGGGTGGAGTACTGCGAACAGCTGGTATGTCGCTCCAGTCGCCGGGTGGTACCTGGTATTCTTCACCGGCTGGGCGACGCCGCCCACGACGACATCCGGCTCGCTGAGTGCCGCTATCGTCGCCCCGACCAGCGGCGGTCTTCCGCCCGCGACTGCTCCTGACTACTATCATGAACATTTTTACCCGAATACGACTGATCATCCAGCGGCTACGGCAGTCGGCCTGTATTACCTCCTGGAAGGGGAGTACATCTACCCGGAGCTCGGGGTCAGCAACTGGCTGACCTCAGGTACGTGGGGGACTTATGTCAGCTCCACGGTGTACCGGTCACAGTTCACCGTCATCTGGGTAAGCGAGTAGCAGCCGCCCGCGAGCAGGAGGGTCTTATGGAAAGATCCGCAGGCCATTCTTTCATACTTCCTGTTGTTATCGTCATCGTCAGTTTCCTGCTGTTCGCCGGAGGGACGGCCGCTTACACCACCTGGTCTGTCAGTAACTCTCAGCATAACTGGTGCAACACCATTGATCTCCTGCTTGCAGCTCCTGCTCCTAAAGCAGCCCCGGATAATCCCTCCCGCAACTACGATGCTAAGCTTGCGACGGACTTCCGGGTGCTGAAGGAGAGACTCGGATGCTGAGCATCCTCGCGGCAAGCAGCAGCGACGGCGGCGGGAGTGCCGGAGTGCTGACGCTGTATTATCTTGCAGGCTCGATAGCGACTATCCTGGGAGTCGCGTACGGTATCATCCGGTACTACGGGCGTCAGCGCGATCGCTGGCAGCAAGAGGGGCAGCAGCGTGCCGAGCAAGCGACAGCCATGAAGAACAATTCCCAGAAGCTCACCGAGAATACTGAGGCTATCGCCGCCCTGACGCATAAGCTCGATGATTTCATCGACACGGTACGCAGCGAGCTGAACGGGCTGACGCATCGCGTATCCCGGCTGGAGGAGTACCGGGATGCTTCCGACCGGCGGGATAATCACCTGTGACGCTGCCCCGGGCTCCGGCAGTCTTCGGATTCGCGGATGGCACAGTCTGCGCGATGGGCATCATCGCGGGGCTCGCGATCACTCATCAGGACGCGCGAGCAATCTGGACGGCGGCGTTCTCCGCCGGGCTGGCGGAGTTCGCGGGCATGGCGGCGGGCCAGTATCAGTCTGCTCCGGAAGACGGGAAGCTCGCGGCGCTGATCTGCGGGCTGGCCTCGACGGCAGGAGCCGTGCTCCCCGCTGTGCCGTACCTGATCACCGGAGGGGCACCGGCACTGGCGTGCGCGATCGTCGTCGCGCTGCTGCTGTGCGCGTGCATTGCGTACCTGCGACCCGACCACCAGGGCAGCAGAGCATATGTGCAGAGCTACGGGGTCATGGCGGCGGCGATCGGGCTGTGCCTGCTCGGCGGCCTGATCCCGGCGTAAGGAGGAGCAGCAGGTGAGTCTCTACACGCATATCCCGCATCCGCATCTGGAGCGACGCCAGAAAGCCGGCCCGGTCAAGGTCGACGACCAGCGGAACCTGGATCACCCCCGCTGGGTGATACGTTTCAACTCCCGGGTCGCGCTGGCATGCACGCTCGCTGTCGGATCCATGTGGTGCGCGTACGCTTTCGGTCTTCTCGCGCTCCTGGGCCTGCCTACTGCGCTGGAGCCCGGCAACATCGGGCTGCTGTTCTGGATCTCCAGCGACTTCCTCCAGCTCACGCTGCTCAGCGTGATCATCGTCGGGCAGAACATCCAGGCGGGGGCTGCCGACAAGCGCTCGGAGCAGACGTATCAGGACAGCGAGATCATTCTGCACGAGCAGGCGCAGCAGGCGGCGCACCTGGCGGCTCAGGACGACAGGATCGTCGAGATCCAGCGAGCCGTGCAGGATATCCTGGCTCAGGTGAAGGGAGCAGGCTCATGACCAGCGCGCAAGGTATTGATGTCAGCGCATTCCAGCCGGTGCTGACGTCCGCCGATCTGAACGGGCTGGCATTCTGTTTCACCAAGGCGACAGACGGGCCATCGGAGACCGATCCGAATTTCACCCTGAACTGGCGGGTAATGAAGTCAGCCGGCATTCACCGGGGGGCGTACCATGAGCTCCGGCCGGGGGCTGCCGGTCCTCAGGCGGAGCACTTTCTCGCTGTTGTGAAAGACGCCGGGCTTGAGCCGGGCGATATGCTCGCGGTGGTCGCATCTGATTACGGGGGCGTGACGGATGCTGAGGTAAAAACATGGTGCGATCAGGTGCAGGCGGCGTCACGCACCTCGCCAGTCCTGATATACTCAGATCTGTCAGTCGCACGTACACTCACGAGCTGCACCGGATATGCTCTGTGGGTCGCGTGGCCGTCGAGTACTGCGCCATCGTCAGTTACCCCGTGGAAGACCTGGAAATTCTGGCAGTGGAGCGAGACTGATCTCGATCGCGACGCCTATAACGGCACGGCGGCAGAGCTTCAGGCGTGGCTTGACGCGATCGCGTATCCTGGTAAGTGACTACTCCGAGAGGCGGTACCCATGCTGAAGCTGGGCAGGCTCCCCGGTCATATCCCGGTCGGGCTGAAGGACCTGCGGTACTACGTGGCGGGACCGCTGCCCGCACCTCCGGCATCCGTGCCGCTGTCGCCAGGCGTGGCGTGGGGAATGCTCGGGAATGACGAGTACGGGGACTGCGGCGTCGCCGGTCATGAGCACGGGCTGATGGCGGCTGCGCAGGCAGCGCATGACAATGAGACGTTCCCGTCTTCAGATCAGGCAGTCCAGTACTACCTGACGTACACGGGCGGGCAGGACGACGGCGTGGTGCTCGCGAACTTCCTGGCTTACGTCCGGAAGAACGGGTACTACGGCCATACCCTCGGCGCGTACGCGCCGATGGGGATCAGCGACATCCGGGCGCTTCAGTTCGCGATCTACGCGTTCGGGTACGCGTATACCGGGATCTCCGTCACGCAGCAGATGCTCGACGATTTCCAGGCGGGTGTCCCCTGGATGATGAGCAGTCTCGCCGGGAGCCCGGCCGGCGGGCATTGCATTCCCGTTATCGGCTACGACAGCCTGTATATTTACGCGGTGACCTGGGGGAGTATCCAGGCGATCGCATATCCCGCATGGCACGGCATGGTTGAGGAGGCCTGGGCGACGCTGACCGGCGAGCTGGATGCCGGAGACGGGCGAGGGCTGAATTATGCTGCGCTCCGGGCGGATCTCGACCGGATAGTCTCGTGAATGCGGCGACCATCACAGCGCTGGCAACAGCTATCGTGAGCATCATCGGGGCGGTAACGGCGCTGATTACTGCACTCAAGGCTAGTAAGAAGGCGTCCGCTGCGGCGGAGACTGCTGCTAAGCTGGGCAATCGTGATACGACTGTATGATACATTCATGTACGGCGGGGAAGCCGACATCCTGGAGTGCCGTCTTCGCGAGCTTGATGACTCCCCGGTGGACAGGTTCGTGATCGTCGAGGCGGAGCTCACGCACCGGGGAGATCCGAAGCCGCTGTACTTCCGGGAAGACGAGGCGCGCTTCCGGCCGTGGAGTGACCGGATCACGTACATTCCTGTTGAGGCAGATCTGCTGCCCAGCAGGGCACAGAACCCTGACCCCTGGTCACGTGAGCACGCGCAGCGCGAGTTCGCGCTCCTCGGGCTGGCGGATGCTGAGCCCGGAGACATCATCCTGCACGGGGACTGCGATGAGATACCGTCGCGCAATGCCATCGGCCGGACCCTCGCGTCTGAGGGGCTGCTGCCGCTCGTCCTCCAGATGCGGCTCGCGCAGTACGCGGCCGACTGGGTGCATCCGCTGCCGTGGAACGGCACGGTCGCCACGCGCAGGCGCAGCATCGGGACATTCGCCAGGCTCCGCGCGCTGCGGAACTCGCTGCCGGTGCTGACAGATGCCGGGACGCATCTGTCCTGGATGGGCGGGACGGACGCGCATGTACAGAAGCTCGGGCTGCACTGTCACCTGGAGATGACTGCTGCGACAGAAGAGGCGCTCCGGAGCGGGCGCTGGCTGCGCGAGGGCCTGCACTCGGACGGGCACAAGCTGATCCCGGCGGACGTGGACAGTACCTGGCCTCAGTGGGTGTATCATCGGGAATGTCCGAGCACCTGGTTCAGGCCGAGGGAAGAGGGTTAATGCGAGTACTGGTCACCGGATCGAGCGGCTTCATCGGGAAATACGTCCAGCGGGCGCTGGAGAAGAACGGGCATTCCTGCATCGAGTTCGATGCCTCCAGTCGCCGTCAGTACGTCGACGATAAAGCGGCTCTTGAGAAAGCTGTCTTTTACAAGTCAGACGCCATTATTAACCTGGCCGGGGTGCTCGGCACGAACGAGCTGTTCCATGGCGGGCGCGAGCACAAGGCTGTCGAGGTGAACATTCTCGGCGCGCTGAATGTCTACGACGTGGCGGCAGAAGCGGGCATCCCGGTCGTGCAGATCGGCACCGGGCACAAGGGCCAGCCGAACCCGTACGCGATCACTAAAGGAGCAGCGGAAGAGCTGGGCCTGGCGCGTGCCGCCTGGCAGGGCGAGAAGATCGCGGTGGTGCGGGCCTACCACGTCTACGGGGCAGGTCAGAAGATGTGCGCGCCGCACGGCACCTCGCCGGTCCGGAAGATCATCCCGTCGTTCATCTGCCGGGCGCTGACTGGCATGCCGCTGGAGATCTACGGGAACGGCGAGCAGCAGATCGACCTGGTGCATGCTGCGGACGTGGCGGACGTGCTCATAGACGCGATTGACGGTCCGTACGGGGTTGTCATCGAGGCCGGGACCGGCGTGGCGACGACGGTGAACTCCGCTGCGAGGGGCGTGCTGCACGCATGCGGTGCCCCGCTGGACCAGGTGCAGCACACGCCCATGCGAGCCGGGGAGCCGGACCAGGCCCGCGTGGTGGCGTCGGAGCCGGCGTGCGCCGTGCGCCCGTGGCCGTGGCAGCTGACGGAGACGATTGCCTGGTACCGGGAGCAGCTCGGGTGATCGGGTACAAGGACATGGCCGTCGTCATGACGGTGTGGCGACGGCCCGGGTACACGCGGAAGGCGCTGGCGTCCTGGGAGAACGTGCGCGGCGTCGGGGAACTCGGGCTCTTCCGGGTCTATGTCGATCCCTCGGACCGGCAGGATGAGATCCTGAGCGTCTGCGCGGAGTTCCAGGACGGGATTCCGGGCCTGAGCGTTGAGGTGAACCCGGAGCGCTACGGGGTGTCCTGCAATCCGGAGTTCTCCATGGCGCGGGGGTTCCGCGAGCACGGTGCGGCGTTCTCTGTCGTGGGTGATGATGACATGCTCGTCAGCACGGACGTGCTGGAGTATCTGCGCTGGGGGGCGGATACGTTCGAGGACCGGAAAGATGTCGCTGCTGTCTGCGCGCACACGCCGGAGCCTGCGCCTGCGGATTCGGATCAGGAAGCGGTGCAGCTCTTGCCGAGGTACCGCTGCTGGACCTGGGGAACGTGGCGAGACAGGTGGGACACGGTGTTCGAGCCGACGTGGGACAGGCACTATGACTCCGGGGAACCGGCCGGTTACGACTGGAATATCGATCTTCGCGTGGTGCCGGGTCGCGGGCTGAGATGCGTGTTCCCGCTCGCCAGCCGCTCGCAGAACATCGGGCGGTTCGAGGGCGTGCATGCCAGCCCGGCTGAGTTCCTGAAGACGGCGAATCCCTCGTTCCGGCAGGAGCGCGAACCTGTGAGCTACCGGGTGATCACGTGAAGCGGCTGAATCTCGGGGCCGGCGCGGACATCCGGGCGAGCTGGGTGAACGTGGACCGGATCTTCCTGCCGGGGATCGACGTTGTGCACGATCTGGACATGGATCCGTGGCCGTGGGAAGACGCGAGCGTCGATGAGATCAGCGCGATCGACGTGTTCGAGCACGTGGAGGACCCGCTGGTGTTCATGAACCAGGCGGGGCGCATCCTGAAGCCCGGGGGCATCCTCCGGATACGGACCGGGTACTGGCGGCATGAGAACTCGTTCACCGACCCCACGCACAAGCGTCACTGCACCGAGAAGAGTTTCGACTACTGGATCGCGGGGACGGAGTTCTACGAGAAGTACCACGCGGCGTACGCAGCTCCCGGGGTAGCGTTCTCGCAGGTCAGCAATAGTCTCGATGGCTCGGAGCTGGTCGTTGTTCTGAGGAGGCTCTGAAGAGAACGGATCGAGGGATGGTCGTATCAATCCTGACTATTACCGGGCTCGTGCTCGCTATCGCCGTCTCTGTCATGACTCTCATCAGGCTGTTCCGGACGGAACGCAAGATCCAGGAGGTGCACGTGCTCGTGAATTCCCAGCTGTCGAAGGTGCTGGCCCGGGTCACGCAGCTGACGAGCACGCTGGAAGAGGCAGATATCGAGATTCCGGAGAGCCCTGAAGATGAGTGACATGTCTGTCATGATGACCGCCTGGCGACGGCCCGCCTACCTGCGACGCACGCTGGAATCGTGGGCTGCCGTGGACGGGCTGAGGGACCTGCGCCAGTTCGTTGTCGCGCTGGACCCGTCGGATCGTCAGGACGCGGTGCGATCCGAGATCAAGCGATCCGCGCTCGCCCCGGAACTCTGGGAGAACTCCGCACAGCTCGGCTGCGGGGGGAACCCGGCAGCATCTGCCCAGCGGATGTTCCAGGAAGATCCTGCCCTGGAGTTCCTCATCTTCGCGGAAGATGATCTCCTGGTCAGCGACGACGTGCTGCGGTACTTCGCGTGGGCAAAGGAGGAATTCCGGGACCGGTCCGACGTACTGCTGGCATGCGCGCACTCGAACGATAACCCGTCAGCTGATGCGGATCCCTCTGCCGTGACGCTTGCCTGCCGGTTCCGGTGCTGGGTGTGGGCCACCTGGCGGGACCGCTGGGACGACGTGCTGTACCCCACCTGGGACTGGGACTACACCAGCGGTGACCAGGGGGGGCCTACCGGGTGGGACCACCATATCAACCTGCGCATCATGCCGCCGCGCGGTCTGCTGGCCGCGCTCCCGGCTGCGTCCCGGTCTCAGAACATCGGCAGGTTCGAGGGCGTGCACGCGGACCCGGCAGGCTTCGGGACGACGCAGAATCCCTCGTTCCGGGAGCACCGGGAGCCGGTCACATTTCAGCTATCTCGCTGAGGGCGGGCACCCAGTGCTCTTTGAAGACCCGGTCCACATCGTAGGCCAGGGCGAAGTCCCTGGCCTCTTTTTCCTTGCTCGCCGCCTGCGTGTACGCTAGCTCGTAGCACGCCTCGATCTCCGCGACGCGAGGCTTGGACCACCAGGCGTGGTGCGCCGCGTTCCAGAACGGCTCGCCGCTTACCATCCAGCCTGCGCCCCGGAGCTCGGCCATCGAACTGAAATTCGTTACGATCACAGGCCGACCGCAGCTCTGCGCCTCGATGACCGGGATCCCGAAGCCCTCGGCGTGACTGGCGGAAGACAGCACGTCGATCGCCCCGTACCAGGCGGCCATGTTCTCCGGCATGATGCGGCCGGTGATCAGGCCGTACGGATCGCTGAACCGGACCTTGCCCTGGAGATCCAGGCTGTTCACCAGATCCATCAGGTTGAGCGCCTGCGGGGCCTGGGTCAGCGCGTGGATCACCAGGAACGCGTCCGGGTGCTTAGCTGCGAACCGGCTGAATGCCAGGAGCTGCTCCGGGAAGGACTTGCGCACGGCGTCCTTGTTGGCGGCATTGATCCCGACGATAAATGCATCAGCGGGCAGTCCTATCTCTTCGCGGATGCGCTGCTTGCTGTCCGGCGGCGTGAAGACCGAGGTGTCGATCGCGTGCGGCACGTACAGCGATGTGAACCCGGCCTGCTCCAGCATGCGCTTGCCGAACCGGCTGACTGCAACCGGTATTGCGCCGGAGCGCTGGAAGTACGCGCTGTCCATCGATGACAGCGGAGCGCAGTCAACGGGTGCCCAGTTCACCATCTTCAGGCCGCGCACCTGGTCCGGGTTCAGGACCCAGGCGTCCATGTGGGCGATGACTACATCGGACTGGACGTGCTTCGCATGCGCGGCAATGATGTCGTTGCCGTAGGGGTCCAGCCCGGCGGGCAGCACCGGGATGTCGTTCCACAGGGACGGCGCTCCGGCCAGGCCGTGGAACGCGCTGATGAACACCTCATGCCCGGCATCCTTGAGACGGGGAGTCAC